TATAGTTGTTGTTAGGACCCTGTAGAGGAGTGCACTGGCCGCCGCCGCTGACTGTTGACGCAGTAACGTTGCCACCTCCACCGCCCGAACCTCCACGAAAGGTGGCCAGTGCACCGAAGGTGGTCGATGACCCCACACCTCCATTGTTACCAGCGGCACCCGTTGCCGCGGCACCTGCAGTGCCGCCGGCACCGATCGTCACTGTGTAGGAAGTGCCCGGGACGACAGCGACGATCACTGTGCTTTGCAGTGACCCACCTCCGCCCCCTCCACCGGCAGCCTGCGTCGCATTGCTGCCTCCAGAACCTCCTCCTCCCCCGCCACCGAAGCCGTAGAGACAAACGAACACTACGTTGGGCGGGCAGACCCAGGTGCCGGTGGCGTTGAAAGTCTGCGTTTTGAGTTGTGGGCGATGACGGTGCAGACCCACTTTAGGTGTACTCGTCCACGTACACGAACTGATTCGAACCTGACGGCGCCATGCAGGCCTGTATTGCGCCCAAGTATTGAGCCGGGACTTGTTCGTAGTAGTCACCGGGTGCCAGATAAAAGCTGTACTTGCCTGCAGTGCTGACGGTGCCACCAAGTGCCATCGGGCCGCTAGAACCCGTCGCCGCCGTGGTGCCCAAGTTGATGAGCCAGTTGACGGTGTTGTTGATGTCGCTAGTGATTGAGAAGCCTCGGCGACTATTATTAGCGGCTAGGATCTGGATGCTGCTAGCGACTGTCCCGCCGTTACCCAAGATCGATGCCGTCAGCGTGGGTGTCACCGACGTAATGGGCTGCGTGAACTGTGAGCCTGTCGCATTGGTGGCATAGCTGATCGCTACGCCGGCCGACGAGCTGACGTTGATGGTCAGTGGCCAGTTGGTCAGGGCGACGGAGCCTGAAACGCCGACCGTCGCAGGCCAATTGGTCAGAGCGACGGAACCTGAGACTGCCTGTGTGCCCTGGATCCAGACGGGCAAGGGGGTGGAAGGAATGTTGAGCGAGACGGTACCACTGACGTTTTGGGTCGCCGGGAAGTTGGAGACTTGGACCTGTGAAGCGAGGTTGACAGTGCCGGTCACCGCCAATGGCGACGCAGCCAGACCGATCTGGTTGCCGTTCTGATCTAGCAGCGCTGTTGCGGGACTGACGGTCATGGCAGCTTAACTATTGTCCTGGCGCGACACGGTACCACGAACAGTGGTATCATAGTGTCGAACCGTACCTCGCTTGCACGTAGGCATTGACCAACGCCCGTTCAAATACTGTTGCTAAGTGATCGATGACAATGACTTCATAGAAGTTGCCGAGAAAAGGCACGTAGCTCGCCAACACCTGGTACCCCGCCGAGCCGCCCGCCTCCGTTGGCATGTTGCTAGCGTGATCGAGTGTGCAGATGTTACCATCGATGTAGAGGGCAACGTTTGACGTGGTCGAGAGGTCATACTCCAACAGGTGCGATTCACCAACGTTGACCAGTTTATTCGTCTGATTAATCGACAGGGTGACGCCGTCCGAGTAGATGTATGCCGGGCCCGACACTTGATCCTCAATGTAGAGCGCACAATAGGGCGACGCCAGCTTGAATTCAAACAATCCGCTTGGGTTACCCGTGCCGACGGTCATCACGATCCACACGGTTCGATCGTGATCTGAGGGCACCACGTTGGTCGTTGATGACAACATGACAGGACCTGCACCACCCACCAAATAGGGCAAGTTTTTGAGGCCACCTGAGGGGTTATACGTCGGCCGCAAGGCTGCGGTGGCCTGCGAACAACCATTGCCCATGGGCGATTGGTCAGCCCACGAGGCAACGAGGCCACTCACTGTCGAGATGCCCAAGTCGGAGCGTAGCCACAACGAGAGGCCCGGTAAGAACTTGTTAGGTAACAGTCCACTATCGCCCGGGCCGCACCCGGTGCGGCCATAGATCTGTACTAACCCCGGCATTAGGGCACCGTGATGTTGAAGGCATTGCCAAAGTAGCGGGTCAACACCTGTGCCTCAGCGGGCAACAACTGTCGATTGTAGGCCAGAATGGCGTAGACGTTGCCTCTGAAGGGTGACCCGGCGTTGCGACCATTGAACAAGCACAGGCCGACAGCGGGCTGCGTTGTACCCGCTACGGAACCCGTGACTTGAGTGCCGTTGTTCACCGCTAGGTACGATTGACCGCCGCTAAAGCAGTTCTCCCAGATCTGATCGACGTTAGGAACAATGGCGATGTTGGCACCGTTGCCTTGGCTGTACTGATCAACTTGACTCACGTTAGACTGTACGTAGGTCGCAAAGACCTCCGCATTAAACGTCGTCTGTAGTTCACACACAATTGCATTGCCCGACCCGGTGACCGGGTTGACGACGAAGAACATGTCGACCGTCGAATGTGCCGGCACTGCGAGGTTCTGTGCCGAACACGACAGTGCAATCTGTGATCCCGGCGCCGATAGGCCCAAGTAAGGTTGATTGTTGCCACCGCCGCTGCCACTGTAGGTGGGTTGTAGGGTGACGTTGGATTGGGTGGCGTGAAAACCGTTGCCGCTGAGATCCGTCCATTGCACGACGGTCGAACCACTGAGGATCACTCCCACTCGTGAATCAAAGTAGAACAATAGGCCGCTGATCTGCTGCGGTGTAAAGCCTTGCTGGCGCCCGAAGATCGCCATTAGGGCACCGTAATGTTGAACGATTGACCGAAGTAGCGTGTCAACTGTTGGATCTCATTGGCGGCCAATTGTCGATTGAAGACAAGGAACGCATACATCAGGCCCGCCCACGCGCCGTCTTGAACGGTGGGACGATTGAACAATGTCATGCGGTTGGATGGGAAACTCGCGGCAAGAATGTTGGTGACGGGAGCATTACTCCCATTGAGCGCCATGTAGGAGGCTCCTCCTGAGAACACCACCTCCATCACCTGCGTGCCTAACAACAAGTTTGATCCGAAAGACGATTGTCCGCCGGCGCCGACACGTAACTTGTTACCCGTCGCATTGCCTTGAAAGAAGTCGCGCGAGGTCGTGGGGGTCGACGAGTTATTGTCCATCAACATCAAGTACACGAATGTGGAGGGATATGACGCCGTGACTGTCGGATTGATGACACAGAAGACGTCAACGGGATCGGTCGGAATCAGCGTCGTCGGTAACAACGTCGACAATGAGATTGACGCCGTCACCGGTGAAACGCTGCCCAAGCAGGGTTGATTGTTGCTGTCAATGCTATATGCCGGACCAAGCGTCCCGGTGATGGGCACCAGATTGAAGCCATTGCCGCTGAGGTCATTCCATTGCGTGACGTTGCCACCACTCGTCGCCACACCGAGACGCGAATCGTAGTACATCATCAAACCGCTGATCTGCTGCGGAATGAAGCCGATGCCTCGACCACCTAACTGAGGAAAAGGGCCCGTCATCTGTTATCTGTACAACACACTGAAGTCGTGATCTGCAGGAGTTGCTGCGGTGTAGGTGGTGTTGCTGGTCGAGATGCCGACGATGACACCGACGCTGAAGAAGTTACCCCAGGGAGCATAGTCGAGGACGTAGGTACCCAAGGACGGGATTGGGTAAGCGGCAATGGGCACGCCAGACGGGCCGCCCGAGCTAGTGTTGTGCAGCGTCAGGTATCGCACTTGGCCATTGCGGTTGGTCGCAAAGACACGGTACAAGGTACCCGGCGCCGTCTTGATCTGGCCGGGCAACGATCCCACCGAACCCGTGAACGTCGGGCTGTAGTAGCTGACGGCGAGTGGCAGGGGTGCCGTCGCAATGACACCATTGAAGTTGTCCTCGGCAACGGGTGCATACTGCTCACGGCTAGCGAGGTTACCCTGGTAGTCGCTCTTCAGGGGCAACGCTTGGCCGTTCGACGCGCTGAGCGAGCCCGTGAGCGACAGCGTCCATGGAGTGACGTTGAGCTGGTTGGATGGGATCGACTGTGCAACGGGGGTCGTCAGGGGTGGTACGCCGTAGTACTGATTGATGCCAAAGCTACCCGTCAAACCCGCCGATGACGACACGTTGATCGTCAGTGGCCAGTTGGTCAGGGCGACGGAGCCTGAAACGCCGACCATACCCTCCTGCGCCACTAGCCACGGCGTAGTGCCTTGAGTGACGGCGCCCCCGGCGCCTCCACCACTCGGGTTATTGACGGTGATGGTACCCGTCACCCAGAACGGTGAACCCACCGACGCAGTGACATACAGGGGCGCGTAGGGTGCATTGCCAACCGCCAAACCTAAGGTGCCCGTCGTTGACGTCGAGGCATTGATCGTCGGCACTGGGTTGAGGGCGACGGAACCCGTCATCCACACGGGAGCGTTCTGTGGAGCGGCGACCATCAGGCCCGTGGAGCCGCTGACGGTGACGGTGGTCGAGCCTGTGACGTTGGCGGCCCAAGCGCCCAGCGTGATGGAGCCCGACACGTTCTGTGTCGCCGGGAAGTTGTAGACGCCGACTTGACCTTGTTGCGAAGTGTTGACAGTACCAGCGATGCTGACAGGGACGGTACCCACCACGGCGACAAGTAGAGATCCCGTTGAAGTGATGTAAGTGGAACCCGTCACCCCAACGCTGTAGCCACCCACGGTGACAGTGCCTGAGACGTTCTGCGTGGCCGGGAAGTTGTAGACGCCGACCTGGCCCAGCACCGAGACGGAGCCCGACACGCCCACTGTTGCGGGCCAGTTCGTCAGTGCAACGCTGCCAGTGACGCCGACTGCACCTTCGCTCCAAACCTGCAATGGACCAGTCGTGGTGACAGTGACAGTACCGCTGACGTTTTGGGTCGCCGGAAAGTTGCTGACTTGGACTTGAGATGCCAGAGAAACAGGAACGGTGCCCACCACGGCGACCGGGAGAGAGCCCGTCGTGGTAATGTACTGCGCGCCTGAGATGTCAGTCTGCAGTGCCTTGACATAGACGGGCAGCGAACCAATGTTGCCCGAGCCGAAGTAAACACCACCAGCAACGACGGGAGAGCCCGCGAAGGTCGACCCGGTCAACTGCGAGCCGCTGATGCCCAATGTCGCTGGCCAATTGCTGAGCGCAACCGAACCCGTCACGTTCTGTGTGGCCGGGAAGTTGTAGACACCGACTTGGTTAGTGACGGAGACAGAGCCCGAGACACCCACCGTCGCGGGCCAGTTCGTCAGGGCGACGGAACCGGTGACACCGACTGCACCTTCTGACCACACTTGCAGAGGACCCGTCGTGGTGACGGTGACAGTCCCCGACACGTTTTGGGTTGCCGGGAAGTTGGAGACTTGGATCTGCCCCTGTTGTGAGGTGTTGACGGTACCCGCAATGCTGACGGGAACAGTGCCCACGACGGCTACGGGCAGTGACCCGGTCGACGTGATGTAAGTCGAACCCGTGATGCCGACGCCGTAACCACCAACGGTGATCGACCCGCTGACGTTCTGCGTTGCCGGGAAGTTGTAGACGCCGATCTGGCCCAGCACCGAGACGGAACCCGAGACCCCGACGTTGCCCTCCGACCACACTTGAAGGGGAGCAGAGCCGGAAATACCGATCGTCGCCGGCCAATTTGAGAGGGCCACTGACCCCGTTACGCCGACTGCACCTTCGCTCCAAACTTGTAGTGGACCCGTCGTGGTGACGGTGACAGTCCCCGACACGTTCTGCGTCGCTGGAAAATTGGAGACTTGAACTTGAGAGGCCAACGACACTGGGACAGTACCCACCACGGCGACGGGGAGAGATCCTGTCGAAGTGATGTAGACAGCACCTGAGATGTCAGTTTCGATCGCCTTGACGTAAACCGGAAGAGAGCCGATGTTACCAGAACCGAAGTAGACACCACCAGCGACGACGGGAGAACCCGCGAAGGTTGAGCCTGTAAGTTGTGAACCCGACACCCCGATGACGGCGGGCCAATTTGATAGAGCGACGGTGCCCGACACTGCCTGAGTTGCCGGGAAGTTGCTGACTTGGATCTGCCCTTGCTGCGAAGTGTTGACAGTGCCGGCAATCGAGACTGGGACAGTGCCGACAACAGCAACTGGGAGCGAACCCGTTGAAGTAATGTAGGTCGACCCGGTGACACCGACAGAGTAACCGCCGACAGTGACGGTACCCGAGACGTTCTGTGTCGCCGGGAAGTTGTAGACGCCGACCTGGTTTGTGATGGCCACAGAACCCGACACACCGATAGTTGCAGGCCAGTTGGTCAGTGCAACTGATCCCGTCACCCCCGTCGCGCCCTCACTCCAGACTTGGATCGGGCCAGTCGTGGTGATCGCCACGGTCCCGCTGACGTTCTGTGTCGCCGGGAAGTTGGAGATCTGCAGTTGAGGCAGTGCTCCAAAAGTGACGGGCAGAGAACCCGATGCAGTGACGTAGACTGCACCCGAGATGTCAGTCTGAATTGCCTTGACGTAGGTCGGCAGCGAACCGATGTTGCCCGAGCCGTAATAGGCACCTCCCACGACGACGGGAGAACCCGCAAAAGTCGAGCCAGTTAGCTGCGAACCCGAGACACCCAGCGTTGCGGGCCAGTTGGTCAGAGCAACCGAACCCGTGACCCCCGTAGCCCCTTCGCTCCAGACCTGCAAGATGGCTGGGAACGTTACTGGTTGAGAATTGATGACGAAGACAGAGCCGGTGATCGAGCCAGTGACGTTGGTACCCCACGCACCGACGGTGATCGAACCGCTGACATTCTGCGTCGCTGGGAAATTGGAGACTTGAATCTGGCCTTGTTGCGCAACGTTGACAGTCGATGCAATCGACACTGGGAAGGTAGCACCATCACCGGGAGCGACGGCCAAAGAACCTGTCGTGGTGATGTAGGTCGAACCGGTGACCCCAACACCGTAACCACCCACCGTGATTGAACCTGAGACGTTCTGAGTGGCAGGGAAGTTGTAGACGCCGACTTGACCCAACACCGAGACGGAGCCCGAGACCCCGACGTTGCCCTCGCTCCAGACTTGGATGGGTGCAGATGCTGAGATGCCGAGCGTTGCAGGCCAATTCGTTAGAGCGACGGAGCCAGTGACGCCTACCGCTCCCTCACTCCAGACTTGAAGTGGGCCAGTCGTGGTGACGGTGACAGTCCCCGACACGTTTTGAGTTGCCGGGAAGTTGCTGACTTGGATCTGCCCTTGCTGCGAAGTGTTGACGGTTCCCGCAATGGAGACTGGGACTGTACCGACGACAGCAACAGGGAGAGAGCCCGTCGTGGTGATGTAGGTAGATCCTGTGACACCGACGCCATAGCCACCGACAGTGATCGAACCGCTGACATTCTGCGTTGCCGGGAAGTTGTAGACGCCGATCTGGCCGAGGACAGAGACGGAGCCTGAGACGCCGACGTTGCCCTCTGACCACACCTGTAGCGGGCCTGTCGTCGTAACAGTGACAGTGCCGCTGACGTTCTGTGTCGCCGGGAAGTTGCTGACTTGGACTTGCGACGCCAGAGAAACTGGGACAGTGCCGACGACGGCGACTGGAAGAGAGCCCGTCGTGGTAATGTACTGGGCACCCGAGATGTCAGTCTGCAACGCTTTGACGTAGACCGGAAGAGAGCCAATGTTGCCAGAACCGAAGTAAACGCCGCCGGCGACGACAGGAGAACCCGCAAAAGTCGAGCCGGTGAGCTGCGAACCCGACACCCCGATGACAGCCGGCCAGTTCGACAGAGCGACGGTACCGCTGATGGCTTGTGTCGCCGGGAAATTGCTGACCTGGATCTGCCCTTGTTGCGAAGTATTGACAGTGCCTGCGATCGAGACAGGAACGGTGCCGACGACAGCGACGGGAAGGGAACCTGTCGTCGTGATGTATGTAGACCCGGTGACCCCAACAGAGTAACCGCCGACAGTGACTGTGCCGCTAACGTTCTGTGTCGCTGGAAAGTTGTCGACACCGATCTGGCCGAGGACAGAGACGGAGCCTGACACTCCTATTGTCGCTGGCCAGTTGGTCAAAGCAACCGAACCGGTGACGCCTGTGGCCCCTTCACTCCAGACTTGGATTGGGCCAGTAGTGGTGACGGTGACAGTTCCCGACACGTTCTGCGTCGCCGGGAAGTTGGAGACTTGGACCTGTGATGCCAACGAAACTGGGACAGTACCCACCACAGCGACGGGAAAAGATCCTGTCGAAGTGATGTAGACTGCACCCGAGATGTCGGTCTGAATTGCTTTGACGTAGGTCGGTAGTGAACCGATGTTGCCCGAGCCGTAATAGACGCCGCCGGCGACGAGGGGTGACCCCGCAAAGGTCGAGCCCGTGAGCTGTGAACCGCTGACGGCGATCGTCAATGGCCAGTTCGTCAAAGCGACGGAACCGGTGATCCCCGTAGCCCCTTCGCTCCAGACTTGCAGCGGGCCCGATGTGGTGACAGTGACAGTACCGCTAACGTTTTGCGTGGCTGGGAAGTTACTGACCTGAATCTGACCCTGTTGCGAAGTGTTGACGGTACCTGCAATGGAGACTGGAACCGTACCCACCACGGCGACAGGGAGAGAACCCGTCGTCGTGATGTAGGTGGAACCCGTCACCCCGACAGAATAGCCACCCACAGTGACAGTGCCAGAGACCGCTTGAGTCGCTGGGAAGTTATAGACGCCGACCTGACCCAATACTGAGACGGAGCCAGAGATCCCGACGTTGCCCTCCGACCACACTTGAATTGGCGCAGAACCTGAGATACCGATCGTCGCCGGCCAGTTACTGAGGGCCACTGACCCCGTGACGCCGACTGCACCTTCGCTCCAGATCTGAAGCGGACCCGATGTGGTGACGGTGACGGTGCCTGAGACGTTCTGTGTGGCCGGGAAGTTGCTGACTTGGACTTGAGATGCCAGCGACACCGGGACGGTACCAACGACAGCGACAGGCAGAGAACCCGTCGTAGTGATGTACTGGGCACCCGAGATGTCAGTCTGTAGCGCCTTGACGTAGACTGGTAGAGAGCCCACGTTGCCCGAGCCAAAGTAGACGCCGCCGGCGACGACAGGAAAGCCCGAGAACGTAGAGCCACTGAGCTGTGATCCCGACACTCCGATCGTTGCGGGCCAGTTGGTCAGTGCAACCGAACCCGAGACATTCTGCGTTGCTGGGAAGTTGTCAACTCCCACTTGCCCAAGGATCGACACCGATCCTGACACGCCGACGTTACCCTCACTCCAGACTTGGATGGGTGCCGACGCAGTGACGCCAATAATGGCTGGCCAGTTAGAGATCGCGACCGCAGCCCCGATGTTGATCGATGAAGAGACTGACGCGGTGAGGACGAACGCCGCACCCGAGATATTGACCGACCCAGTGATCCACAAAGGAGCAACTGCAGTGTTCGTGACCGAGAACTGAGCACCGTCGCCGGGCGCGACCGCAAGTGAGCCCGTTGTCGTCACATAGGTAGAGCCGGTGACGCCGACGCCGTAGCCCCCGACGGTGATCGACCCGCTGACGTTTTGGGTCGCCGGGAAGTTGCTGACTTGGACTTGAGAGGCCAGTGACACCGGGACAGTGCCCACCACGGCGACTGGCAACGAACCCGTCGTGGTGATGTATTGAGCGCCACTGATGTCGGTCTGCAGTGCCTTGACATAGGTCGGCAGCGAACCGATGTTGCCAGAACCAAAGTAGACGCCGCCGGCGACGACAGGAGAACCCGCGAAAGTTGAACCCGTGAGCTGCGAACCGCTGACGGCGATCGTCAATGGCCAATTCGTCAGTGCCACCGCACCCGACACTGCCTGTGTCGCCGGGAAGTTGCTGACTTGGACCTGTGAAGTAAGGCTGACCGGCACTGTCCCAACGACAGTAACGGGGAGAGAGCCAGTCGTGGTGATGTATGTCGACCCCGTTACGCCGACAGAGTAACCACCCACAGTGACAGTGCCGCTGACGTTCTGGGTGGCTGGGAAGTTGTAGACGCCGACCTGACCGAGGATTGAAACAGAACCTGATACCCCGATGTTGCCTGCAGACCAAACCTGCACCGTCCCCGACACATTCTGGGTGGCCGGGAAGTTGTCAACACCGATCTGACCTTGTTGAGAGACATTGACGGTGCCGGCGACAGAAACAGGAACAGTGCCCACCACGGCGACGGGAAGAGAGCCCGTCGTGGTGATGTAGGTCGACCCGGTAACGCCGGTGGCATAACCCCCGACAGTGACGGTACCCGAGACGTTCTGCGTGGCCGGGAAGTTGTAGACGCCGACCTGGCCCAACACTGAGACGGAGCCCGAGACCCCCAAGTTGCCCTCTGACCACACTTGGAGGGGTGCAGAGCCGGAAATACCGATCGTCACCGGCCAATTGGTCAGGGCGACGGAACCACTGACGGCTTGCACCGCCGGGAAATTGTCAACGCCGATCTGCCCTTGTTGGGCAACGTTGATGGTACCAGCGACGGAGACAGGGACTGTACCGACGACAGCGACAGGAAGAGAGCCCGTCGTGGTGATGTAGGTCGACCCGGTCACCCCGACTGCATAGCCACCCACGGTGACCGAGCCACTGACGTTCTGCGTCGCTGGGAAGTTGTCGACGCCGACCTGACCGAGAATTGACACCGAACCGCTGATGCCTACCGCTCCCTCACTCCAGACTTGCAGGGGTTGCGGCACCGTGACAGTCGTGGGATTGATGACAAAGACTGACCCGGTGACAGGCAGCGAACTGGTGACGCTGACGTAGATGGGTTGATAGGGTGCATTGCCCACCGCCAGGCCGGCCGTGCCCGTCGTCGCCGTATTCGCAGTGATGACTGGCGCTGGATTTAGGGAAACAGAACCCGTGACGAAGAGCGGTGCGTAGGGCGCGTTGCCGACGGCAAGGCCCAAGGTGCCCGTCGTCGCCGTATTCGCAGTGATGATGGGTGCGGGATTGAGAGAGACGGAACCCGTGATCTGCACTGCACCCGACATGATCGGGTAGTTGATGCTCACTGTGTCAACGACGACGTTCGCAGTCACTTAGGTCAAACCTCTGCAGAGTAACTAGGCACGCAGCGCCCGGCAAGACCTGTCGGGAACACGATAAATAGGCTCGCTATTGAACTGATCCTAACCTCTACGCCGAACAGCATCGGTGAGGAACTAACCAACCAGCGCACGGCGTACGAAAGAACGTAGCTGGCCCATGCTGATCCTCGCCACGCCCTCCGGGTAGACAGGTCCGCGCATCGTCGCCATGCCGTCACCCGCGAGTTCTGGGCAGTCATCGCCCTCGTCGGTCAACAACTCCTCACCGGGCTCGAGCTCATCGTCGGTCTTGCCGGCGACGTTCATCATGCTGCCACGTGATTGTGGAGGAGCACCAAAGGCGTCTTCAAGCACCCGCCCACGGGTTTGTCTGTGTGTCATTGAGCGCCTCTCCTACCATAAGTAGGCGGCGGTCAGGCGGTCAGACGTGCTTCTTCAACAGCATCACCGCTTCACGTGATAATGCCTCTTTCAAGCAACTCAACCTTCATCCATAACTGCGAATTCGGATGGGCGTCGTGAAACCACTCCCACTTCGCCTTGCCAATGTGGCCATTCTTTCTGTTCCACGTGCCTTTGATCTCAACGTACGTGTTAGCAAACTGACCGCTTTTGATAAGCAAGTCAACGTAGTAGATCGATTGCTTTCCCTTGGGCGTCAAGATGGGCGTTGTAATTGGGATCTGCCAGTCATAATCATACTGATTAGTGTTCAACCACGCAAGTGTCGCCCGTTCATAGCTACCACGAGCAACACATAGCTCACCAGTTAACCAATGTGAGATTGACGCTGCACCAAAGCTAGCCGCCATGATCTTCTTGGCTGCGCGCTTTGGATGACTGGTTCCGCGCATCACATTCGATGGAATTGCCCACCATTCACCATGCTCCACATCAATGAACCTAGCATTGCTATTGACACCGGCGTACGTTGAACTATCAAGCACAACAACATCACCATGCTTCTCATATACACGCGCCTCAATTGTAGTGATCGGTGTTGTGAGTTTGATGCGCTTGTCACGTTTTGCGCGGTCAGGATGTTGCTTGTTCTTTGTCAAGACGGAGTGTGGATCAAGCCAACATTCACCGAATTCGCTATCAATGAATCTGGCTTTAGTACCCATGTTCACGTAGGTATCATCTAGGCGCAATGAACCTCCATGCGTTGATACGAGACGTTCCTTGACTTCATCAACGTCAGTGTGTCTGCGTTCTTCAGCGGGTCGACTAGCTAGTACCAACGAGTTAGCTCTGCACCGTTCAATATTACCTGATCGAGCAGGATGTCTGCTACGCCTGTGAATGACATTCCCAGGTTTAGTCCACCATGACCCATGATCAACGTCAATGAATTCCGCCTTGGTACCCATGTTAACGTAAGTGTTTTCGATGAGCAAAACAATGCCACCGTGTACGTCTTGAACACGACGTTGCAAATCTTCAGCAGTGACGTGATGACCTGTCACGCATGCTTTCTCATCAACAATACCGCTTCACCCGCAATGGGCTGTGATAGTTGCCAATTAGGATTCATCTCGATCCATTCATCAACTGCTACTTTCACGCCATGTTTCTCAGTGTCAACGCGTTGAGTAGCAGTCTTGATGTTCTCATACCCTTCTCGTTCAGCGTAAAAAAGGTCCCTCTCACTCCAGCGGCCGAATACGTCATCAACTATCACGATCGCATGCGGGTGCGTCAGCGCTTCAAGGTGTGTTAGCTCCTGCGACACCGTGTGATAGTTGTGGTCGCCGTCGAGCAACAACACGTCGAACTTCATGCCTTGTTCGACCATCTTGGGCAGCACTTCGAGACTGTTGCCCTCGATGAGGTAGGCCTGCTGTTGCTCGGCGCGGTCGAGGTGGGCCAGCATCAGCTGCACCTGCTCTTGCACCAACACGTCGACACCGACAGCGATGAACTGTTGGCGAGTGCGGGCCAAGAAGGTCAGCAACGTCAACCACATCACCCCGCGATCGACACCGACCTCAAGTAAGGCAGGGACGTGTTCCTTGGGAAGACGTTGATGGATGTACTGCTTGACCAGCGGGATGTAGCCGTGTGCGCTCATCCTTCGATCTTACCACGCGTGGTGCGTGGTGATCGATCAGCGCCCGGCCAACAGCACTTGGACGGCCAGCTCAACGCGGCGGCGGAGATCCTCAGGCAGCGCGCTCAACAGCACGTAGGTCTCAACGCGGATGGGACCCGAAGGCACCCCCTCGCTGATCGACGTGGTATTAGCAACGCCGACGCGGAGTGCTAGCGGTTGAGGGCCTGATCTCGTCGCCATGATGGGTTGGTAGAGGTCAATGCGTTGGGGTGCGTTAGGTGTTGTTGCCATCAGGTGAGCTCCTTGAGATTGAGTGCTTGTTTCTTGCCGGGAGGCGCCGTTGCCAACAACTGTGCGTATTCAAGTCGTAGCGTTGCCATGTCTGTACCGGCGACACGCGCGGCCACAACACGCGACAAAAAGTCAGCGAACTGGGCATCCCACGATTGATCAGGTAGCGTCACGCTCAACTCTTGAGGATGCGCAGGCCTTCGTGGAGGTTCTGATTGGCGTGGGTCAATTGGTGTTGCAACTCCAACAGGCGCTTGTTGAGCACGTCGATCGTCGTGTCGGAAGCATCCTTGATGCCTTCGGCCAAACGTTTGGCGAGCTGCTGTTCAACGGCCTTGATGTCCTCAATGAGGCGTTCGGTCTGTGCTGACATGTGACAATTCTACTTGGTACGGGGCGACTGGTATACTACAGAGTTTACCCGGCCCAACTATCAGTGATCAGCCCCTGCACCACGTTGACGACGATGCGGTCGTCGAGGTGATCAACTTCCGATGGGCGAGGCACCCCGTCGTGCTTGGCGATCAGCAACTGATAGCCGGCTGCTCGTACGGTGGCGAAGGCCTGTGCAAGCGGCATGCCCTTGACTTCAAGTGCAACTCGATTGGTCAGGGCGCGCCCATCGAGGCTACTGCCGTTGGCTCGACGCCGATCGGCGATCTTGGTGCTCATCTGTGTCTTTCTATCGTTGGAATTCGTGGAGATGCCGGGGAATGATCCCGGGTCCACGACGCGTCTTCGGTGCGATTCTACAGGTTTAGCCCATCTACTTGATCGTCCTCGGGCGGGACTAGTGGGTTAGGACACTTCTTACACGCACCTCACTCACGAGCTTTGGCGTGCTCCCAATCACGTCGGGAGGTAGACGTTTTTGCTGACGACGTGTCAGCGCGCCCAACATTCTGTTCCTAGGTCGTTGGGAACCCGTTGGTTACGCCACGAGAGCGTAATCAGCGATGCCGTTATCGTTGGCGATCAAACGTGACCACGTGTTTGTCAGGGCACCTGGTCGCCCCTGGCCTGCTTCGCACCAAGTCTTCGCCGTGTCGAAACCTTTCATCCCCGTACATCTATAAGTACCACACCTGCGATGATTGGTACACTCACCGGAAGCATGGGTGAAATGATGGATCGTTTCGATCTTGCGATTTGTCGCTGATCGATTCTTGTGCCTCATCGTCGAGATTGGTGAAGACATTGGAGGTCGCATGACCCTTGACATCGATAGGTTGCCCGATCAGGCCGTCAATCTTGGCCTGTTCACGGGCCAGGAACGCGTCGACCGGATCGGTGCCGTGGGCCCGCAAGGCGGCGATGATGCACAACCTGATACGCTTCTGTAATTGATGGAGCTGAAAGTCGGGCGACCCCTGATCGGTCTCGATAGCAAGCCGCGGCCTCGTCGCTTCGAGCAGGTCGTACAGCGCCAACAATTCTTGTGCGTTGAGGGTGAGTTTCATGTGATCTCCTGATGTGAAAAGGGCGAGGCCCCCATAAGGAACCTCGCCCAATCCTACACTATTGTGAACTCGTGTTCACTCGATGCTAGTACTTGCCGGTGACGCCGAAGTGCTTCGACAGCGCCAAGAACAACATCCGTGCCTGTCGGCCGTTGAGCGTGAGATCGGCGTAGCCACGGTTGTGGCCATCGGCACGACCAGTTGCGTCGATGAAGACGCGCGTCGCGTTGTTGTTCCAATCGGTCGAAATTGCCACGTCGAGCTCACCCTCATCGCGGCGGCTGGTCTCGGTACGAACCTTGCCAGTCCGATCGGTGCGGCTGATGATGTGCGCGTTCTTGTTGGTCGCAATGACCTTACGGTTCTTCCTGCTCATGATCTATACTCTCCTGTCGGCCTTGTTCTGTGCCGTCAAACATACACTACACCCGTGAGTAGGAGTGTACAAGTGTCTGAGACAGACATTCTGCCGAAGAACAAACCATCTGCACAAGACCCAATTAACTGACCCATTGAACTACAACACGCAGATCACGATTATTCTGTGGGCGGCCTTAAACGGCACGGCCCGCTTTCCGCGGGCCAACAGTGTGCCGAGAGAAGGACGTGAATTACGCGTTCAGGATCAGGGTACCCGACACTGCGCAGACCAGCCAACCCTTGCTGTCCGACCAGAAGCCGACGGTACCACCGGGGGAGACCGTCAACTTGGTGCCGTTGACGCTGACCGCGTTGGCGAGACCTGCGCCGGTGCCGCCGCCTGACGAACCCGTCAAGCTCGACATCACCGAAATGGAGCCGGTGATGAGGTAGGCGAACTGACCGAGGGTGTCAGTGATGAGAATTTCGCCGCCTGGGTAGGTCGCCGGAGAGGGCAGTGAACCCGTGAAGCCGCCGGCACCCTTGCCGCTGGGGCCGCCCGAACCAGACACTGGAACGGCGAAAAAGCCCGGTGCTGGGATGGCGGTGAGACCGGGTAGGCCACCGGGCGACAGCGCCGGGGCGCCGAAGGAGGCCGAACCGACCAGCGGTTGTGCCGTCATGTAGCTAATGTTGGTGACCGTCGCGCCGGCGACCGTCAGGTTGCCTTGCCCATCACCCGCTTCGACAACTCCTCTACTATCGACGATTACGCTCATGTCAGTTCTCCGTTGTAACTAAGTATGTAGCCCGTGTGACAAGTAAAGGTGTCAGTCAGACTTCTTTGCGACGTTTTTCTTACCCTTCTTGCTTGAGGCGGCAGCGGGCACATCAGCGGCATCGGGTGCCGCGACGGCTAGCTCGTCAGTGTGCGACGTCTGGCTGTCGGTGCCCAGCGCCACAGCATCGGTCACAGGAGCCGCGTCGACGCGTAATCCTGCTTCGGTAGCAGTCTCCACAAGCACCGGCGGGGCGGCGGCAGGTTGCTGCTCCACGTCAGTCAAGGATTGATCAGGGGCGGCGGTGGGGGAAGGAGTGACGGGCTCAAGTACAGTCTCTTTAACCGTGGCGTCGCTGGTCAACGGTGCGACAGTTGCTGTCTCCGGGAACGATCCACCAACAGGCTCTGCGACGGGCACCACCTGCAGCGCAAGCTGCGCCGCCTGGTGAGCGGCGTAGGCCTCATTCAATTGGTGCTGCGTATAGGCCTTGGTGTGGTCAAGGCCCAAGCGTTCCATCTCGTTGCGTAGTGCTCTGGATGCGGGCATGTCAATAAGTATCCCTCTGGCGAATACCTGTAAAGGCTTAACGGCGAAAGGCCACTCTTTCGAGTAGCCTCTCAACCTCATCTACAACCACCTAAGTGGTTGATATCATTGAACTTAGATGATGTTCATGTCGAGCACGGTGACGGTGCCGTAGAAGTCGGTGCGCACCATCTTCTTACCGTACCGCGTCATTACGCCTTTCCTCGGTGTGAAGTCTTCGGGGGCGAAGATGGTCGGCGTCACGATGAGGGGCACGTACGGAGAGTACACGTACCCGGTCTCAAGGTAGCTGCCGCCCTTGTAGCCGATCAGGATGCGGTTACGGGGGAAGTAGGGATCCTTGTACACCGTGAAGCGATTCGACAGGGTGCCAATGGCCTCCGCGCCGATGGTGAAGGGCGATCCGACTTGACCTTCGCCGTCGATCGAGTACTTCGGCTTGTAGAGCACCGATGACTCGAAGATGGTCGACACGTCGGGGCTGGTGACCATGAAGTTGGCCGAGCCACGGAGCGTCTTGCGGTGAATGGTGTTGGCGCAGTCGATGCAGGTCTCGACCAGCGTCTCGTACCACTCGCGAACGGTGCCGGTGAACTGCGGCCCGATCGACAAGTTGGTCGCCAGCGTCGAGTTGATGCCCGTCAGCTTGTTGACGAACTTGCCCGGTGCACGGCTCCAGTACATGTTGGCGCCGTTGGCTTCGGTGACGAGGTCGTTCAAGATCTCTCGGTCAATTTCGAGAGCGATCTGCTCCGACAGGATGCTCGTCAACTCAACCTCAGCGTCCATCGAGTGGTACGCATTGAGGTCCTGTGCGAGCTCGGGAGACCAGCGAGCACGGAGCTTGCGGGTCGTCGCGGTGATGGAGATCGACTCAATCTTGATGTCAATCTCGGGGATGGCGGGCGACGGGTTGACGCCGAAGTCCGACTCGAACGACGGGATGACCAGCGTGGCGCCGTCGCCGCTGCGGTCAGTCGTCAGGCCGTCTGCGATCGTCATCGAGAAGCGAACGTTCGACGCTGCATCGAAGCGAAGCAACGCGCCGTTGGCGGTGGTAGCCGCCGAAGCACCCTGCCACGTGTTACCGAACGCCGGCGTCTGGAGGACGCACTGGACTTGGGTGCCTGCCAGCGGGTTCAGCGTGAAGCTGGAGCTGGCGAGGTTACCGCGCTTGTTGAGGCGGCGAAGGTTGAGGACGCCGTTACCCGACTGGTACGATTGGCTCCAGGCGGTGAGGCCGTTGTTGACAACAGTACCGCTGAGCGCGAAGACCGCGACCTGTTCGACGGCCAAGAAGTCACCGTTCGCAACGCTCGACTGCATGTCGGCAACGTTGAGGTACAGGAAGACGGCGTTGAGCAGGCCCGACTGCATGTCGACATCGAGCTGCGGGTCGAAGTTGCAGAGCTGGCCATTGACGCCCGACATTGCCGAGATGAGGCCACCCGGCATGAAGGTACCGTTGAGGTTGTTCCACGCGCCGACCTGGCCGCTAGAACCGGTGTTGTAGGGGCTAGCTGCGCCGCCGATCCACGCCGACTGGTGCACCTTGCTGAAGCCCACGTTGACGAGGTCGTACATGCCGCCCGTCGCCAGCGATCCTGACTGGACACCCTTGCCGGTTGGGTTGTTATAGATCGACTGTCCGGAAGCGTAGGTCGCCGCCGTCGACGTGCCCTCGCCACCGACGTTGGTGCCGTAAGTGTAGTCGAGGTAGAAGATCAGGCCGGACGGCAGGCTCATCGGCTGGATCGACACCAGCTCATTGGCGACGAGGCCACCGAAGACGCGGCGGACGATCGGGAAGGCGATGTTGGTGAAGCCGGAGATCTGTCCCGAGTTGGACATGTTACCGCCACCCGTCGAGATCGAGTTACCGACCTCGCGGAGGACCTGCGCTGCCTGGTTCTCCAGGAGCTGCGCCATCATCTCTCGGCGCTGGCCATCGAGGCCACGAAGCAGGCCGGTGCGGCTCCACTTCTCTACCAGTCGGGCGCGCTCGGCGCCGACGTGCCGGTCTTTAATACCGGCGGCAAGCTGTTCCATGCTGAAGAACTTCATCTGATTGTCTCCTGTGATCTGTAACTAGTTGGTTCGAGTCGTGTTGTTCTGCGACGCTGTCACTTACCTCTTGGTAATGCCGGCCAGCGTAGCCCATCGCTCGGTCTCGACGCCCTCATTGAGGGTCGGCGTAGATGCCGGGCGAGTCACCCTACCTGCGGAACCCAACACCTGACGGTCTTGGCCTTCGCTGAGCGACTTCGTTGAACCCGCCAAGGTCTTGGCAAGGCTCGTGTAGATGAGCTTGGCCTCTCGCACCGTCGCTGCCTCGTCGAGCTGCTTGATGACTTGCGCCTTTTGGCGGGTCGTCAGCTGGTCGTTCTGCAGGAGCTTGTTGGTGAAGAGAAGCTTCGCGTTGAACAGATTCGTTTCTGCCAACTTGTTACGGAGGATCACTTCGGCCTTGCTCTCCGTGGGCCGGGCGGCTGCGCTATTCGAGCGACGAGCCTCTTGAAGCTTCTTGGTGGCCATGGCCGCCAGCTTCGACATCTTGGTGCTACGGGCGAGCGATTCGTTGAACCGCTTGGCAACCGTTGCATACTCCTGGCGCACTTCGGCGAGGCGCTTGTTGTTGCGGGCCGACTTGGCACGTGCGGCTTCCTTCTTGAGGGCCGAAGCACGTGACTGAGCGCGTTCCTGCAGCTTCTTCTCGAAGTTGAGGCGGCGGAGCGCTTCGTGGCGACGCTTGTCCCACGTGGCCGTCGCATGACCGTCCTGCACGTCGGCGCCGTACTCGTCTTCCTTGCGGCGATTCTGCAGTTGATCGAGGTCATCGCTCTCATCGACAGACATGTCATGGTTATCGGGCTCGTAAGTTGCCTCGTCCATCTGATCATCGGACTCGTCCATCTGATCATCGGACTCGTCCATCTGATCATCGGACTCGTCCATCTGGTCCTGACCCTCGTCCATGTCCTGATCGTCCTGCTCGGTCTTCAGGTTGCGATTGTGGTTGGCGGGCGGGTTATCACCCTTCGGGCGAGAGCCCTTGGCCGGGGACAGGTCAACGATGTCCTGATCGAGAGGATCACCCTCATCCTTGCCTCCACCGAAGTTCTTGAGGATTTTGGCGTCGCCGGAGCCATCGCCCCACGAAGCCGGTTTCGTCTCCTCACGGAGCGAGCGCATCCGAGCGATCTCGCGGCGGAGCATGTTTTCATCGATCTCGACGATCGTGTCGTCGCTCAACCTGCGATTCTCCATCTGATTGTCCTCACCCTCTTGTGATCCTTGTCCGCCGTCTAGGTCGAGGTCGCCCAGATCGTCAGTTTCGCCGCCTTCGAGGCCTTCTGCGCCCTCTTCACCGTCTTCTTCACCGGTGATGAGATCGACGCCCACGCTATCAAGATTGTCCTCGACATCGTCGGGCAGACCAGTCAGTTTCAGCGTAAGATCCGCTTCGTTCATCTGACCCTTGTGTTGTGCCTTTTTCGACATTGTCGTTGACTCCTGAAGTTTGGTGAGCGTACTGAATGTAGTCTCGAGCGTAGTTTCGTATGCGTTTTTGCTTGTAGCGTCGGTGACCGACTCTTGCACGTAGTCATACATATCTTCCACGTGTGAAATCATCTGGGCGATTTGAACGCCGTATGAATTAGTGGCCTTGACCTTACCGCTGGCCTTGCCCAACAATTGCACGTGCTCGACGACGCGACCGATGATGGCCGACACATCCTTGGGTTGCATGATGCTGCGCCCCGTGCGTGCGGCCTTGATCAAGGGTTGCAGTGCATTGAGTGATTCTAGGCTGATCTCATACTCTTCAGTCGGTTCAATCACCGGCTCTCCGAACATGGGAGGAGGCACCACCGCGCCGGGGCCCGTTGATGCAAGGTCGCCACCACTGCAGATGGCATCAAGGTCAAGCGTGACCTTGCCTTCGGCATCGGGCGGGGTGATTGCCGCGGTGATTTCGCCGGGAGGAGCTCCCTTGGGGGCTTCAAACTCAAACGACTCATCACCACCATCATCGAGAATTTCAAGGTTCGAACCGGGCATGCCCGGCATCGCCTCTTCGCGCAACAGCGCCTGATCGATGAAGTCACGGATCCGAGGAGTGACAGCATCGAGGATCGCGCGCTTAGCACTGTCTTCGGCCACTTGTTTGACCTGCTTGACATCTGCCAGTGCTTCTTCGAACAATTGCTTGCTCATGCTTTCTCCACGAACCTTGAGAGTAAGTATCGGACGATCAGCACAAATTCACAAGATCAGACGTTGCCGCCCGAATCACCGAGTTTCTGTGGCACGCCAATGGTGTTGTTCTGTGAAACTGCCGGGCCATCGGTCGTCGGATCACGGACATCAGCAACGCTGGGTGCAGGATTGATGTCAGCCGCTGCAATCTTGGGATCGACGTCTTTGTCAACGCCGTCTGTGCGACCCGGCCCAGGCGAAGTGATGTCAGGGGTGTACGGGTTGGCGGGGTCGCCGGCCTTCGTCCACTTGACGGTGCTGACGTCGGGTGAAGAGTTGGGAGGATTGCCGATGTTGTAGTTGAACGACAAGTCAACGCCCGACGGGAACATGCCGAGGTCACCGGCCTGCACGCCACCGGTGGGTTGAAGACCCCCAACGCCGTTGGTAACCTTGGCCGTCGCCGAGGCCTGTGCTAGCGCTTGCGCGCCCTTCTCATCACCGTTGGCAACCTGCGTGGCGAGGGGCCCACCAGGAAACAACTTAGAGAGCAGCGCGTGTGCAACCGTGGCTGCACCGCCGCCAACGTAACTCGTGTACCTTCCTAACACACCCATGACATCACCCTCTTCTCAGATCAGACCCGAGCAATGAGAGCTTTTTGCGCGCGCTTGCGGGCTTCTTGCACTCGTGCCAGTCGCTTGACCAAGCGCCCTTCTTCAATCTTGAGCGCCTTCATGAAGTCAATGTGCTTGTCGAGAGAATCGGCAAACTCATCTGCGTCGGTCTCTTTGGTGTCGTCAGCTTTCTTCTCGACATCCTCCGGAGGACCGAATTTGCCGACTTCCTCCTCAATGATTCGCTTGAGCAGGGCAGGGGTCAATTTGACCGACTTAACGTTCGTCTTCATTGCTAGCACCTTTCCGTGGTATGCAGCTAAATATGCCCATCGATGATTTTACGCTGGCTTCTTGACGACGGCGAAGGCCAAGTTGGCCCAACGACCCGCCGTCTCCTCACCAAAGACGTCTTCAGGGTTACCATTGAACTGTTCTTGCAACATCGGTGCCGAGCCCGCGGACGCTCCGGTGTCACCGTGCGCCTGCATCGTCGGCAGCGTCGTCATCGCGGTGTCCTTAAAGATGTCAGCCATGATCGGATTACCCCCCGACTCTCGTTTGATCGTCTCCTGCATTGTCGCTGACACTTGCGGAGCCCGACCACGTAGGGGAGTATCAAGGCGCGGATCAAAAGCACGCTTGACGTTGGTTGGAGCCACACGACGGCGAGCTTCACCGATGGGCGATGCTGCCGCACGAGGACCCGGTGCAATCGATTGCACATTACCCAAGCCCTCGCTGAGGATCTCAACCAACAGTTCTTTGATGACCGACTTCAATTCACTCCTAGATAGCGCCATGTTCAATTCACCTGTTCCCACGTAGGATCTTAAGGGCCATGGTCCGTGCTAACGGCTGGACCCGGTCTAACACCGTAATGCCATTGATGTGATCGACCTCGTGCTGCACAATCTGTGACGGCAGGCCCGCAAACCGCACGTTCTTTGCAGCACCTGCCAAATCAAAGTACTCAACATCGATGGCACGTGCTCGCATGACCTTCAGGCGCACACCAGGCAACGACAGACAACCTTCTTCTACCATCTCTACTTCAGGCGACCGCCAGGTGACCCTTGGATTGATCAGCACCTGCAATTGGTTGGTTGCATCACCCGCTGATGGATCAATTAACGTGATGCACTCGGTGACACCAACTTGGGGTGCTGCTAGCCCCACTCCATGAAAGGTGTACATCGCCTCGGTCATCTGTTCGACGAACGCGATCAACGCGGCATCGAATTGGGTGACCGAACGACAAGCTTGTGCGAGCGCAGAATTTGGGTACTTGACGATGTCAAGCATTAGCCCACGCCGGACCACCCGGCGCTACCTGACAACGACGGCATGCTGTTGGCGGGGATCGTCGTCAGACCGGCGGCAATGCTGTACTGTAGAGAACCCGACGCCTCAGCCCTGATCCACACGCTGGCCACGCGGTACTCCAGATTGACGTAGGTGTTGCCGGGGATGAGGATCTTGTTGTTACCATTGCTGCCATTGAGACTGAAGGCCAACGACAGCGAGCTAGTCGACGAGTTGGTGATGGCAATGAACCGGGTGATGAACGGAAAGTCAATCTCTGCCGAACCACTCGTCGCGAGCGATGACGTCACCCACGGTAAAGCCGCCGACTGGTACTCGGGCGAGAAACTAAATCCGGCAGGGGGAGTTCCTAGGGGCACTGATCACCTCACATCCTTGGTTGGCACGCCACGCAACAAAATCTCGTTCAAGACGCGGTCAATCCGATCTGACTTGCTGAAGAGCTGCTTCAATTCGGCAGACGTGATCTCTTTTCCTTCGGGAATCATGAATGCTTGAGGCGTTGACGGTTCGCTCACAACGTCCCAGCAGATCAGCTGAAAATCGTCCTGGACGACTTGGTACTCGCCCTGCTTCCGCGTTGAACCCACGCCGCGGCTGGAGATGCCGATCTTGACGCCTGAATCCACCAACCCTTTGAGAATGGCGCCCGACGGCGTTTTGTCAAGGACTTCAATGGTGCCCAAGACAGTGCCGTTCTCGATGTAGGCCTCGCGCACGATGTGCGAAACGTTCTTCAAGTTGATGACGGAGCTGTCGGGGTGATCGAGCTCACCGGTGGCACGGTTCTCGAGAATGAACTTCTGATAGTTGCGGCACTCACGATCGAGAATCGCGAGCGGGTAAATCCTGCCGTTCTGGTTGAGAGTGTCTGCCTTCTGCAGGATACCCTTCATCATGATCTTCTTGGTCGCCGGCACTTCGACCTTGTTGCCCTTGGTGTCCTCAGTGATCCGAGCCGGTACGTCTTCAGTGACTACTTTATAGTCAAAGACGTCGTAACTCTCAAGGCGCCTCAAGTTGGCTGTATTAGTCATGTTCCCTCCGAAGTGAGTTCAGTGCTGAGCTTGGTGTACAGCATGAACCGCGTCACCGCATCATCATCAACCACGTCGAACGTCTCACCCGCGAGGTGATTGTAGACTTCTTCGAGCTTCTTGTTGATGTGAACGTCGTCTGGATTATTGCGTTGATAGAGCTCAATCTCCATGACCAGTCCCTGGCGGACTTCCTGAAGTTTGAGCTTGATTGAGGCAGGATCGTCGTTGGCCGTCGAGAAGGCGTAGGCACGGAGCAGTTGCTTTTGAGTATCGCTGAGCGCGTGAGCGTACTTCTCATTGAGGCGCTTCATCATCATCTTCATCAACAATCGACTGTGCCCGGGACTGTCATCTGAGACCACGGTGTCGACGGGCGTTGCCTTCTCAGTCACCAACCACTTCAACAATTGATCCTCATACTGAGCGACCCTACCTAGGTCACTGTCGGCAACACGCCAGTCGTTCAACAGCGTCTGTACCGTTGCATACATCTTGTACTCATTGACCTGGTGATCGTAGAAGTCGCTATCGTTGATCGCGCGATTGATGGTGTTGATCAATACGGACTTTTCACGATCGAGCTTTGCAACATCGTGCGAACGAGCTGCAAGCTTGGCTTCTTGAATGATCGACGCGGCAATGGCCTCGCTCGACACCGTCGTCCTGAGCAGAGAGTTGATGAGACGAAATTCTCGGTACAGCTCACAGCCCGGCTTAAAGTGCCGACGAATCACCTTGAGTGCCACGTTCGAGCGTTTGGTGTTGTTCTCAACCAACGCACGCGAGATGCTGTAGACCAAAAACTCGTAGAGGAGCCCGGTATTTCGGCGTTTGTTGTGTGAATTTGACCTAGGCTTCATTCGTCGTCCTCCCCGGTGGGATCACCAATAAGTACTGCGCTCTCGTTGAGCTGACCGCGACTCGGCGTAACGTCAGCATCAATGTCAAGATCGAACATGGATTGACCTCCTCCATCGATCTCATCCTGCACATCACGGCCCTCATTCAACGTAGCTCGAGTAACCTCACCATCGGCAGTGAACTTAGCTGTCATTCTCCTCATTGTTGACATAATGTCAGCAGACAGTCTCGTCCGGCGCCCGATGGGAGGCGAACTACCCTCAGCGAATGGATTCGTCACGACTGACTTCAACCAATCATTGTCGTAGGGATCTTCCATCGCGGGATTGTCATTCGACGTCATCTTCTGAAAGTCAGGCATGTGCGTCTTGCTGGCACCGTGGTTGCGGTGGCGACTGTTGTTATAGAGGGCCTTTTGGAGCTGCGACTTGGGCTTGATGGGTTTGCTATCATCGCTGTCACCCAACTTCAATGCGAATGACTCATTGTCATTGTCGTCGCCGCTGGTCAACAATTGAGCGCCGGGCTCAACCTCTTCTTCGGGTTCTTCACCCGCATTCTCTTCAGGTGGAGCCTTCTCTTCGCCACCACCTGCTTCTTCGGCGCCGCCACCTTCATCGCCACCACCAGCGCCGGCGTCTCCAAAGAGGTCATCGTCACCCCCGCCTCCACCTGCACCCCCGCCTCCACCGTCGTCAGCACCCTCACCTGCCTCGATGGCATCATCGATCTTCTTTTCAGCCAACCGTTCCTCGTCGATGGCCTCCATCTGCTCGTCGTTCAATCCCCAGATCTCCTTGCGAATGAACTTCTTGCTGGCCATACCCTCGGGGGCCGAACCCGCAATTTCAAACTTGGCGCGCCACAGCTCCAACTTCTGCTGTTGAGCGACGGTCGACGGATTGCTGAGGCGTAGGGTGAAGTTCTGCAGGTCCTCATTGTCAAAGCCATGAGCGTACAGGTGAATGATGGCCAACTTATTGAGCTCGGCCATCATCGTCTTCTGAATGACGGAGATGGTGCGGGAGAACCGAATGTCCTCCTGTGCCAGCGTCGCCTTGCTGCTCAACATCTCATCGTAGCCCAAGTAGGCCCGCGGGATCTTCAGTGCAGCGAACAGCTTCTTCTGAATGTAGGCGACGTCCTCAACTGCGGCAGTGTTGACACCACCCGCCAACGTGTCGATCTTAGTGCCGCTCTCGCCACCACGCACCGGGATGAAAAAGTCCTCCTCAACGGACATCGGATTATAGCGTAGGTCGACGCGGCCAGTTTGGTTGTCAACGACCGGCGTCGTCCTCATCTGTTGACGTTGCTGTTCGATGTAATTGTTGACTTCAGTCGCGGGCACGTTGGCCACGTCAATGTAGAAAACGCGGCGCTCGGGGGCACGCACGACGCGGTAGACCAACATGGCGTCCTCGATCAGGATGAGCTGGCGCCAGATGCGGCGCGCGGGCTCAATGATCGACGAGCCATATGGGAGGAACATGTCATTGCCCAACAAGCGGAAGTGGGTCACCTCCCAATTTTCGAGCGTCCTGTTGCCCAACGTCACCCAACGATAACGGACGGCGAAGGGATCTTCACGGTCATAGTTCTCTTCGCGCTCGACCTCGTTGACCGGGATCGGGAAAGCGTTGACGACGCCGTACTCGGGCGACACGTCATTGTAGAGGAAGAAGTCGCCGTACTTGCAGAGGTTACGAGCCCACGAGCGCAAGTTGAATTCAATGTTGAGGACGTTGTAGAAGAGGTCCTCGAGCAGCTCCTTGATCTTCTCATTGTCGGAGTAGACGTGGAGGCACATGCCCTTCTCATCTGCGGCGACGGTCTCATCGGCATAGATGTCCATCGCGGCAGCGATCTCAGGGGTGTTGTGTGAGATGACGCTGTCGGTTGCAAAGTTCTTGTAACCATCGACTGTGAGGTCATAGAGGGGAATGATGCCGACGTACTCGACAGAAACGACCTTGCAGTTCTGGTAAGATGCGCCGAACTCACTAAACTTCTTGAAGCCGTTCTGCGCAAGGCGAGAGATAATCGTATTCTTGTTGACACCTAGCTTTTCAGTCAGACGTGGCAAGGTGAGGCCTGGTTCGAAAGCATCACAGATCTGTTTGAACGTGAGATCGCTGCCGTTTGAACCCTTGGGACGACCTCCTTGACGAATTTGTTTGTAGGTAGTCAACCCACATTCCTTCCTCACATCATTCCACGTTCGATTAATGCGCCGATTGAGGAACTTATCGAGGACATTGACGGTACAACCTAACTTCACCGCCATCGAACGTTTGGTGTCTGCCTCAACAATCAAGTGTTTGATCGTGTCAAGCGACAGTTCACGCGTTAGCTTTGAGGCCTGATGAATGACAACCTCAGGTATACCGTGACCATATGCCGCTGTAAACGCTTCGAACGTAGGAAACCCATTGGCAGTGAGCCGCTCATGAACCAAGAACGTAGTGACATTAAGGGCCCTGGACACTTTGGTGATGTCGAAGCCAACCTTCTCAGCGATCTGAATGATTCTAGAGAACGTGACATCGTTGCGGCGCGATGGTGCATTGTTACGCATCCACTCTGCGTGCTGTTTTTTGAACCTTTCGATCCATTCTTGATTCTCTGGCGCCCACTTCACCCCATTGTTGAGCGCTGCATGGTACGAGCTGTGGTCGCTCTTCGTCATGATACGCAAGTTCTCAGGCCTGTTGTCGGTCTTGACGAAGTTGATGTGGTGAACGCACTCATCCTCAGTCAACTCTCGTCCGGCCACCCACTCAGATACCAGCTGGTGTTCCTTCGTCCACCCGCGAAAACGTCCATCCATCGTGTAGACCCACGAGTACCCCTTAGTGCCCTCTTCTGCGTTCGCAAACAGATCCTTGCGGTAGAATGGCATCATCGCATCGCCAGGCTGTAAGTCCTCAGTCTTGCGATACGTACCATCGCGCAACATCAAGCGGTGTTCGGGGCTCAACGTCAGCGACTTGCCGTTATCGAACGTCACCTTCCACGCATGGTCAACACACGTTTGGCGCGCCTGCTTACCCCATGCAGGTACAATGCGCTTCTGCTCATGGTCATAAGAGTAAACGATGAACGTCTTGTTGGGATCTGCTTCACACTCCGCAGCCAACTCGGCGATTGTCTTGAACCCATCAGGTTGGGCAATCAAGGTCGCACCGTCAACACTATATTCCATCTCTTGAAAATCTTGATACCTCATTAATCGTTCCGAGAGATTGTATGCGTTGCTCGTGATCGTCGCATACGTGGGAGACAACGACTTCTGAAAGAGCAGGGTACCCGAGCTCTTCGTCTTATCGGCGACAGCAATGCTCGTGTCGAGGGCACGTATCTTCCTCTTCACGACTGGGCCACTCTTGAAAAGTCGACTTAACCTTCTAAAGAGGCTTCTAGGTTCGCGTTTCGCCATTCTTCTGTGCCCCTCTAGTCAAGAGAGAGCTCCCTTCGTTCGATCCTACATCACAAACGTCACGCCTGCGGCCACCAAAACATCTTCTTCTCAGGATCCCAGACCTCGTGTTCATAGGCATCCTTCATGTGAAGTTGACCCGTACCGTCAATGAAGAAGTAGGAGTCACAGGCGTCCATGTAGTGCTGCAGATGTTTGGGTGTCTTGATGTCACGACCATTGAGGTCCTGCATGTCACCATTCAACAGGTACTTGTATGCGTCAGGAAACTGCTGCTTCACCTGTGCCAGCGTCATAATCTTAGGGTGATCCTCAATCTCTTCCTTGATCAATCGCCTCAACCGCTCAACGCTGACACGAATCACGGCACCACCTCGCCGAGCCCATCATATTGATCCGTCTCCTTCACGTACAGCGCATCCGCACTTGAACCCACCGCATAGCCCCCGTCGTGGTGGTAAGCCGTCCACTCGAAGCCATCCTTGACGTCGACGAACTTCAGGTCAACCTGCGTCGGATCCTCGTTGTCGGTGTGCTCGCCGTTCTTGTCGACCCAACCCACGAAGTTGCTCTGCGTGCGGTCTCGACCCGCCTTGACGAGGTAGGTGTTGCCCACTTCGAGGTGCTGCCAGTTCTGCTCCGTTACCTTCTCGAGCTTGCCGTCGCCGCCCGTGGCCTCCTTCAAGGCACCTTCCTTCTTCACGGCCTTTAGCGACACCTTCTTGGGCTCCACCTTGACCCTGGCGACGTAGGAGCCCGGGGTATTGACCATGTCCTCCAGCACCTTCTCAATGTTGCCCAAGTGCGGCGTCAGCGCATTGACGGCGGCAGGCGACGCCTTCTCCTTGAACTTCTCGATCGCCTTCAACAGGTTCGAGGCACCGCCGACGATGGCCGCGGCGCTGGCGTGGTCGACGGCTTCAGTGACCTGCGAGGTCTCTTCGTTGATCAGGTGCCGCAGTCTCAGTAGGCCGATCTTGGGAGTTTGGGTCGTCATGGGCATCCTTCTGCAATCATAGGTATTCGCCACCCGTTCATCTAGTCAACCAGCGAAAGTCACTGACGTCTCTTTGGTACGGATTACGTGGTGCCACCTGCGACGCGTCGCGTGGTCGATAGACACTCTGTGCATTCATGCCCTTGATGTTGGGATTGACCAAAGGCTGTGCCTCGTTGACGCCGCCGGGCATCTGATTGATGTCCCGAACGTGGACGCGGGTCGCATTGAGGATAGCGTACGACATGGCGACGGCCTGTTCACTGAGGCCATTGCTGCCCTCGACCAACCAACAACCAATGGCGAGGCTCATGATCAAGTCATCGAAGCTGTCCTTGCCGGCCATGGGCTTGTTGCCGTTCCACACGAAGGCCTGCAATTGATCATAGAGGCGCTGTGAGTACGTCTTCAACGTCTTGTTGCGAATCATCTCCTCCAGCTTGGCCAGGATCTGCACCCGTGACTTCTGGTTAGTCGGGAAACCCGGCAGCTCCTCAGAGTTGGTGGGCACGTAATTGAAGGGGTCGCCGCCGTTGCTGGTGTAGTACAGCTTCTTGTAGCCCAGCGCATCGCGGAGTTTGACGTTGACGAAGTAGCCAAAGGTGTTGTTCTCGGGCACCAATAGGGCATCGTTGTACTTGCGGCCCCACTCGTTCAACATGTCGGCCAGTTTCTCGGGCGGCACCTTGCCCATGTACTCGGCGGCCACTTCGCAGTCACCCGCATCGATGATGTGAAAGGCCGAATAATCACGTGCATCGCCCCTCGACACGTCGGCGCTGATGACGTAGGTGTGACCAGCAATGGGTGGGCTCCAGACCCAGATGTTGCGATCAAAGCCCTCCTTCGACGCAGGTTGCATGATCTGCAACTTTAGGTCATCGAGGTCACCGGGTTGTAGGAAGGTGTCACCCGACGTGATGAAGTCGCAATTGTGAAGAACTGCAGATTGAGCAACAAATGAATTGTCATCGGCCACACTGATATCATAGACGGTGTAACCCCCATCGACATCACGAAGGTGCGATATATCCTTCAATGAGTGCTGACCAACAAAGTACTCACCAATGAGACGCGTCCTTGATCCGGGCTTGTACAATTGTCCGCGTTCGAGCAATTCACGGTACGTCGTCCCACCTGCCTGAAACTCGAGATACCACATATCATGGTGCTTTGGGTTCTTTTTACTACGTTCAACACGCCCGATCCGAGGATACAGACCAAACATGGTGTTGAGGGTACGTAATTGATACACCAACTTCGACGAAGTACTGAACGTGGATGTCTTCGTAGTGTGCTCGTGATTACCATCTCCCGCGTGATGCCCATACAATAGACCTTTGATAAACTCACGGCCACATGATAGAACCCTATCAAGATCAAGATGTTTAATAGGAGCCGTTTGACCCATGACAAACGATCTGACAAGCGCACCAACATGTTTATTGTGTGTCCACAGACGACAACCATTTGCAATCTCTGATGGAGACAACGTCGTTCGACAACCCAACTTCTCGAGAAAATCAACGCACCAACGAGCGTGTGTCTCCATCTCATCAATGTGAAACCCCATGTCAAGCCCACCCCGTGCATTACACCCCTCAGCCAAGTACAATCCTACAAACATGCCTAAGTCAAAGTCAACAGGCACATGACGTTTAGTACTACCCCATTGCTTCACATAGCGGCACGTGTCAGGCGTTACATCGACTGATGGGTAAAGCGTCGACAAATCAATCGACGTCAAGCGTTCAGTGGGTTCATCAGGCCTAAACACTGGTACTAGCGCGTTGAGAATTCGATCCGTGGTCTTACGAGTACCGGCAATTGTCGTAGCCTCAATCCACGATGGCTCACACGCATTCTGTTCAATCCATTGAAGTGACGTGATCTGATTGGCACGAAAACGGTATGACAACATGGGATGATTGCCAGTCAAGACGAACTTACACTGACGACTACCTGGTGAACTGACCTCATACAGTTCCTCGCCGTCTTTTACAAGCCTACTATTTACCCGGGTGACAGGACGAAACCTACCAACGTGCGTCATGACCAAGTCGCCGATGTGCAACTCTTCTGCCATCTTGTACCCATCAGGCGTCACAATCTTGGTATCACCGCCCACGCACAAGAACTCCTGAGCGACCTTACGCCTCGACAGCGATCTGCTCTCCTTCACAAACCACGCCTGATCGTGTTCCGGGTGCACATCCCACATCAGCCTAATGGGATTGAAGTCATTGAGGCCCGCCTCGGCCTCGACCCACAGGCGGTAGTACTGGCCACCGACACCATTGGGCGTCGACAAGATGATGGCACTACCTCCCGTCGAGAAGGTGGGTGCCAGTCCTGTCCAGATCTCCTCAAAGTCACGGATGAAGGCAGCCTCATCAACGATCAGCAGTGACAAGGCCTCCGATCGCCCGGCATCGTCGGACGTCGGAATGGCGGTGATCGTCGAGCCATTGCTGAAGGCGATGGCCTGCTTGGTGGGCTCAAACTTGGGTAGCAACAGCCATGGGGGCAGGCTCTGCAACATGACCCTGATCTTCTTGATGAAGTTCATGGCCGTGGGTAGCTTGGTCGCAATGACGAGGACATTCTTGTCCTTGTGAAAGATCGCCAGCCACAGCGAGTATGCCGCGCTGATCGTCGATAGTCCCAACTGCCGTGACTTCAGGACGATGTTGAGGCGGTGTTCTTTGAAGTCATTGATGCAGTCGTCCTGAAACGGGTAGGTCTCAAACGGGATCGTCCCCCTCTTCGGGTGCTGAATTTTGACGTAGGTCTTGATGAAGTAGATGGGATCCTTACCACACTTCAGGATCTCTTGCACCTGTTGAGGCTTCGACAGGCCTAGATGAGGTTCACTCATCACCCGATCTCGTACACCGTCTTGCGCCTGTAATAGGCACTTCGGCGGGGGTTATGAACGTTGTAGTTGGTGATCTCAAGGCTGTCTTCGCTCGACAACTCTTTGGTCGACAGTGACGCATCGGCCAATTCCTTGTAATTGGCCTTGACCACCTTCAAGACCTCGCTGGTCACCGCCTTTGATTCCTCGGCATAGCGCCGTTTCATCTCAAGTGATTCCCTCTCGGTACCAAAATTGACGATAGCGGCGTACGATGTCATCAGCCGATCAGGTCCCAACAGCGTCACCTTGACAGAGTATCCTGCCGTCTTGGGTGTCGATGAACGGCCCCACGTCGTGTCGAACGACTGTTGAAGAGCTGCGTAATCAATGTCTGCCATGAGAAGGTTGCTCCTCGGCCTAAATATGGCCGTTGCACAGGACTAACGCAGTTCAAGGACAAGTGATAGCGGTGGGCGATCAACTTCAACCCCTTGCACCTGTTCTGCTGATGGTCGCCAACCGTCACGCCAGGCCTGTCGACGTGGATGAGCCCACATCATGGCACAGCGCTCACAGCACCCAAATTCACGGTACGCACGATCATCATCCTGCGACCGCATCAGGTGATCACAGATCGGACACGCCAGCGGCGTCACGGGTGAGGCATCGACCGGCACGATGACGACAAAGTCACCGGGTCGATCGTCGATCAGTCTGTCTCGGAGGTACGGTCGCCATGCCACGATTCATTGTACATCACGCAGCTATCTTTTTCGACCTTGTTGATCTCAATGATGTGATCGGCCGCGTCCTTGACACCGTCGACGTGGGTGATGACGACGATGGTCTTGAAGTAGCGCTTGAGTGACATCAACAGGCGGTTACAGGCCTCAACGCTAGCGGGATCCATGGGGCCAAAGGCCTCATCGATGATGAACATGTCGGTCTTGGGCAACGATGATACGTTGATCAGCGCCACGCGGATGGCCAACGAGGCGATCATCTTCTCCATGCCGCTAGCCAGCTCGATGGGCCGGCGACTGTCGCCGTAGTCAATGTAGACCTCCATGGAATCATTGACGTCGTCGACCTCAAGCTCAATGTTGAAGTCAACGATGCCGTGAAGAATCTCGGCAATCTCGGCGTTGATGACGGGGAGCTGTGACGTGGTGATCAACGCCGGGATGCCCTTCCTCGAGAAGGCCTGTGCAATCAGTTCGTGAGCCTTCATCAACTGCAACAGGTTGTGGCGGTGGGTCGCATCAATTGCCAACTTATCGAGGTCAGACTGCATGCGACCCACCTCTGATGCCGCTGTCAACTTTTCAGAATCGTGCCTGCGCGCTGCCTTCTGGAGCTCATCGATCTGGCGACGCAGCGTCACGACCTCCACATTTCCTTCATTCTTCAACGCTTCTTCGAGTTCCGCTAACCGGCGTGCGGTGGGCTCCAGTGTGCCATTGATGTCATCTAGCGCACCCTCCAACTTGACAAGTTGAACCTGCTTTGCAGCAATGTCAACGCGGAGCTTGGCCTGTGCGCTGATCAGTTGTTCAACTTTGGTGACCTTATTGTGAAGGTCCTCTTGTTGCAGCGCTTGCAACGCCAGCTCCGCCTTCTGCAACTTGTCGAGAGAGCGTTCTACCTTGTCACGCTGTGGCTCTACGCGTTCCTTGTTCTTGTGGGCATCCTTGATGAAGCGACACGTCGGATAGTCATCACCGCACGGCACGTCGTCAAGTATTTTCAGCGACCGCTGCTGTTGCTTCAACAGGTCAGCATCCTTCTCGTGTGCGTGACGGAGCACCTCGAATGATGATTCTAGGACGCGATAGGCCTCTTGGCGCTGCTTCAATGCGCCTAGGTCATAGTCAACTAGCACTGCATCGATCGACGTCACTTTCTTCAGCATCAGCCCAATGTCAGCGTGCAATTCATCGATCTTTTGAGTCGTGGCCCGGGCCTTGGTCGTCAGTGAATCAACGTGATTACGTTGTGATTCAACCTGCGTCTGTGTCACGGGAATGAAGTCCTTGAACGAGGCCAACTGTTGGCGCAGTTCATCGAGTTGCTGGCTGGCGTCGTGGAGCAGGTGATCCTTCTCATCGATGGTTGTACGAGCAGCATCGAGCCTCTCGTTCAACGAGCGTTGTTGTTCCTGCCAGTCGCGTTCGGGCAATTGGCGGAGCGCCGCTTTGTTGACATTGACGTCATCGGTGGCCAACCTGAACATCCTGTCGAAGATGTCGAGATCTAAGAACCGCGACAGGATCTGCCGCCGCTTCGTCGACCCATGGTTGATGTACTGCTTGATCTCATCCTGCGATGCCACGCTGGTCAGCAGGCAATCGTCACCGGTGCCGATCAACTTGCGAATCACCTTCTCGGTGTCCTTCCGCTCTTCACCCGCCAGGTCAACGGCCTCACCCGTATCATTGATCCTGAAGACGTTGAGGTTGGTGTTGGCATTGACAGCGCCGTGCTTGTTCTCGTGCTTGACGGTCTGGCGCTCGATGACGTAGCCCGTACCATTGACGTCGATGATGGCCTTAGTGTAGCAGTGGTCGTGCCTGACGTTGACGACATGGAGGTTCTTGACGTTGCCCCGGTCGGTGGTGTTGAACAACGAGTACATGACGGTGCCGACGATCGACGACTTGCCAGCGCGATTGGGACCAAAGATGCCGACGATGCCCGGCAACTTGTCAAAGTTGATGACATTGCCTGCACCGTACGCAAACATGTTGTCGAAGGCCAGGTGTCGCAGTGACCACTTGGTATTACGGACGACGTCATCACTGTCGAGAGCACGGGTCAAGTAGCTGCCGATCTGCTCACGGACGGCCGACCACTCATCGTCGGTGACGCCGTCGGGGTGATAGTCCTTCACCAATTTCAACAACACATCGGGGTTACGGAGGTCTTCCTTGGCCAGTATGGCGGCACCGGCCTGCAGCACATCGCGATTGACCTGATGGTCATTCTTGAAGGTCACCTCCGACGCCTTGAGCTCCTCCTGCAGGGCCTGCGTCAGCAGCGTCACCTCCTTCTGTGCCAGCACGTCCTTGCTCCTGATCCTGAAGCGGCCGCCTGACGCACAGATTTTCTTGGCCCTGTTGACCAGGGCACCGATCGACCCAGTCCATTCTAGCGTCACGTAGGGTTGCGGATTGGGCAACTCACAGAACTTGACGTCAAAGTTAGACTTGTCGGCGATGTCCCACAGCAAGTAACCATGTGTCAGCGATTCTCCATAGTTCTGCTGCACAGGAGAAGATGGGTAACCCACCCACGGTCGCTTGACGCGGATCTTGATCTTACCGGCGCTCACCCGATCACCTCGGCTTCCGGGTAGTTGCCAATGTCGGCGGCATCGATCTCCAGCTCCACGTCGCGGCCTGCTAAGAATTGGTGAGTGTGGATGTCCCCCAACATTGCAAAGTCCCAACCCTTGAAGAATTCAACCGTGGTGCCTTCCTCAATCAACCAGTTGGTGTCGGTCGTCGCTCCCCAGATCGGGCCGTGGTAACAGGCGATGTTGACCTTACCCGGTATGGGCTTGACCTTGTCCCAATTCTCCTCGTCAAACAGGCTAAAGACACCCCACACATAACCAGGGGCAAACTCGTAGGTGCCACTGTGCTTGTAGAGGTGCACGCGTGGATTGTTGAGTGCGGCAATGATGGGAGAGATGGCGTCTTGGCGCGAACGGTTGCTGCAGTTGAGGTCGTGGTTACCGAGCATCACGTGGACGGGAGCAACTTCAGCCAACGCACTGAACCACCAGCACATGAACTCAATGCACTCAGGCGACATACCAGAAGTCTTAGTGTGAAAACTATCGCCCCCAATGAAGATGTGATCGACCTTCTGTTCCCTACACCGCTCGATGAAGGTAGTAAAGATCTGCTTATACTCTGCGTGGCGACTTAAATTACGGACGTGGACATCAGCCGTGTGGGCAATCCTTAGCATGCAGGCACTCTCTATAGATCAGTACAGCACCGCAAAGGATCTGTACAATGGATGTTGGCGGCGGGCACCCTCACAACCTGATCTGTGCCGCTACGTCTAACCGATCCATGAAAGCATCGTCCCAACTAAAGGGCCGCGCTGTCACCAACGCCTGCCTGAAGTCACGCTTGGCCATGTCACCCGGGTCGGTCGGCACCGTGACGATCCTCACCGGCACGTCGAACTCCGCCAGCTTGCGGGCCAACTTCGGCGTCTTCTTCACCCGCATGTCGGCGTCGAGGGCCAAGGCGACGGGCGTCTTGTTGACGATGATGGCATTGAACAGCGCGCTGGTCTCATTGAGGTCACTGCCCAATAAGGGCACTGCGTTGTCAGGGCACTTCATCAGGTCGAACGGGCCCTCGCACAGCACCAGCTCCTGTGACCAGTCGATGTTGAGCTCATTGAAGATGATCTGGAGCTTGTACCCAGGCGGCACATCGGGGCCGTCATACTTGGGCTTGCGAAACTTGTCGACGGCGCGGCCCACGAAGTAGTTGAGGGCACCGCGCGCATCGAATGATGGCACTAAGACGCGGCGCTTCCACCTGAAGTCTGAGCTGTAGCCCAACTTGAAGTACCACATGTCACGTTGGGTGATGCCGCGTTGGGTCAAGTACCTGCGCAGCGCCAGCACATCGGTGTCTCGGGACGTCGACGTCGCCAGCAACCTGAAGTCATCAGGAAGTTCTACGCCTGAGGGCTCATCGACGATGACAATGTCAAGGCACCGGTGATCCCGCTTGTCGGCAGGCATGAACCGATCGCGATACTCGAGCAATTGGTCACGGGTACCGTACTTCCTGACCAACGACCACAGGCTGTGACCGCGCGCGCCGCACGTCCAACAGTGCCACTGATCATCCTCTAATAGGATGGCCAGCTTCTTCTTCGACACGTCCTTGGGTGCACAGACCGGGCAGCGCACGTCGAAATTGCGGCCATTGCGTGCCAGGCGCCCGAGACCGAAGACGCTTTCGATGAACTTGACGCGATCGGTCACGGAGACGACGGGCACGAGCCGATCGTAACCCAGATCAGGTCAATGGTTCAAGCCGGGAAGGGTTGGTGCTTGCGGCACATCGTCAGGCCCTTCATGGGCTTGCCCGGACACCCAGGCTCGCACGGGTAGGCACACCCGCCCGGGGGTTTTGGCACCTTCTTGGGCTTCTTGGTCACCACGATGGGCCCACAGATTGCCGCTGCTCGAGCGATGACGTAGGCGTCGGTCGCGTCGCGGCTCCAGAGTACCTGCTTGCCAGTCTTGGTCACGGGCCACTTGACGTCATGGAGGTCGTGCTCACTCATGTACGAGAAAACTTGCTCCTTTTGGGGCCCGCCGATCGCCGTCTTCTGGAGCTTGACGCCACATAATTTGCGGGCGTGGGCGGCACCGATGTACTCGGGATCGACACCAAAGACATCACGGGCGATGTACGACGTGATGCCATTGAACCGCATCAGCGTCGAGATCGTCTGCGCCGACGACATTCCCGCGCGAAAGCCCATCAATGGCTCTTCGACGACGACACGGTCAATGCAGATGTGATATTGAGCAGACAATTCGGCACTGATGACTTTGAATGCACGCTGCACCACATCTGTTTTCTCCCACAGCGTCTTACATTTCTTAAACTCAATTCGATCGAGCATGTAGTGGTCACCCGCCGACGCGCCACTCTCTATGACACAAAATCCTGTGCAGCTGGTGCTTACATCAAGTCCCAAGATCACGCTCATGGCTGATCATGGTCTTCACGCGACGCCTGTAAAGGTCACCCTCCCGTGTCGAGCAACACCAACCTGCCCTTGTCATCGAGACCCCAGTTGTCATCATGAAGTTCCATGGGATTAATCTTGCAGGCCTTGACGGTGTCGTACAGTGCCCGGTACCACTCATTAGTGTGATACAGGCGTTCATGGGCACGAAGAGCTTCGGCGTCATCAATCCCGAGTTCATACCCCTCCGCTTGATGAATGCTCGTCTCAATGATGAACATTAGGTCACTAGTGTCAGACATGCCGACGGTCGCCTTCAGGGCGCGCCCGAGGGAAGCACCCACCACGGGCTTGACCTTGTTGGAGATGACCCACTGGTAGTTGGGCGCCTTCACCAACACGTGGACGATGGGAGCATTAGGCGCTGCACACTTGCGTCGAGAGGCCTCGTCCCTGTTCTGCTCAATGCCATTGGCGTTGTACGCCCACTTGATGACCCACCCACGGCCCACGTCGTAGACCGTCCTGCCCGCGCCCGACCCCAGCACCTTGGCGTGAAAGTCGAGGTATTCCACAGCGTCGTCCTCGGTCAATCCTCGGAAGACCTTGAGATCGAACGGCTGACGCGCTTCGACGAGCAAGTTGACATAGTCACGTAGGAGATTGCTCACCCCCATACTTATCCCACCCAATGGCCCGAGACTTCACTACTTCAATAGGCCAAGTTGCTTCAATTCAACCTCGGTGATGACGACCAGTGCGACGCCGTGGGCCCGAGCCCAGTCACCCGCCGCCAACAACTTCTTGGCCACCTTGACCTGGTGCACCCGTCTAGCGGGTTTCACCTCGACGAGTTCGATGTGGCCGTCGGCGTAGGTGACGAGGAAGTCGGGGTGATAGTTGCGCAGCTTGCCCGTCTTCTTGTTGCTGACGTACGGGATGACGATCGACTCATAGGCCCAGGTGATGACGTCGGGCGACGCGTCGAGGTACTGCATGTACGAACTTTCCCAACCCGAGCGGTATTTACACGTCAGGCCCGTCTTGGGAGACGCGTGAACGCCGGTATGGTAGTGGCCCTTACGCTTACGCTTACGCTTTTTTGCCACGGATGGGCCTGAACCTTTCACAGGTGCAGTCTTCACCCGTCGCACCTGCAATGCCGGTATCATCATTGAAACACGGGTGTGGCGCGTCGCCGGCGTGGACGGCCAACGGGTGACCGCAGGTGCAGAGGCGCTCGAAGTTGGCCTCGTAGGAATACTGGCCCGTGCGCCGGTTGCGGTTGGCCTCGCCGATCAGTCGCTTGAGCTCGCCGAACCTAATACGCATGAGGTAAATAGGTCCGACGAGCTGCGATGGGGATGGTTAGACGCCGCGGCCTTGCAACAGGCGGACGATGACCAACACGACGATGACGAGCAACAGCAGGTGAATGAACCCGCCGGCGATGGGGAAGAACACAAAGCCCAATAGCCACATCACGAAGATAATGCAGCACAGAATCCAGAGAATGTTCATGAGATCAACCAACTTTCTTGTCGATCTTAACTATGGTCGTCGATGAAGATCATGATCGAATTAACGTGAATGTAGTCAACTCACTTAAAAGTCAATGATATCAACAACTTAGAAGTCGTACTTGATCTTAAAGAGGACTTTATCCCCCGGCCTTTTCGCGATGGGTTGAGCGAGTGCCGTCTTCATCACCACATTTAAGTCACGGTCGTGGAAGTACAGGTTGGTGATGTAGACGAAGTTGTCCTCGGGGTCATTCGGATAGCCCGTCGGAGGCACCGACGCGTAGTTGGGATTGCTCGAGCTGTTCAATTGATTGCTCGGCGCAAAGGCATCAAGCTTCATGACGTGCACGTGCTGCTCACCCCTGAAGTTGGTGCCGAATTGATTGAGGCCATAGAAGTACAGGTGAGGGCTCTTGAGCAGCACCAGACCCTCGTCGTAATACACATTGCCCACCGAGTTCCACGTTGCCTGTGGCGTCAAGCAATCTGCCCGGTACACGTTGCCACGCCCATCATCGGCCAAGTTAATCGAGATGGGCCCACGCGTGTTGGGTTGCGTAATATCATGCTGCGAGCCCAACAGGCTCGATCGCATCAGATCGGGTTCACTGAATGTCAGCGTACCCGGGCTGATCCTGAAACCGTAGTACAGGTTGCTGATGTCAAAGACGACGACTTCATTCGACGACGGATCCTGCGTGCGTTGAAAGACCGTCAGCGGCGCACCGAACTCGACGTCACTGCCCGACTGTGCAGTGTTGATGTAGTTCAACGTTGCCGGGCCCGCCGCGGTGAAAGGCGTCTCAGGCGTCGCGCCCAGCTGGATGTTGGCAAAGGCATTGACCTGCACATCGGGCTGCGTGCCGTCGTCGAAGGCCCCCGCGCCGAACATCAGCGTCGCCGTCGAGATCATGTTGTCGAGGTTGATGAAGCTGAGCTCATCGAGGCCCAGGTCATCGACGGCGCGGGCCAATCCCTCCGACACCAGCAATTGAAAGCTGGGAACGAAATTGCCGTCGTCGCAAGGTAGGATCGTCAGGTTGCGCTTGGCAACGAAGGGTTGCGAGTACAGGAAGTCATTACACGTCTCCGCACTAGTCGACGTCTGAATGGCAACGCCTGTCAGGTGATGTAGCAACGGAAAGACCTGTGAACCCAAGTCCTTACCAAAGTTCTCAAGGTTGATGTAGTGACCCGCGACGCCGAACGACAGTGCGACGCTGAAGGGTGTCGTTGAGGCACCGTCGATCTCTTCAAAGGGGGTGATGAGGAGGCCGCCATGGTCACCCACAAACTGGCGATATGGCGATTGCTCGACGAAGAAGGGCGGCACATAGAATGAGAAAGTGTTGTCAAGGAAGGTGGGCCCGATGCTGGCGCTGAAGGCAATGTCAGTGTCTGACATGTAGCAGCGACGGATGGCGACGTCGTGAAGCTCGGCATTGAGCGGGTGCCTAAAGAAGTAACTCGGAGGTGCAGCGACGCCGTATTCGGCGTACATCACCTGCAGGCCGTCGCGGTTGGCGGGATCGAACGCAAAGAAGGCACCCATCGGGTTGCCGTTGGTGTTGGGCCCCTCGTAGAAGTTGCCCAGGCACATGACGTCAGGGTTGGCCAGGCTGCTGGTTTGTGAGAACGTCGACGCTGCAGGTGAAATCGTCGATGATGGAACTGTGAAGGTGCCGACGTCGAGGCCATCGACATTGAAAGTGCCGACGCCGTTGTTGATCTGGTTGGTGCCCCACCTGACGACGACATGGTGCCAGTGGTTCCACTGCAGGCTATTGTCGTTGGACAGGAAGATGAGGTCTGACGGGTACGGGCCCGGCACCGCCGTCGACGGTGCAATGTCAGCCGACTGGCTCAACTGTAGCTGCAGGCGAAAGCCCACGCTACGGCCAGTGTAGTCGACGCCTGAACCCGTGACCAGCGATAGGGCAAAGGTCGATGATAAGTGGAGGATGGTGCCCGCCTTGAAGGGCTTGTTGGGCGCGTCCTGTTGGTACCGCGGATTGATGTAGAAGTCAAAGCTGAAGGAGCCACTCGGCGTGTAGGTGCCGCTGGCATGGCCCTTGTTGACGACGAGGCCTCCGTTGCCCCCACCGATGTTCGGGTACAGCAACACCGACGACGTGGGCACCATCGACGCGGTGAAGAAGTTGAGGGTGTTGTAGTTGGTGTAGGCCCAGTGTGCCGTCGGGTAGGTGGGTCGATAGAACGTGTTGAGTTGGTCCTTGATGATCAACTTGCGTAGGGTGTTGCTGTTGAACGCGGGAGGAGGAGAAAACCTGACGATGTCAAGCTTGACCTTCAGGCGCTCGGCTTGCCCCTGTGTGGCGCAGCCTGCCATGTACTGCGTCAGCAGGCTGGTGAGGCTGCCACTGACCAAGGCACCGGCGTGGGTGATGGCATTGGCACTGACTTTGGCTGACATCTGCACTTGGTGCAGCAACGACGACAGATCGGCATCATCGTGGGCCGCCTCGGTGAACGAAGAATCGGGCTGAATGTCCTTCTGGATCAACGAGTGACGCGGATAGACGTAGATCGAACCTGTGGAGCCCTGCGTCGAACTCGACGTGTACGTGCGCACCGGGTTGGTGACGACGGTGAACGTTTCAAGGTCAGTGGGATCGAACGGATAGATCGAGGGCATCGGTCGCTGTACTCTCTAACTACCCTACACCACGATTCCCCAAACATGAAGAACCGACCAAAGGCGCGCGAGGATCAGAAGTCGAGGCGGAGGCGTAGCGTCAGATCTCGTTCACTGTTCTTCTGCACCGGGCGACTGAGTTTGGCGACGGCGAGGAGATTGTCGTTGGCGTCATAGAGGCCAACGCTCGTGATGTAGGTGAAGCTCTGCTGCGTGTCTTCCTGACCCACGTCAATTACCACGATCCGGTTGGAGGTGTCTGTGTATGTTGGGTTCGACGAGTAATTGAACTCGTCTGCGCCCGCCCGACAGAAGATCAGGCTCGAATTGATGTTGGTGATGTTCTGGAAGGTGATGGCGGTGTTGCTGCCTGAGCCCATCCTGCAACCGGCGACGTGGTCGATGATGTTATCAATCGACGCACTGACGACGAAGTCAGGGATGAACGCTGACTTCCACTTGGTCTCCGTCCCCTTGGCACCCAACGTCTGGTTGCCCAGCGCTGCCATGGCGTCGATGGTGCCCGACACGAACTGGCTGCCGCTGGTCACCTTGGCCATGTCAAGGACGAGGATGCCGCGATCATAGAACATCAGGCCCACGTTACGGGTGGTGTTGGCGCTGTCGACAATGTTGCCGACCTGGCCCCCGAACGTCGACAGCTTATTGGTCGCGGCGCCGATGTCGGTGTAAATCGCCGAGCCGACGGTCGAATTGACGTTGAGGTTGGTGATCCATCCGACGTCGCCGACCGGGCCTGCAGTCGGGGGCTCATTCTGTCCCGATGGGCCGACGGCCGACGCCGTCTGAAAGAACCGCATCGCAAACGTCTCGCGCTTGATGCTGTCACGTGCGAACAACCGCTTGAAGGCGATGAACAGCGCCACGTCGATGTTGTCCGATGGATTGCTGCTGTTGAGCGGCGAGGTGAAAGTGGTCGTTGCATTGCCTAATAGCGACTGCGCGAACTGGCGGTAGACGTCCATCTTCTCGCGTACCATCAGGCTGGAGCTGGGGAATAGTTCCTTGCCCGCGGCGTCGACGCCCGTCTGGCTCGTCAGCTCCGTAGTGCCGCCGGGGCCTAGGCCCACCGTCATGTCGAAGATGGCGTTGGCGGTCTGGAGCGTGAAGTCCGAGTCATAGACGGTTTGAAAGAGAGAGCTCGTCACACCAGGTCCGATGCCCCCAGTGACGAAGACTTGGTACTTGCGGCGAGACACCGACCCGCTGATGTCCTGTTGCAGGACGTCGATGAGCTGGTTCAGAAACGAACGAGCCACCTTGATGTCTGACGGGAGGACTTCTTTGAAGGTTGCGATGGGATTACCCCTCCAATCGTTGGAGAACTGTTGACCAGTCGTTGAGTTTATTGCACATGATCAGTTCCTTGTCGGTTATCCTAACTAATCTGCGTCCATGTGTTCTGAACCATTCATCTTGCGCCCGGTCGGCATCATAAGCCCTCTTACTGGTCGGGTGTAGATCTTCGTAGGGTTTATCGAGACCATGCCAGAACTCACCATCAAGCTGCACATATGTGTCAATGCTGCATACGTACGCATCAATCAACCAGCATTTACGTGTCCCGTGTTCAACGAGAGCTTGTTGTTCAACGTTACCATACCTCATTCGCAGAAACTCAACTAATGCTTGCTCAGGCTTTGACACAATCCATCCGTTCTCTTGTCTCGCTGTAGATCGATACCCTTTTTGACCTGCAACTCTCAATTCTTCACTTGATAATCTGAACGGTGATCCCGCACTGAACGGGCTATCAACACCGTACCTCTCGCGGTACGTCTCTAACTTCTTCGCCTTGACGCCAATGGCATTCGACGGGTGATCGGCACCGTGCCTCTCCATCATCGTCTGCTTGAACTTGACATTCGATGATGATGTAGGATCTGACGGCGCAAGTGCCCCAGTTCTCTCAACCCTCGTCACAATCATCTTTTCTGTCGCACCGGGTACTTGCGACGAGTATTCAACGCCGTACCGCTCAACCCTAACATCCACACACTTCTGCGCTAACTTTCCACTTGATCTCGAACGCTTACTGCAATCACGCGAACAGAACGTCAATGCAGCGCTAGTAGCATGCGCTGCCCTGTGAGATGTCATGTGCTCTGCGCCACACTCATCACATGCATACACGTCAATGTGGCGGGCTCGAGGGTGACCCCAGCGTTTATCAATGAACAGTTCTTCAATCGTCTTGACGTACACAACTGATCATACCACTTAAGGGTACGATCTACACCTCTTAGAGGTTTTGATTGATGACAATTCCTATCTCTTGAACCGCGCCGCTCTGAACACCCGTCACCTTCATGAACGCCTTGATCAAGGTCTTGTCGGCCGTCGTCCCGTAGACCTGAAACAACGCATTGGTCAAGCTCTTGACTGACATCGTGAATTGCACTGACGAACCACCGTAGGAGTTCTCCGCCGGCGACCTGGTCAGGACATATGTCGCCCGCTGGTTGCCGTCGATGTTCTCAGGAGTGTTCTTCAGGATCTGCACGAAGAGGTTGGGCACGTCGAGCAGGAACGTCTGGTCGCGTAGTTCCACGTCGATCGTCGTCTCATTCTGAATAGTCTGCTGCACGGTGACAGCCGCCGTCTGCTGCGTGTTGAGGCCCAGCGTCACCAGCTCGTTGAGGCCGTCAACGTTGGCATCACCCGTCAGGGACAATAGGGGCATGTACAGCAGGTTGGGATTGGAGACGGAGATCAACCTATACTTCTGGGCGATGGCTTGGTTGGTCAGCGCCTCGAAGATGGGGGTGTTCTTTTCGATCTTTTCGGCTCCCACAGTTCGGCCGTATTTCGTGATGATACCGTAGTTGACTTCGTCATCGCCGAGCGCGTACTTGTGCACCGCGAAGGAGCCATCGTTGCGAGCGAGGAATTGACGGCCCACGTCAGTGAGACAAGCATCAAGAATCAAGTTATTCGTCGAATTGTCGAGCCAGCCCATGGGGTCTACCTTCTTCTTTCAGTTCAGCGATCGTCAACTTGCTACGACGGTAAGTAATCCCGTCCACGTACTTGAGTTTGTACTTCTTTCGATTGCCTGTCAATGTACGATAACTCAATCCCGTCGCTTCGACAGCATCATCTATCGACAAGTAAGCAATCACACACTCTCCAATTTCATTGTAACCAAACACGGGCTTTTTACGTGGGTGTCTGATGACCATATTTTTCAATCGTGTCTCATCACTCCACGGTTTATCCTTGTTGGGACCATCGTGTGTAGCGTAATACGCGCGAACCCCAGTGGTAATTAAAACATTCTGTTCAAGTGAATTCTTCTTACCACGACGACTTAAGGAAAGTTTCTCTCTTGTTGATTGTTTGACAACATAACCCTTCACCCAACCACCCCCAACACGACCACCAGGTGTCATGTTATAACCGTTCTTACCAAAAGTGTCGAGATCTTTAACCCACCGTCTTTCGGCGACGTCAAGATCTACAAGTGATGCACTCTCACTCAACGTTTCAATGATCGACAATTCAAAGGCGTCAACACCCCACTTACGAATGGCACAGTGAAACGCCAACTTACTGCCACATCGGGCATCACTCAAATGTTCTTTCCATCGCCATTCAAGCGTATACTTCGTCACCCCCACGTAGCCCTTCCCATTCAGGCGATTGCGGACCAAGTAGACGATCATGGCTTGTTATTTGGCGCGCCGACGTGCATCTTGAATTGAGGCTGTATAGCAATTGGTTTGCACACTTCTTCAAACAATTCACCGCATAAACAGCACTCGAACTTTTTCCCAGGTCGATCAGGATGATCATTTGCCAAAGGCTTGCAACGATGGTCGCACTCTACGTTAGTCATATCCTAATCTTACCCTATCCTCACACACTTTACGGCGCACTGTTGGCCAGTGCCCTATTCCGTCGCTTGGGCCCGAGGCTGACTTGTGTCGTCGCCAGCGGTTGCAAATTGGTGCTCATCTGGTCGTTGATCGCAATGTCGATGTCCTGCGCCTTGCCATTATCGATGTTGATGAACTGCAACTTGTAACTGCCTCCCCGCTGCTGCGTCGCCAGTGTCGGCGTCAACCTGTTCTGATCGTCGTACAAGTAGTAGTACTCCGGGTTGAAGTACAGCTTCATCCGTTTGCTGTGGGGCCCAGCCACCTTGATGGTATTGACGAAGACGTCACCGTCGAGGTACAAGTTCGGATAGGGCTTGGGAGCACCGAGGTGACTGACGTGTTCGAGCTGCAGCTTATTCTTGAATTGATCGAACCACACGCGGTACTGCGCCGACAGCGGGCTCGACAGGCCGTGAGCATCGATACAGGACACAGCATAGATGAAACCCTTGTCACGTGAAGAATTGACCTTGGGATCGAAGTCATCGTCGATATAGAACTGGCAGGGTGACGTCAGGTACTCCACCAACACGGGATCGGGGTTCTCGGGATCGGGAAATTTGATGTCGGAATCGTCGAAGTTATACGACTTCTGCAACTGAAACGGGTGGTCGACCGTCGTGCGCCTGAAGACCTGAAACTGCTTGATGTCCTGCTGTGACCAGACCGGAAAAGCCCACGACACTAGCAGGCTCTGGGCCTCATAGTTCCACGTAAAGTCAATGTCACCGGGAGGAGGAGGAGCGTCGAACTTGCTGGTGCTGACGTAGACGCGGTTCGACGGCTTGCTGCTGACCAACACCTTGACAGTCGCGATGTCCTCGTTGTTTTCATCGATCGCCGGCAGCGTCAGTAGGGCGATCGTCCTGATGTTGTAGCAGTAGTTAGCATTGAACTTGACGCGGAAGTCGGCCGTCGTGGCCGCATGGGGACTATCCACGACGATGGGTGGGTGAACGACGGTGGTACCATCGGGCAGCACTTCGACCTTGTCAATGACAAAGCCCACCAGTTCGGCACCGTACTTGTCGTGGTGCATCGCCGTGTTCTGCTTGTGAACGCTGATGTATGGCACGTACGTCTTGTAGTCGCTCTCCGACACTGCGGGCGTCGCGCGTTGGTTCGTTGCCTGCTTTGCTGACCGGGCATATGAGTGCATGTTGGTGACATCGCCGGCCATCGACGTCGTGGGATCGCTGATCGTCCGCTCGAGCATGTCCTGCAACAACTTAGCGTTGACCTGCACGTTGACCGACACGTTCTTCAATCCCTCGTAGTAGCCGTTGACGAACCGCTGCAGCGTCGTTGAGGTCGATGAGGGTTGAGCATAACCTCCCGTGGCCGCACGAGTCGTCGTGTCGCCGGCAGGCACGTAAAATTGTCCACCGTATGCATTGTTGGGTTGCGTCAAGGCGCGGAAGACAAAGTGAGGCTTGATGTCATTGGGCAGCACCGTCGATAGCTTTGCGGATGCCTTGTAGTGACTAGTACTGTCGGGATGCGTTGATTGCAGCGTCTGCACTGCCAAAGTACCCGTCACCAATGAATGAATCTTGTCATCGATCTTGCCGTCGTGAAAACTGATGGCAACAAAGCCATTGGCGGCGAAGAAGTCCTCATTGACAATTTTGTCGACATTGTCTAGGATCAGCGATCCGTATTGAGCACCCGTCGTCCTGTTAGCGTTGCTACGTTGGGCCTGAGCGCTGACGGCATTGCCCACGTCGGCCATCTTGGGCAGCGAAAAGTTGAAGGTGACCTCGCGGGGCACCCGAGTGAGCGACCACTGAATGAAGTTGGTGTCAATGTTACCCCCGGGGCGCGACAGTGCACGAGCGGGTACGCCGCCCGAATCATTGACGCACTCATCGGGCGTAAAAAAGTTGTACTTGAACGCGGCGTTGAAGTCAGTGACTTCAGGCACGTCGATCGAATAGACCAACTTAGAGGGTTGTGAAATTGTCATGTGTTTACGTGCCCTCGTCGAGAGTCTCAATGGTGACGAAGTACTTGTCGGTGATCAGGTCGCCGTTGTTGCGATCACGCGGGCGATATTGGTAGTTGTTGACGTTGGGCGCGGGCCGACCGCGGCCGAAGCTTCGAGAACCGGGGGTGGTGGCTCGCACGGCCGTCGCTAGCACCTGAAATGCAGCCTGATCACTTTCGGTTGCCGTGACGATCTCGCCATTGGCGATCATCAGCCCTAACGCGTCCTTGCCATAGGGACTAGCGATCGTCGCTGTCACATCAATCTCAAAGTCATTGGGATCAACAATGATGTTGAAGACGCGGTCAAACGTCCGCGGAGCCACCACCCGTTGGGCCAGTGAAGTGGGATCCGATGCCGTCGTCAAAGTGTTGGAAAAACCGTTGATCGTCCTGAGCTGTTCATACACAACGGAGGTATTACGTGCAGAAATGGTGCTGAGGTTAGCATCAAGGTTACCGACGACGGCCTGTTGTTCTAGCGATTGAATGGGCGCTGAAGCGGGTTGAATTTGACCATTCACTGTTGATGTTGTCACTGACCCACCGACGCCGGCCGCGTTGGCATACGTAGGCTGCGAGATTGAAGCAGGTGCCGCCAACGATTGAATGCCGGGTGGAGACCCCACGACTGTCGTTGAAAACATGACGCCACCCGAGGGGGCAGTAGAACCCTTTCCCGGAGGCTGTGTTGCTTTCCTTGTCACTTGGTCAGCGACAGACGACACCATGTGTTCTGTGAGCGTTTGCACGAAGCTAGCTTCAGCTGGTGGCGCTGCGGGTGCCATGCTGAAATTTGACTCAGCTACGTCCATGCCGATCATCAACTTAATGTACGACTCGAGCAACTGACTGGCGACGTGGTTCTGCAACAATTCCGCCTTTTGATTGGCCGTCAAGAATGAATACGAATCATCGTCGAGAGCAACGCGAACATTCTTGAGGCCATCATTACCGGCGATGACTGACGACGCGTATTCAAAGCCATTAGTGATCGCCGCGGCAGTACCAGCGTTCGGATCTTGGCTAAAATTCAACGTTGGAATTGAGTTGATAACGTCGGCAGCGGTGGGTTGTTGGGGCAATGGCAACCATTGGGCCGTCGTCAACCGTGCAGGAAACCGCGACATTTCAAACATGAAACGTTGGGGTTTATAGATGATGTCGCTATTGACCAGGTCAATCTTATAGACACAGACATTGACAATGTCATTACGACGATTTTGGAATGATGCACGCTGTTGTTGTTGAATGTTGACTTTCTGCTTGAGGCGTTGGGTGAATCCCAATGGAACTCCCACCGTTAAGATCCGCTTATTGGTGCCTTTGACGGTTGCAAATTGATCGGTCCCGAAATAACCAAACAGCGCCGCTCGAAGGGCCGGTGAGATTTGTGATTCATCGAGCACCTGCACCTTCTTGGGGGTACCTGATATGCCTTGACTAGCCTTGGCCTTAGACGTAGGTTGCGTGGGTGCTGACGCCGCTAGCAAATTTTGAACCGACGCAGCCAACATCATGATCTGTTGTTCGGAAAACAGCATGCCCAACAGCTGTTGATCATGGTTCAAGATGGTCGCAATGTCCTGCAAGTGTTGAATTGCAGGAGGAGACTTGAGGTAGTTGCTGATCAACTTCAATGAAGCATTCAATGCCTTCATTCCGCCGATGATGGCGAGGATCATCTGTTGCACTCGAGCATCTTCACCATCGGCACGTTCCGACAACTCGCGGATGGAATCAGCGTTGCCAGTGCCGCTACGCGCGATGGTATAGTTGGTCAAGCCTGCCGTGATCGTCGTTTGATCTGACGTCGTGCCGACGATGCTAGTGTTGCCATAACGGGCAACCATCGCAATGATCAGATCAAACGCCACCATCAACACCGTCGTGTCGATGTAACCATTGAAACGGGTATAACCCTTGTTGATTGCCGTCGTGGTGACACGAAATTGGATGAGGATTTGGCTCATCAATTGTTGAATGTACGTCGTCAATTCAGTGCCTGACTTGAGCGCCGTCGCGATGGCTTCTGGCGTCAGTGCAGTGGTGACGACATTGTTCAATCCTTCATCATTGATGAATTGGATCGTCGTGCGAGACGTCGGTACCGACGCCGCCAGCGATTGATTGACCAACTCAACCAAATAGTCAACGAGCGGAGTGTTATCAGCCGTCGGTGACGAGGCAAAGCCCGGCACATTGATGCCATAACTCCGGGAGATCTTGCTGATTATGTAGAGAAACAACGTCGACTTAACGTTGTTGTCGTTCCTGGCATAGGCAAAGACGGCGGCCAACTTGTCGTTCTGGAGCATCTGAGATGTGGTACCCGACGCATCCACTAATTTGGTCTTGATAGCATCTAGCAACGCGGATGTGTTATTTAGGATGACGCCATCGCGGCCGTAATCGGCCATCAGCTTGAGTCCATCTACCACGATGCTAAAAGCATCGTGTGACCGCTCAAGTACGAGAGCGAGAGCATCAATGTTCGTCGTGTTGAACTTCGTCCCATCGGTCTGCAGGATCTGATCGAAGTAATAATCACCTCCGGGCGTCGTAGTGCCCGTGTCACCTTCAACGTACTTGGTCTCGAACGTCAGGACGCCGGTGTCGCCCGAAATCTGTTGTGCAATCGACGTCAGGACATTGGTCGCCTGTGATGGGAAATCGGTGATGTTGTTGCCAAATTTGCCGATGATTGAGTCAAAGAGCGATGAATTGCCACCCTGATCAGAGACGGTGAAGCCATAAAAATCACGGAGTATTCGGCGGGTCGAGTCGTTGGTTAGGCCCTGTGAATATCGGTACTCCGACGTCAATAGGTGAGCAAGAGCCGCAATGCGTGCTTCTTCATCCTTAAACAACACATTCTGATAGATGAGGTTGTACGCAGGCCTAATCGTCCCCAGCGTGTCCTGTGCTTGTGCAACCTGCAGGTTACTAAGCTCGTCAAGGTTGGCGAGGTTGGGTAGCGACAACGCCAGGCTAAACCGATTAGCCTGAGGCAATAAAATCGTCGATGGGTTGGTGTCATTTCGCTGACTCGACGGATCGATGTCCAAGAATTGTAGGGTGTGATACTTGAGAGCATACGACAGCTCCACCAAGACCTGCATCCAAATTTTAGACGAGGCATAGACTTTCGCGACGGTGTCCTGCTTGTAACCCAATTCGACCAACACGTCAACAAAGTCATACTTGGGCTTGAGTCGCTGTGCCAACTTCGCAAAATTTGAGGTTGGTGCCCTTGAACCCCCAACCTGTGCATTAGTACTGACCTGTTGCTGAGCAAAGTTCGTGCTGTTCAAGCTGCCAACTTGAGTGGGATCGATGAGATAGATGTCGTGCCTGAGATCAAGCTGCGCCTTCTGTGATTCAATGATCCTGACCAAGTTCAACAAGAATGATGCATCAACGTTGAGTGCACTTAAGGCCGACGAAAATGCGGCTTCACGATCGTTGAACTGCTTAGCGATGTTGGCATAACGTGCCTTCAATTGTGTGATCAATGACTGTGTGTTGAACGATCGGAGGTTACGAATGTTGATCTGAGCGTCGAGGTACTTACCAGCGTCAGTCATATAAGAATTGATGCCACCGGCCTCAATGAGACCAATGAAGTTAGGAGAAGCACCGACAGCATCGTGGTCAAACAGGGGCAAAAAATGCGACAACATGACGACTTCAGGCCGCTCTTGAGAGATGCCTGTCAATTGTTCGTAGGGTTGAAAATTGGTCGCCGTCTCGATAAATCCCAACGTCAAGCGTGGATCGTTCTGCTTGCCGGCATTGAGGGCCAAGTTGAACGTGGGCATGATCGTATTGACGCCATTCGTCAATGGAATGACCATGCGAGGTGCCGTCATCTGCTTGACAACGTCGGCGACGGAGACGGACAAGTCATTCTTGAGAGTAATGGCTCCCTTCACGATAATGATGGGCAAACCCACTGGGGCTTGATATGCCGGTAGCGGGTGCGAAGAGATCGCGGTCACGGGCGTGGTCAATTGCTTGTTGGCCTGTGCTCCCGGCGTCGTCGTCACCGGTTGAATCGCCACATTGCCCAAGTTAGCCGTCGTGGCATTGTTCACGCGCAGCGAAGCTATCATTGCCATGGCACGTCCACGATCACTGAATTTGTCAATGCGGGAGTCCCCACGGCATAACTGTTCATCACGGGCACGATGACATAACTAATTGCTCCCACGTCGTGTGACGTCAGCACATGAAAGTATTGACATGCACCTTGCGCAAATTGGGTGTGGGCTTTTCCCAACAACGTTCGAACGCCATTGACCTGCTTCATGATGAGAAAATTGTCAACTTGTTCAATGTCACCCTGTACTTGCCACGCAATTATGTTGAGCGATCGATTGAAACGTGACGCAGTCTGGTTCACAATTTTTGCCGTGTCACGGTCGAACGATGCTTCAATTGTCGCCACATCACCGACCGCTCCGAATGACATGGGATCCTTGGCATAGCGCTGAGAAGCGCCTTGCGGAGTGATGATGACACCCCTCGTCAACGTCAATGGATGCAAGAACTGTGATGGTGAAAACTGGTATGGCTTCTTTGTCGTCGGATCTATCGCATTCTGTTGCAGTGCTTCGAACATCGTCGTGGAGGCCCTAAGCAACGGATAGATCTCATAACGATACACGTGGCCATATTGTAGAGGATTGATCGCGCGATTCTTCCGTAGGACTGAATCAACGAAGTTTGACACCGTCACTGTACCAAAATCTTCACGAATCCCAGTAGTAAGATCGACACGCTGCACGTTGTGTGCAATTAGCTGTTGTAGTTGATCACGTTGAGTTTGCAGGTCACCTTGAAAGAATTGCTGCAGGTCTTGGTTGCCCAACATCTGTTTGATTGCGTCTAGATCAGTGTTCGCAGTAATGGTGTTGATGTTGAACGACACGTCAGGGGTTGAATCGTGATTGACAATGATGTTGTCGATCACCGTGTTCACCTTGCCAGGCGCGGGTTGCAAGAACTCTATCGTCACATCGCCCGCGTCAACCGTCACTCCATTTTCATAGATCAGGCGACCGACGTAACGGTAGACGTTATTAGCATGCACATCGCCGTCAACGGTTGTGATCAGATCGGCGGTTCGAGAAGCAGCATCAATGAATCCTACATCACCATTGACAGTGACATATGAACTATCGTGCGTCGTCATGTTCCACCGCAAAAACTGTATCGCAACGCACTTTGTCGGAAGATTACGCACTTCGAGACGTATTCCTTGATCGACTTGCGTACCCGTCAATGCAATCGAACGAGTCGGTGTGAATCGAGGAGGCTTGATCACGGTGCTAGCAAACTCAAACCCCTGAATGTTCTGCGGACCCACAGGAATGACGCGGTAAACAATTACCGACGAGATGGGCATGTCGACCTGCACGTGAAGCGAATTTTGTCGCTTAGACGTCTGATACGTTCCGATCAAGGCATAAGTGTCAAGATCAGGCGTTGCAGCGTAGATGGTCTTCTTGAAGACTTGTACTGCCGTGGCTGTAGAATCAACTTGTTGAATCTGCAACGTTGCCCGACTTGCAAAGGGGGAAACAGATGTTTTCAGCGTGGGTGACAACTTGGGCGTATTGTACACACGTAGTTCCTTTGGTACATTAAGCGTTTTGATGACAGTGTCAATGGGTTCACCAGAGTCGGAATCCAACAGGTCAAATTGAACGAAAAAGTTGGTTGCTGCCCCTTCTGAACGTAGCAGTGCACGTGAAAGTACCATGGTTACAGGAATTTCAACGGTTTGGTCAGTAACCGTCGTCATCACCTGCACTAGTTCATCATCAGTGACATCATCAGTGGTAGTCGGTGGTACGGTAGACGTTGAAGGAAAGAGGTGATAATTGGCCAACTGTGTGGCAGGATCAGTAGATAATTCAACCGCCATCGAAGGATTGCTCAATCCTCCCCGAGTTGTGTCCTCGGACTGTGCTCTGGCCGCCAACTGCATGATGTACGAAGGATCAAGGCCTTGGCGGGTGATCATGTCCTGCATCAACTTCTGAGGCAGCGTCAAAAAGGACGCCGACAACGCGAGTTGAATGTTGGGGACCGCCATAGAGTTGGCGACACGATGTAGCAACGGTTGTGGATCATTGTTTTGTTTCGTATCACCCGCTGTCACTAACTTGAGTTGAGGGGTGTTGAGTTGTGGGATATTCTCCGCGGCAACATTTGCCCGCACCATCTGCAAGATTTCATCATTGACGTATGAAAGGATGTTGCTACGCTTGGATGCGACCACAAATTTATCCTGACGAAGCAATGCCGTCTTTGCATTAGGCATCAGTGATCTGATGTTATTGACCATCGAAGTGGTATCAACTGTGCCTCGTTGTGTGTTACCCAAGACGGTGACGGGTTGTAAATACCGACTGATGACGCTGACGTTGACGACACTAGCGCCGTGATTGATCGCCGATGCTGGATTGACAGTGTAACTGAATTGAAACTTGAAGTCACCCGAGGGCAATATTTCGATCAATTCAGCATATGCATCATCAACAGTGATGAGATTGGCGACTTGTTGGAACCTAAAGAACATCGTTCAACTCACTCAAAGACCAGCGTAAACAGGTGAAGAAATGTGTCAGTGCCCTTCTCATCTACCTGAACTTTGCCCACAAAAAAGATGTGGGCCGTCGGAGCGGCCGGACTACCGGTGCGGTGACGACCATAATCAACAACGTCAAGCTTTCGAAGCGTGTCAAAGTTCTTCTCAAAGAATTGACCGACCAGCGTGTTTTGAATTGAGGTGGGATCAAAGTTGAACGTTCTCATGTAACCCAACAGTTCATAGTACTGCAACTCGTGCATCACCTGTGCATACGACAATCCAAAGGCTTGCGTACGCCCCCAAGGAGCATAGGAAGCGAGTTGTATTTGGCTCGTGGCTTGGTGATCGGTCAGATCAAGGGCAGCATTTGACACCTTGTTGGTGGGTGGCAAGTACTTGAAATTGGGCAAATTACTGAACCTAGGATCGCTGAAGATGCTATCCAGCGCACTGACGTGAGTGGCATATTGGTTCGCATCGCTGATTGGTTTGTTGTTGGTAATGGTGAATGTCACCTGTTCTGGGCCCAAGCCAAATGCACCGTCCTCAAAATACTGGTTTTGAGTGGAGATGACCCGCAACCGCTGAAAATTGTCGGCCGATGAAGCAAGCAGTTCATCAACATGCCCCGAAAATGATTGACCCCGTGAGGCCGACGTATTCTGTGATGCAGTGTCAGTGATCAACGTGCTACTGACACCGGTGTAAGTGTACGACAAAATTTTACCGGGCGATTGTGGAATACCGTCGGCATTCCCGAACGGCAACACATTACCCGAATCATCAGCGCGGAAAGTGATCTGATCCTGAGGCAACTGACACGATTCGAAGAAAATTCTCTGTGTAGCGTCTTGACTTCCACTGGCTACGTCCGCCTTGTAGAAAGTAGCACCGTCGGTAAATGACAAGTACGCGATGTCAAGTCCACCTTGCGACAACTGACGGCGACCCTCGAGGGTCACAATCGTGTCTAAGACGCGAGACTTGTTGTCAAGAATGCCCATGCCTAAGACAAATATACACCGACGAACCAACCCAGACCAGTGCTGGACTGTCGATCAGAGAATCTGCGAGCGCATCACACCTTGCGCCGTTTTCCAGTTTTCTTTCCCTTATTCCACGGAGCAACGCCCATGTGGCCTTCCGATATATTTTTACATGCTTGTTCTGAGAACTCACGAGGTATTTCCCTAGGACCAAACTTTTTTCCTTTATTCCACGGTGATTTTCCCTTGCGAAGTTCAGATAATTTTTGTTTCGTTTCTTCTGATACGGGATGACTTCTGCCCGTGTTCGCTTTACTTTTTTTGAGACGTGTTTCTTCCGAATCCTTTCGTCCAATATTTTTCGCTACAATTTTGGCTATTGTTTCAGGTTTTTGCTTCTTCCCAAACATTCCATTTTTCTCGCCCGCTGTAGAAATCTTGTTTGATTCACTATTTTTACGTTTAGATTCTTCAGAAGGTATCCAACCTGCTACGCCGCCTCCACCTCTTGTGAAGTTGCACCCGATATCATTCGGATCATCATGTGAATGGTTTATCGAGAACGTGTTCTCCTTAACAACCCATTCAACCTCCCAAGAATTTGCTTCTTCGTTAGCATGACACTTTTCTCCTAAGTCGTGCACATGGTTGCCACACTTAAAACCAACGATAATCTCAACACGAAGACCATAACGCTTCACAATCCCGTGCCACTTGTGATTACGAGCTAAGCTCTCAGGCCGACCTTTACGACCTCTTCCAACGTTGAAACAACGTGGTTGATCTTCAAGCGTCCAGTGTTTATAACCATAGAACACCTCAGTCATCACTTGTGTCATGACATAACTATGTTGCCAGTGTTGCTAACTCACAATATTCTACTGGCTAGTGTCGCCAATTCTGAGCGCTCGCCCTTGATGAAGGCTACATGGCCGGCAATTGCATGATCCTTGAATTTTTCGATGGCACACGTCAGACCATTGGTATACATGTCGACGTGAGAATTGTCGATCTGTTCAATGTCGCCCGTCAGGATGATCTTGGTGTTATCACCCACCCGTGTGATGATCGTCTTCAGCTCATGCATTGACAAATTTTGTGCCTCATCAATGATGATGAAGGCATTTGGGATCGACCGCCCTCTGATGAACGTGATCGCCTCAATCTCAATCAAGCCGCGCTCCTGCATCAGTTTTAGGTACATGTTGTCATCGCCGGTGGGCTTCTCGTCGGTCGGCCGTTTTCGTCGGGGTCGACTCCTTCGACTGTCCATCAAAAAATTCAGGTTGTCACGGATGGGCGCGATCCATGGTTCCATCTTCTCTTCGAGCGTACCAGGCAAAAAACCGATGTCTTTACCGACCGGTTGAACTGGTCGAGTGACGATCAATTTATCGTAGCGCGCGGTGTGTGGAGATCCCAAACCTTTCAACTGTTCAAGACCTGCAGCTAGCGCCAATAACGTCTTTCCGCAACCAGATGGTCCAATGAGCGTCAATAGACGTATGTTGTCATCAAACAACAAATCTAGTGAAAATGTCTGCTCTTTGTTTCGAGGTTTGAGACCAAAGGCCTGCTCGATCTTAGCAATAGGAACCAATGGCTTCAGAGGATCGACACACTTGGTTAGCGCTGACTTGATTGTTTGACCGTCACAGACGTTCTTGATGACGATGATCTGGTTGGGATATAGCTTGCGACCCTTCAACACGTGTGGTGGTAGATCCAATTCACCGGTCCGATAGAAACGATCGATGAGTTCTTCATCAAGCTCAATGACGTCAACGCCCTTATAGAACTTTTCTGGATTATCCGTGACCCTCATCTTGAGGTAGTCTTCACACTTGATGCTCAGCGCATCGCACTTGAGCCTGACATTAATGTCCTTCGACACCAAAATTGCTCGTTCACCGTTCTTCTGTAGTTGAAGCATGAAGGCGATGATCAGGTTGTCGACCTTCTGCTCTTTGAGTTCCACTGGCATATTCTGAAAGACAGACGTACCAATCGACATAATCCTCAACCTTCCACCTGAATGGAGGTCAATGCCATCGACCAAATTTCCTTGTGCACGTAGATCATCAAGCGTCCGACTGACGTGCCGAGCATTACGGCCCACTTCATCTTGGCGACTCTTATGTTGATCTAACTCCTCAAGCACTGCCATGGGAATGATTAGATCGTGTTCATCGAACGAATAAATTGAATTGGAATCGCTGAGCAATACATTTGTGTCTAGCACATAGATTTTTTTGTGACCTTGTTCTGGGATTGCAGTATCAAGTGCCGGCGTCCCGTGATCAGTTGAAATTGTCATTTCACCTTGAATCTCTTGTACACGAGGGTTCTATGTTGCATTATATTAGGTAGGTCACCCCACCATGCAAGAAAATAAGAAACACTTGAAGGTCGTTCAAAATGAACATAAAGTCGTTGACGGTACCACCTGTTTTGCGGTGCATGCAAAGGCAGACGTAGATTGTCAACGAAGCAGATGTCCTCACTGGATTTCATATGCTAAAGGCCATAATTGTGTACACATTGCTGCACAAGATGGACCACACACGCTACAACACATTGGTCAAATCTATGGCCTAACCAGGATGAGAATTTGTCAAATCGAAAAAAGCATTTTTGAAAAGATTCGAAACAATAGTTGATCATGTTTCTTAAACGACAAAACCTCGATCATGCCGAGGTTTCATCAACGAAATTAAGCCTATTCCGTGGGTTGTGATTTCTTACCCTTGTCAAGTTCAATCGTCAACTTGACCAGCGCGGCCGCCTTGTTTCGCACCTCACGCAAGCATTTTCGAACACGAAGACCAGCTGCTGCCGTACCACGTGCATTCTTGGCAACGTCGAGTTCGTGCGATGCCATCAATTCTTTGATTTCATTCCACTTTGCGATCACTTGATTGTCAGTTTCCATTATGTAAGATCCTCCACCGACAATGATACCACTCTGGTGTAGTCTGTAAAACAGACATGGCTCTTGAGTCACACTGAATGGTTATGATAATGCAAGTAAAAATTCCGGAGGAAACATTGCTGCATTGGTTCGATAAAAGCGAAGCCAGTCTGCGTCGAGAATGTATGACGTGGCATGATCAGCCTCGTTGCGGATAGATCGACCCAAAGCTTGAATGATTGTACGTGCCGTCTGGCATGCATACCAACTTGAATTCCTGGCTTTTCGAAGTTGAATAACCTTGTCACCTAGGTATGGGAAAGGTACTTTGCATAGGATCTGAAACCTGCTGGCGTCGTCAGCTAAGTCAACACCTTCAGTCATTGAAGGACTAACTAGAACTGTTGGATTGGGACTCTGCAGGTGCAAGTGAATTGTTTCTTCGCGATTCTCGCTATTATGCAGCAACAAACGTGTCGATTTGACGTGATCAATGAGGTACTGCGCCGTCTTATATGTCCCGGCATGGATGATGCCCTTGTCGGTCTTGTGTAACTCAAGCAAGTCCTTGACTGTCGCTGCGAGCTTGGGCAATGTCTGGTCAATGCAATTCATTGACATGCTACCCACACCCAAGTAATGGATAGGACGATTTTCAACAGGAAATGGCGATGGTAATTTGAGGTAGGCCACATCGGAAGGAACCACGCCTATCGACTTGCAAAAGGTGTCCTTGTCAACGATTGATGCTGACATCATGATGACACGACTACCAAATCGATAGAGGTGTTCATGACCAAATCCTGACACATCAACGGGTTTAAACTCAAACTTGCGCCCGCCACGGGCTTCATTTGCCGGCGTCTTGACAGGATTCATAATCCAATTGGTAGGATCATAAGTTTCGATGAAGCGATTGACCTTACACAAGTGCTTGTCGAGCATCTCAAATTTCTTGCTAACGTCACCCAATCCAGCGGTCGCAACGTTATCAAAGTGTACGGACAACTTTTTGCCCAGCTCATTCATTGACTTGGTCACGGCCTTCTTGTAAGGCCCGCTGATCCACGTAATGACATCCTCAGGAGTGTTCAGCTTGGGTACCTTACATCCCAGTTGCTTAGCAAACCTCTCCGAGAAGGTTACTTCAACGAATTTTCCCAACTCTGACTCGATGTTATGTGCCTCGTCAATTATCATTAGTGATCTTGGTTGCAACTGCTTGGCATACATCGTCTCAGCCATGAAATACGAAAAGTTGGTGATGCCAACCGGAAATTCAATGAACTCCTGCTTGTCAATCATGTATGGACAACTACCCCTGCAACACTTGTGAAATTCTGTACCCTCGAGTTGCTTTCCCAACTGTTTCAACAATCGTCGTGACTCTGCACACGTTTGATCACTGTAGAACCTGCACTCATAGTTGTTGGCTGATTTCAACGACCTCATCAGGTTGCGACCCGACGATGGACCGAAGTCAGTCATGTATTGTTGTTGCAGGATCTTCTGCGTCGTCAGGACGTAAGCTCCCGTCGTCTCAATGTCATCGCCGTCCTCAAACCCCAGTATCGGGGGCGCAACTGTCTTTCCACCGTGCTCAGCAAGATAGCGCGCGAGCGTCACGCCGATGGCAGATTTACCTCCGCCTGTGCCGATCTCTAGTATACAAAAACGCTTGTTTTTAACCAGGAATGCATCAAGTACAAATTCAATCGCGGCACGTTGTTCATCTCGAATTGACGCAAATGGAAAATATTGCTGATAATCAGGCTGTACCATGTCAGCCTACCATACCCCACCACGTTAGAGATTTACACCATCACTCTGCGCCGATTATCCTGTCAATTATCCCCATTTTGAGCGCCTGTTTCGGGGTGACAAAGTAGTCTAGCTTCGGATCCATGATCGCCGCAACTTGTTCTTTGGTCATCTTTGTCTCTCGTGCCATGGCAGTCACCGTTAGCTCATGAACTCGTTTCATTTCAACGGCATGATTCTCAACTTCAAAAACATTGCCCATGGCACCCCCTGATAAGGAGTGCATCATGATACGAGACGATGCACCCATCAAACGCTTACCCTTGACACCTGAGGCCAAGATCAAAACTCCCGCGCTCATGACTTTGCCGAGAGCAACTGTCTGCACAGGACACGGTAGAAATCTGATTAGATCATAGAGACTGAACATCTCATCGACTGAACCACCGTACGTGGACACTAGCAAGTGAATTGGATTGTTATTGATGTTGGCCAAGAACAGCATCTGTGCTGTAACGTTAGAAATCGAGTGTTCAGTGACATCTCCATGGAGAAAAACGATCCTTGAATTCTGTGCTGCCATCGCCATGGCCTGTTCAGGTTCCATGTCAACTGACTCTGAATGAGTACGACCATGCGCACTATTTTCAACCGTCGATCGTCCCATGAGTACCTCCCATTTCAACATCAACTAGGGGTTTGCCAATCAGGAATAAATCATCGCCTCCCAACTCTCGAACTAAACGAGTGAGAGCTTTCATGTGCTCTCCATTCTCGAGTTCAGTCGCCATCAAGTACATCACGAATAATGCCTGTCGCTGACTGATTCCTAAGTTTGCAACTTCTCGAACGATCTGACGGCAAACTTCATTCTCCGCCGCCAACTTTTCCGCCTGCGACTGTCCATAGGTCACCACGTTATTACCTCACCACTTCCTCTCGAGTGAAAGTTTCAACCTTGAACATATTCTGACCTAAAATTCGAACGTATTTTCCCTGCTTGAGACCGTCTTCTTCATCGGTCGACAAGACGATAAAACTACCCCATTGTTCATTGACAATTGCATACTGAACCGCCTCCCAAGTAGGTAGATCAGCATTATTTTGCTCGAGTAGTGCCGACAAATTGGGTGACAGATTCAATTTGATGTCATCAATGTCAGCAATTGACTTCATGTCTTCTCGGCCGGCCACAATTACCGATCGATTGACTTCAATTACTTTGTGAATGATTCCACAATTATTACACTGCACGAACTTAGGTTGAACAGCATCATTATCATCTAGGATCGAAAACACGACAAATTGATGTTGCGGTGGATTTTCACGCCGCTTGAATTGGGGCAACACACAGCGGCAAGTGATCAAGTGTTTTAGCCCGGTCGCCATTCATTCACCCTTCGGCGTCGTAGTCACCTTTAGCGTTATGACTTCTTCTTTGTCAGTGCGGGCATTGTCGCATCGGTGACGGCCTCGGTGAGTGCAGTATTGACTACGTGAGAAAAGAAACGAAATCCTCTCTGGTATCCCTCCTCAACTGAGGCATTGACGATCAACAACAGCGTTGAAAGTTGTTCTGGTTTGACATCCACTTTTGAGGTACGAACCGCAGTCATGATGTTCGTGGTCACCGCGTCCTTAGCCGCGTTCATCAAGTTCATGGACGCGAGGTTAATTTGTTCTGCCGGGCTCTTCTTGTTCATGCTCTTCACCTAGTCGAATCTAACCGCATACTTAGCTACAGTAAACAACGAAGGAACTCGCAATGGCCAAATCACTCAAAGAGCGGCGCACCGAACGAAAATATCAGTCGCTCAACGAACGATTGCAAAGGATCGATGAACAGCTCATGCGTGAACACCGCGTAGCCAACCTGTTGATTGAGGCAATGAATGAAGACGACCTCAACAAGGTCACCGCCATCATCCAAAAACTCTCTACCGTCAAAAATCCCCAACTTCCCGTCTTATCAAAGGCAATCGAGCAAGCACAGGCTGAAATCAACAAGTACACCGTGGGTGGCCCACTCACCAAAGCCTGGAGCAAAATCAAGGGATTGGTCGGCGTTGATAACCCCATCGTCAAGGTGACGACTTTCGCTAGTGCGCTTGAGAAGGGATTCTCACAGGTCCCGACCATCCTCAATAACAACGGCGTCGATCTCCAAGGAGCCGACACTACTAAGAGTTTGTTGACGATCGTGGGCACGGGTAATGACGCTGAAAAGAAACTCAAATCAATCACGGCCCAACTTCGTAAAGCCCTGTCACCGGGCGGCATCTATGGAACGTTCAAGAAAGTCCCGTATGTTGATGGGCAAGCGTTGGCACAAGAACTGATCAAGGTTCCCGTCAACGTCTTCTCTCAAATCGCCAAAAAAATTCAAACGGGTGCAAAGGCGGCTGATGTAGCCCCTGATCTAAAAACACAGATCACCGGCCAAGGCGACGTACAGACCAAGAGTGGTAACACGACAGAACCCACAGTGCCATCGGCTCAAACACAACCGGGCGAACCACCCAAGCAGACCACTGTGACAACAAAGACCACACCAACCGGCGAACACCCGGCGCAACCTCCGGGCACGAAAAGGGGCGGTGGAGGAGCGGTCACCGATCACAAGCAGAAGGCGTTCAATCGCTTGAAAGACAGCGATGTCTTCAAAAAGGTTGGCCTCAATGATGCTAGCGCGCAGGCACTGTTGGACGCTCTTGATGACATTGGGGCACTCAAGAATCCTGAGTGACGGCGTCCCCTATTTCTCGTAATACACCCACGCAACGGCTCGCATACGCCCGTGATGCGGCCTCAGTCGCCGCGAGGCCGCCGGCGCCGAAGGTGCCATGACCGATCAGTGATCCGGTCGCGCGCAGGGCATAATCAATGGCTTGTGAATTGACGACAAAGTCCTTATCATCGGGCAACCTAATGACAACGTGATTCGGCGACAGTGATCGAATCCGTTTGTCGAATAGGCCGGCCTTGTCATCGATCGCTTCGCCTTCTCGTCTGGCACGGAGCTCAGCGACATGTGCCGCAACGCGCCGGCGGGTGACCAGGTTTGTGACAACCACCTGATCCTTGAAAGTGATCACTTGGTCAACTCTGGGCGCTTCCTGAAACTTGATTGCACTGATGAGGTCACCCTTCAAGCTCGACACTAGGTCACAACCAGCGACCATCGACAGATCGATCAGAGTATTCATGCCCTCGAGGTCAAACCTAACGCCAATGGGTATTACACGAAGGCTGCCTCGATCATAATTGACCTTGAGAGTGTGCTTGACGTCATCAGCTAACCCCCGAACGAACATGATGCATGGTTCCTTAGCATCAGCCGCAGCCTCGAGCAAGTGATGTATTTCCGCCACTTCTTCAAGGTATCCGTCAATGCAAAAAACGCGAGGCTTGACGATGTTGACGTCAATGGGCAATAATTTCTGCAGGTTGAAAGTGTAACCATTGACAAGTTCAACGGACGGCGTCAACGCTAGCGTTTTTTCAATGATGATTCGCCCGGCAAATCCAGCAAGGCCCAAAGCCTCACGGATCATGGCCTTAGTCCCGGGATAAATGGCCATGGCGGCATGTGTTAACACGACTCGATCGACATCAATTGACGTCGGATGCTTGGGTTCAATCGTTTCATGAAGGCGGGATGGACTGACGTCGGGACTCGACGCTAACTCATCCATCAACAACACAAGGCACCGATCAAAACCACCTGGGCTCAATTTTTCAGCCGCAAGTGCATGGGCCATGATAATCTCGTACAGCGCTTGCTCGAGCACGCTCGCAAACTTTAGAGCAAAGGCAGCCTGCATCCGAGTGTGAACATTTAGGTGTTCTTTGCCCCGCGCTAAAAAACGTCGACCGCTGAGATCTTCAAGTAACGTGCAGACACGCTGCAATGCGGTGGCCACACTAACGCTGGGATGAACGACCTTCACCCGTTGATAGTACTCTTAATTGTGGCGTTGGCTCAAGATCCGTAACATCAGCAAGATCTGCGCATATACGTGCCTGAGTTGTAGCGCTTCGGCTGTCATTCGACGCTCTCCTTCGTGACGTGATGAGGATAATTCATCGCTTGTCTTCCTCGCGTTGCATGCGATCGACCCATATCTTAAGGGTCGTTGCGATCGTAGCCTGTACGCTAGTATCCTCTCGAATGTGAGTCACAAGCGCTTCTTTCACTTCCTTCGTCTCTTTCACCATGTCGGCTAATTTGTCAACGAGTTGTGCCTGTTGCTTAAAACTGCGTTTTTGGACATATGCCCAACACCCCGACACGCTGCCGAGAATTGCCAGAAACAAGGTGATGATGTCTCTAACGTTAGCGAATGTCATTGTTGTCTTTACGTTGATCTTGAGATTTGGTAGGTTTCTCGCGCGCGTTAAATCTGCTTAAGACTGACTGCTGAAGCTCACCGCTCGTCCTCAACCGCTTTCCCTTAAGATCTCTTAAGATCTATACAGAACTTAAAGACAGTACAGGGCTCTTGGGGGTAAGTATCGGCATTGAAGGAGTTTGTCGCAATGTGTGAACACATGCTAAATGAGAACGTACTATTGGTTCGAGGTGTGACACAGTGGACTTTCAAAAGAGCGTCTTTCAAGATCAGCGGATCACCATTCCACTAACGGCGAAAGTCATCGTTGTTTCTGACATGTTTGTCAGCGACTACGTCGGAGGAGCAGAACTGACGACACAGGCCCTCATCGACTCCAGTCCTTTCGAGGTCTTCAAGCTTCACAGCAAAGACGTCACGCTCGAGCTATTGCAAGCAGGCGTGGGATTGTTCTGGATCTTCGGTAATTTTAGTCAGCTCAATTTTCAGCTGATTCCATCGATCGTCGGTAACCTAAAGTACAGCATTGTCGAGTATGACTTCAAGTACTGCAAATTCCGCTCACCCGAAAAGCACCTCCACGCCACTTGCCTGCCCTGTGACTGCTCGAACGACATCACGGGTAAGATCATCAGCACGTTCTTCTACGGGTCGATGGGCAACTGGTGGATGAGCGAAAAACAGAAGGAGCGGTACCTGACAACCTTCCCGTTCTTAGTCAACAAGTCAAACACGGTGCTCTCCAGCGTCTTTGACGACAGAACGTTGGGGTACCTCAAGGCACTCCGAACCAAGGACCAGGACACGCCTCGATCAGGTTGGATCGTGTTGGGCAGTGACAGCTGGATCAAGGGCTCCGATGATGCCAAGCGGTGGTGTGCTGACAATGGCAAGCAGTTCGAAGTGGTGTGGAACCTGCCCTACGACCAAGTGTTGGAAAAGTTGGCCCAAGCCGAAGGCTTCGTCTACCTCCCCAAAGGCGGCGATACCTGCCCCCGCATGGTCATCGAGGCCAAGTTGTTGGGCTGCAAGTTGCAGCTCAATGAACACGTGATGCACAAGGACGAGGAGTGGTTTGCGACCGACGACGTGGAAGCGATCGAAGGCTACCTCTTCGTTGCTCGCCAGCACTTCTGGAACGGCATCAAGTCGATGATGGACTATCGACCCAAGATCAGCGGTTACACCACGACCTATAACGCCGTCAAGCAACAGTATCCGTACTTGCGTTGCATTGAGTCGATGGGAGAATTCTGCGATGAGATCTGCATCGTCGACGGTGGGTCGACAGATGGCACGTGGGAAGCGTTGCAATTTCTCGAGTCTTCTGATCCACGTATCAAAGTCAAGCAGGTCAAGCGTGATTGGTCATCGAAGCGCCACCCGATCTTCGACGGCATGCAGAAGGCTGAAGCCCGTCGCATGTGCACCGGTGACTTTTGTTGGCAAATGGACGCCGACGAGGTAGTGCACCCCGACGACGCTAAGAAGATCCACGGCCTGTGCCGTGCCATCCCGGTCGGCGTCGACATCATGTCGCTACCCGTCATCGAGGGATGGGGTGGGTGGGACAAGATCAGGTGTGACGTCAACCCGGCCAAGTGGCGCCTGAGCCGCAACGCACCCCACATCACTCACGGCATTCCGGCGTCCCTGCGCCGCGCTGATGCTGACGGGCTCCTCTATGCCGCCGAGGGCACCGACGGCTGCGACATGATTCACGTGGATACATTCGAACCACTAGGCCACGTCAGCTTCAACGCACCCGAAGTCGACAACGTTCGCCGCATGGCATTGTTGGGCAACGAACAGGCACGCCTGCAGTATCAGCAATGGTTCAATCAGGTCATCAATGGCCTACCGTGCGTCTTTCACTACAGTTGGATCGACCTCAAACGCAAGATCACGCTGTATCGTGATTACTGGCAGAACCATTGGCGCGCACTGTACAATCAGGACACTGCCGACACCGGGGCCAACAACTACATGTTCGGGGTACCTTGGGCCGATGTCACTGACGCCATGATCGACGCCAAGGCCGCCGACATGAAGGCCAAGCTCGGGGGTTGGGTGTGGCACCGCCCCTGGGATGGTCAGACGACGACGCCTCACATCACCATCAATCGTACGCCACCCGAGGAGCTACCGTGAAAACCATGCAACGTGTCATCATCGAGAGCCCGTTTGCCGGTGACGTGGAGAAAAATCTCCTCTACGTCCGTGCCTGCATGCAGGACTGCCTGCAACGGGGCGAGGCACCCTTCGTCAGCCATGCCCTCTACACCCAACCCAACGTCCTACGTGATGAAATTCCCGAGGAGCGTGAACGTGGCATCGCGGCGGGTTTCGCCTGGCGCGAGTGCGCCCACAAGACCGTCGTCTACACTGATCTAGGTACCAGTCGCGGCATGGAATACGGCATTGCCCACGCGGTGGAGTTGGGTCACCCGATCGAGTACCGCACCTTGGGTGGAAAGTGGACGCTGCTCGCATGACCATTCGTCGACGCGTCCTCCACCTGCTCAAGCACGCCGGTGCCATCGTCACCGCTGTCGACATCTACCACGTGCTCAACGTGGAGAGCGGCATCGGCCCCAGTGAGTCGGTCAAACTGTCGAGTCTCTCGAGCGTTCTGAAGCGCATGTGTGATGGGGGTGAACTCGACCGCCTCAAGAACTTTGGACCCCGCGGGGGTTATGGTTACCGTTTGAAGGTGGGCGCATGAAGCGAGAGGTTGCAGCACTACGCAAGAGACTGTGGCGCGACATGACGGGTTGCACGTGCCAGAAAGTCATCACCGTCGACGGCAAAACGCTGGCGCTGAATGCCAGCGAGATGTGCACGGCGACCGCGATCAGGTGCAATGGTCGAATGAGCTGCGTTCAAGATGCATATCGCCAGCACGGCCTCAAGCTTGGCCCCGTCATGCCAGGTGAGAGTGGATTAGTCAACGCACAGGAATGCTCATGAGGAAACTACGCCTGCTCCCACTCCGTCGCTTGCTGTTGTGGCTGGCTTTGGGCCCACGCACCTATGACTACATGAAGCGGGTGTTGTCTGACGATCACCGCCTGAGGACATCGAGGCAAGTCGACATCGTCATTCGCAAGGACGGCACTGAACGCCGCATTGAGGCCGACTGGGTCAAGCAGTTGGGCACCGTGGTGCTGGGTCGGTGGCGGTCGCCGCTGGCTCTCAAGCGTGGTCCGTTCACCCGGGTAGGCGACGTGGTGGCGTGGCTCGAGCAACACGGGTGGAAGCGTCGCATCGGCGATCCGTGCAATCGAGCCTTTCCGTATGACCACCTCGCGGTGCTGGGTGTGGAGAAGCTCAAGGCGTATAAGCCCCCGCCTACCAAAGACGATCACGAGACGCCCAACAAACGCAAGTCGAAGGATGAACCATGAGAACACTGAACGTCAAGACCAAACTCGAAGAGATGGGCGTCGCCCTTGACAGCATCGTCATGGGTGACTTTGACACGTTGGGCGAGTTCACTGCCAAGCGCACCCGAGATCCCAACGACCCCAACTACAAGAAGTACGGCGCAGTGTACAGGAGCAACTACGAGCGCGGGATCCTGATCTACTACCTCATTCGTCAATACAACCTGACGTCGATGTTGGAGATCGGCTTCGGCCGCGGTTATTCGGCCCTGTGTGCCGCCAAGGCCTTCTACGACGCGGGTCTCCCGGGCAAGGTGACGACGGTCGAACCCAACGTCGACGACAAATTCCTCAATGCCTTGGGTCAGGTCCTGCCGACCGAGCTGTTCAAGTACGTGCAGTTCGCCCGTGGCACATCGCAGCAAGTGCTGCCCACCCTATCAGGTCCCTACGACCTCATCTACATCGATGGTGACCATTCCTACGAGGGCACGAAGCACGACTGGTTGCAGACGAAGGACAAGTGGACGAAGTTTTGCCTCTTCGATGATTATCACCTGCCGTCGAAGTCAGACCCGGGCATCAAGTGCAGTCAGGCCATCGACGAGATCGATGATCCGTCGAAGGAGCTGATCATCATGGATCGCATCATGTTCGCTGATGATAAGCACCAGGGCGTTGATCGTGATTACGGTCAAGTTTTACTGACAAAACCCGGAGAAGTGGGAGGCGAACGTGCCGACTGGTAATGACAATGACGCCCTAACGGGCCACGTGAAAACTCCCGAGTTCTACAACTTACCGAACAAGTGTCCCATCCCGCCGCCGGGTTGGTATTGCTCACGTACGCCGGGTCACGAGGGTCCCTGTGCCGCGCGCGTGGCCCCTCCCACGGGCTTCGCTAAACTGTGGGATTGGTGGTGGTCTCGCAAGTGCATTGCCAGAAAACACGTGTGGAAACCGTCGATGGGACCCCTACCCACCAAGTGCCCCTTCTGTGAAGAGGAGGAGCTCTATCATAGACCCACGTCGTTCCACGTGTCAGGTGACGATGACCACTTTGTTCGCACTTGGATGCAGGCACACGACACGTACAAGCATCACACTGGTGCAGTCGGCACCTACACTTGGGAATTCACCCCCGCCGTCACGGGCACCGTCGTCAAGGTCAGGTGCTCGTGCGGTGAAGCGCTCGACCTGACCGATAATGACACTTGGTGATGCAATGAGTGATGATGATGACTTGCGTGAGCAGAACGAAAAGCTGAGGATGGAACTTCACGCTTGCCGCGCGGCGCTGCGGCCCTTCGCGCTGTATGCTAAGTGCCTGCCACCCGTCATCCCGGACACCTTTCGTGATACCGATGACACCGGCGTCATGGTATCAACATACCAGATGCAACAGACCTACACGTTGACCTTCGGCGACCTGCGTCGGGCCCTCGAGTGCTTCAACAAGTTGACCGCCGTCGAGGCGCCGTGAAAGCCCTCGGTCTGCACCAACCCTATGCCTACCTGATCCGGGCGGGCGTCAAGACGATTGAAACGCGGTTCTGGAGCACTCCCTACCGCGGGCCCGTCCTCATCTGTTCGACGAAGTCAACGTCGCCGGGTGGCCTCGAATTATTGGTCAACCTGCGGGCCAGCGGCTACATGGTGTCGACGGCAGCGATGGCCGACGCGGGCACGATGCAGTGTGTCGTTGACATTGTCGACTGTCGGTTGGGCACCGAGGCCGACGAGGAGGCCGCCTGCTGTCGCCTGTGGGACTACAACAAGCAGGGCAAGCTGGTGCAGAAGTACGCCATGGTGCTGGCCAACGTGAGGCCTGTCGTCAAGCACCCGGTCAAGTGTGGCCGCAAGTGGTTCACCGTCGACGATGAGCTGATTGAGGTGGGAGATGACTGACAATCGCTTCGTCTTTGTCGCCCCCATGTACAACGCGTCGGCGACGGTGGGCCAGATGCTGGCGTCGGTGGTGGGTCAGTCGTATCCCAATTGGCGCATCATCCTCGTCGACGATGTGTCGGATCACCCCGAGGTCATCAAGGAGGTCGACATCATCAACAGGTGGCGCGCCCTGGTGTCGCCGGGTTGGACGCCCAACATGATCGTTCACGATAAGATTGAGGTGATGTGGAACGACGACAAATTGTGGGAGGTCGCCAACGTGTTGAAGGGCATTTCCATGTGCGATGACGACGACATCGTCTGCAGGATCGATGCCGACGACTGGCTGACCGACCTCGATACGCTGGCCTACCTCAATGCCCTCTACAACCAGACGGGGGCCGATGCGCTGTGGACGGCTCACCGGTGGGCCTTCAGCGACAAGAACATCAGCGGGCCCCTGCCTCCCGGCGCCGTCGTCTACCAGCACCCGTGGGTGAGCTCGCACCTGAAGACATTCAGGAAACAGCTGATCAATGGCGTCAATGACCAGAACTTCAGGGGTGAGGACGGTGAGTACGTGCGGCGCGCAGGGGACCAAGCGTTGTACCTGCCAATTCTCCACCGTGCGCAAAAGAGGGGCTTTGTGCCTCGGGTGATGTATCACTACACTATCAAGGATGAACCCGCAACGTACCAGACCGCCGACGCCCGCTTTCAACGCGATGAGGCGGTGTTCCTGAGGCAGCGGGGCTACGTCAAGTGAAGGTAGTGATGATCTCTCTCACCGCCCGTTGAGCATTCTCCCGTAGGTCATAGTGACGGTGTACTGCCTCACAGTATGCCTCCTGTCGTGCAACAAGTTCGGCGGGTGACGCCAATAACCGCTTGACTTCGGCGACCACCTGTTCACCTGACATGTGCTCGGCATCAATCATCTCCCGTCGCATGTCAGCAGGCATGTACGATGGGCAATCACCGATGGGCAACACGTGACACATGCCGAATTCCACGTACTTGGCGACGAGGCAGTCGGCGGTGCCACCCCTGCAGACCACACCAAATTGGTAGGCATCGAGCGCATCGTAGTATGGACGGCCGGGTGCGGTGGAGACACGTGTCTGGAGTTCTGGTACCAAGTGATTGAGTGCCTCGACGAGGCGCCACCTCGTCGGGTACGTTGCCTCTTCAATGGTACCTGAGACGACGATTGCACCTGACTTTGCCACCCGCTTTCGCCGACTGGGCACGCAGTGAGGCATCACTGCACACTTGATGCTAGCCCGGGTGAGATTTTCAACGTGTCGCGCGCTTGGGTAGGTGATGATGGCGTGAGTGACGTCAAATCGTGGGAAGTGATTGCGGATCCGTGCTCCGTACCCATCGGTGCCATCGAGTGCCGCCCGTTCATCGATCAGGTATGTCCACCTGTATTGTGGATCGACGGCGCCATAAACGAGGTGAGCGTTCTCATCTGTACAGAAGAAGTTGATGACGCGATCAGTACGTTGAACGCGGTGATCGCGGTGTGCCAACAGGATGAAGTTTCGCTCCTCAAGCACCACGGCGCCGGCGTACTGCAAACCGGCGGCGAGGTATTCACTCTCAACCGGTGCCCTCTTCATCGAGGCACCAATGGTGTTGATGCCGTGCACGAAGTATAGGGTCACTTGCTTGCTAGGTGAGCCGCGATCTTCTGGCGATCGGCTTCAAGCTGAGCCAGAAATGGTGCCGTCTTTCGGATTGCACGTGTCTGGGGATGCATGTTCCTACCTTCAACCGACGTGGCGTCCCCTGTCGCGAGGTAGTCGTGGATCAGGTGCCTGACATTAATACCTGATTCGTGGTGAATGCCGTGACCGAAAAAGGGCTGCAACACCCAATATACGTAAGTGTCATTGTGGGCCCACGGTGAGTAGTGACCGAGCACGTCGTAGTAGGTGCGGTGAACGATGGGAAAGCTCAAGTCTCCCTTGTCCGATTGAGGTGCCTTACTACCGACGTCAACGCCCACATTGAGGTAACACAGCTTGCCGACGTCGAAGGGCACCAACTTTTCATCCCACCCGGGCGTCAACATCATTGCGTCATCATTCCATAGGAACAATAACCGACCAGTGCTGTGTGAGCACAGTTCATTGTACATCAGGTGAAGATCAGCATAGCCATTGCCTCGTTGACCCACAAGCGTCCGTACTTGAAATGGCCATGGCGAGCGAGCAACATCAACCGTTTGAGGATCATCAACGTCAGCACGTACCAATACTTCAACGCGTTTCGGATCGGTCGCTAGCGTAGCAAGTGACGCCAACGATTGATGAAGGCTCGCGTGACGTTTGCGCGATGGGAGTAGTAGTGAAATGAGTGGTGTCATGAATTGATTGTAATCAACCCACCCACATGATTGTCAGTCGACCTGAACCACCAGCGCACGTTGCACTTGAGCCCCTTAAAAGAACATCGGTGCAGTCCCGGCCTTTCGACCGATCCTGCACCGAAATATAGTGATATTGAACGTGCTGCAAAACTAGGTGGTACCTAGGGTTAGAGACCTTAGTAGCGCGACAGGGGCGCCGTGATGTTGCCGGCCTGCACGACCATCGTCTCGGGAGGCAGTTTACCCGCGTGGACAATGTTGTCACCGTGGTCATTGGGAGACAATTTCTCGACGCCGCGGACAGGGGTGCCGAAGGGCAAGTTGCCAGCGCGGACGCCGACGGGCTTGTCAGGGATGCAAGTGAACGTGGTGACCGGGCCAGAGGCATCGCGGTTGCGATTGTGGTCAAATCGCGAACCCGACGTCAGTGAACCTGAGGTGTTGTCACGGTTGCGATTGAACCAGGAACCCGAGGTCATTGACCCCGAGGCATCGTTGTTGTAGTCGTAGTTACTGTTGTCGTAACCGTAGTTGTCCCCCTGCGAACTTGAAACGCGGTTGGTGAATGAACCGGGGACTGGTGACGTGGCGGGTGAAAAACGTTCACCGTCGTGTTGGCCGCTGAGGCCGCTGTCTCTTTCAGTATTTGGCATAGTAACTTTAAGTATTCGTCGCGAATTGGGAATACGCAATTCGATCGTGAATTCTGCAAGTTGCGCATCGATTGCATCACCACGGCTCGATGGGGTGCAAAGCGCCCTGCAAATAGGCTAGAATCAGATCCATGAAGCTATACGTCAATCGTCAACCGCGTTCAGGCCCGTGGGGTGGGGGTAATTTGTGGGTCGCCGCATTCCACAAGCGCGCGCCCACCCTGCCCAACGTCGAGCTGCTCACCGACGAGGCGCTGAACTTCTCCCCCGATGTCTGCCTGCTGGCGGGCCTCGACAACGACGGCACCGGCATCTCCGTCGATCAGGCGGTGATGCACCAGCTGTACCAGGCCCCCAACATGAAGATCGTGCTCCGCGTCAACGAGAACGACGCCCGCAAGGGCACCCGCCACATGGACGCGCTGCTCCTCAAGGTGGCCCCCCACGTGTCGGCCACCGTCTTCGTATCGCACTGGTTGCAGGACTACTTCAATGCCAAGGGGTGGGCCTGCAAGGAACAGGCGGTCATCGTCAACGGCTGTGCCGCCGACATCTTCGCCCCGCAGCCCAAGCTCAACAACGGCAAGCTCAACATCGTCGCGCACCACTGGTCATCACACGAAATGAAGGGTGCCGACATCTACCAGAAGCTCGACAGGCTGGTGGGCGAGCAGCCCGACAAGTTTGCCTTCACCTACATCGGTCGTCATGAGTGTGACTTCAGGCACACCAACGTCATCAGGCCCACCTTCGGCAAGGACTTGGGTGCCGAGTTGGGCAAGCACGACGTTTACGTGTCGGCAAGTCGTTTCGATCCTGGGCCCAACCATGTGCTAGAGAGCCTATCGTGCGGCCTGCCCACCTACGTCCACAAGGACGGCGGAGGTTGCGTCGAATTTGCGGGTGCCGACCACAGTTACAAGAACTGGGACGAGCTGAAGGCGATCCTCAACGGGCCGCTGGCTCCCAACACGGCGATGACGCCTACGGGCTGGCTCCCGTGCGTGCAGCAATACGTGACGTACCTTGAACACGTACTGCAGGCCTGATATAAGATTGACCGCATGCCCAGCGGTCACATCAGGTTTAGCAAGCTGCTCGAACAGCACCTCACTCACGTGGTGCAGAAGTTCGTCACGAGTGGTCAGTTGCTGACACCCAACTTGCTACGTGAACTGCGCGACGCCATCCGCACCACCATCGTCGGCATCTTCTCGAAGAGCTCACGCGCACCGTCGCTCGAAGCGATGAATTGGCTCGCCGACGAGTACTTCAAGGCCGTCAACGTGGCGACGAGCGAGGGCACCTCATCAGTGGCGGAGCTGATCATCCACAATGAGTACAAGCTCTCCGACATGTCGTACAGTGACATTGAGCTGCTCCACAACCTGTTCAACGGCACCAAGATGGGTGCTAAACTGGAGCAGGAATACGCAAGGAGGACGATCGCATGACATCAAGGTTGAAGCCCCAGGAATTCCACCAGGCCATCTCGCGCCTGTTGAGCGCCAAGTTGCAGCCGCTGATCACCGACGAGAAGAGCCTCAACTTGGTCACCTGCACCGACATCTACACCACCATCTTCGAGGCGATGACCGACGTCATCAGGGACGCGGAACTACCCCTGTCGAACGAGGCCGCCAACTGGTTGAGCCAGACGTACTATGACGGCATCCTGATCAACGGTAACCAGGAGCTCGACCCTGACATCTTCACCATGCGCGCCGAGCTCGGGCACCTGCCCACCGAGGAGCTGACGTTGATGGCGGTGATGTTGTCTGGCACCGACTTCGCGGTGCCCCTCATCGCCGAGGTCAAGCGCCGGTCGTGATCGTACACTTCGACAACGTCATCTTCTCATCGTCATCGGGGCCCAACACCTTCGGTGCCCGGTTGGCCCGTGCCCTGTTCGAGCAGGGTCACACCGTCGCCGACACGGGCACGGGTGCCGACGTGTCGCTGGTCTTCATCGAGCCCACGGGTGCACCGCTGGCCCGTAGGGTGGTGCAGCGCCTCGACGGCATCTGGTCGCGGCCGCAGGACTTTGCCACCAAGAACACCAGCATGCGGTTGTTGTACCAGCGTGCCGACGCCGTTGTCTGGCAATCGACCTTCGACATGACGATGGTGCTGAAGCACTTCGGCCTGCCCGGCCACGTCTTGGGCCGCGTCATCCACAACGGCACCTCACCGGTGCCCGTCAACGAGATCACCATTCCGAAGTTGCTCGACATGCGTGGTGCCTACGACCGCATCTACGCCTGCAGCGCCAACTGGCACGGCCAGAAGCGATTGGCGGCCAACGTCGCCCTGTTCGACCACCTGCGCACCTTTCACCCGAATAGCTGCCTCATCGTGTTGGGCAGCAACCCCGATCACCGGGCGACGGGCCCCCACGTCTTCTATGCGGGATCCGTCGATGAGGCGACCTACCTGCAGGTGTACTCGGCCGCCGACTGGTTGTTGCACCTGGCGTGGGGCGATCACTGTCCCAATACGGTGATCGAGGCACTGTCACAGGGCACCCCCGTCGCCTGCAGCGAGGTGGGTGGCACCAAGGAACTCGTCGGTGGCTACGGCCACGTCCTCAAGGACGCACCCTTCGACTTCGAGCTCTATGACTACAACACGCCGCCGCCCATCGACGTCACCCAGGTCGCGGACCTGCCTCCCCGCCAGTCGCTCGACGCGTCGTCTATCGCTGACATTGACATCGGCCACGTCGCCTTGAAGTATGTCAAGTTGTTCGAACAAGTGTGTGGCGCGTAGCCTAGGTATACATCTCCACCACGTGACTTAGGATGAACCCATGAACTCAAGAATTCTCCCCCGCATTCTCATCGCCGCAGCCGTCGTCCTCTCACCTGTCGCTGTCGGCGCGGCCCTCGTCGGTTGCACTGGCACTGTCACCCCGGTGCAGGTCGCGCAGACCGTCGAGCAGTCGGCACAGATCGCCGTGGCCGCCGCTACGTCGGCATGGAACTTCATCCTGCCCTCGCTGCCCGCGGCGAGCCAGGCCGCCGCCAATGCGAAGTTTCAGAAGTCGTTGGTCGCTGTCACTGACGGCCTCGCCACCCTCAATGACGCCGTCGTCGCCTTTCAGAATGCGACCGGGCCGGCTCCCAACTGGGGAATGTTGATCTCGACGTTGAGCGACGCTGTCGGCAACGTGCTGGCGATTGTCAACGAGTTCAAGACGGGCGCTACCGCTGCACACGGTGGCCTTGCCGCCGGTGAGCCCATCCCGGGTTATGCAGAGCTGGTGCAGTCGGCGGCGACGCTCAACAAGGCCGCTCACCCGAGCAACTGATACCAAGCGGTCGATGTCGGCAAAACTCGAACGTGCGGCGTTTGCCTTCGCGCAGAGCATCCGCACCAAGTTTGCCGACAGCGTCAAGGGGCCCAATGCTAACGCTTGGGCCACGTTGGCACCTGCACAGCAACGCATTGTATTGGCTCTGGTCGAGGATGCCGTCAGCAATGGCCATGCGCAGGCCTATCCATGGTTGAAGGAGACATATGAGGCCGACGTGGTGGCCCGTGATAGTGCGGTTGTCTTTCCTGACGCTGCACTGGAGCAAGCGGCCAACATGGTCAACTTGGGCCACACGGGCAAGCGTGACTTTGCCGCCTTCACCATCGTCAGGAACGAACCCTTCTTTCTCGAGCTATGGTGCTCGTACTACGGCACCGCGTTTGGGTACGACAACCTCTATGTCCTTGACAATGGCACCGATGACGACAGCGTGCTACGTGCAAAAGCCAACTTTCCGCGCATCAACGTAGTGTCGGTGCCGAGCGAGAGGGTCGCCGATTGGGCATGGTGCACTAACGTCGTCAAGTGCTTTCAACGCATCTACCTGCGAGGCCACCGTGTCGTGGTGTTTGCCGACGCCGATGAGTATTTAGTGCCCGAGACGGGTGACAACCTACGTCAATACTGCGACATGTTCTTGGCGTCGGAGCGTGACTACGTGCGAGCCAAGGGTTGGGGTGTAGTGCACCAAGTTGACAGTGAACCTGTGTTGGAGAATACCTGTGACGTGTTACGTCACCGCCTTAAGGCGTGGAGAGCGCCACAGTACGACAAGACGTTGATCAGCAAGGTACCACTCGATTGGGCCAAGGGTAGCCACACCATCTACGTCAACGGCAGGAAGATGGGTGATGCACCGGTTGATGAAGAGCTGGCACTAGTGCACCTGCGCGACGTGGATTTGGCAAGACGTCAACCGTGGCACCCAACATTCACTGATCACGCTGATCAATATCGAGTGGTATCCAACGTGTGGCGCAAAGCGCTCACTTCTTTTAAGGACGGAGTATAGTCGATCACATGTCAAAGGTTTTCGTACTTGCGCCGCGGGAAGACTGGTGTGTTGACCAGTTCGTCAAGGAGTGGTACGCCGACAACGCTGACATCAGCGTTGACAATCCCACCGATGCGTCAATTGTCTGGTTGTTGGCCGACTGGTGCTCGGATCAGGTGCCGCTCCACCTGCTGTCGTCACGCAAGGTACTGGTCACCTGCCACCACTTCGTGCCCGAGAAGTTCGATGAGGCCGCTTTCCGTGCCCGCGATCGTTTCGTCGATGCCTACCACGTCTACAACTTGAGAACGAATGGCTTCATCCGCCCGTTTACAGGAAAGCCCATCTACCAATTGCCCTATTGGGCCAATCAGCACACTTGGCACCGCACCGGCGAGGTCAGGCCCCTTGCCAAGCCCTCCATTGACCTCAGGAAAAAACACGGGTTGCCCGAGGCGGGGTACTTGGTAGGCAATTTTCAGCGTGATACCGAAGGCCACGACCTCAAGACACCCAAGTGGGAAAAAGGTCCGGACAGGTTTGCTGACTTCGTCGAGCACCGGCTCAACACCACCCGGTTGCCCCTCCACGTCGTCTTGGCGGGTTGGCGGCGCCAGTACGTCATCAACCGCCTTGAACACGCGGGAGTGCCCTACACCTACTTCGAGCGGCCGCCACAGGCCACCATCAATGAACTCTACCAGACACTCGACCTCTATGCCGTCACTGCGCGGCAAGAAGGTGGGCCTCAAGCACTGATTGAATGTGGCCTGACGGGCACTCCTGTCGTCAGCACACCGGTCGGCATCGCCGAGCAGGTATTGCCTGCATCGGCCATCAACGCTGACGTGTCGTTGGCCACCCCTGCCATCCCCAACGTTGAAACATGGAAATTGCCAGAAGGTTTTAAACCCTACCGCGACCTGCTGGCGAGCCTGTAATGGGCACCGTCGCATGCCTATTGGTGACGTGTTGCCTTGAACCTGCCCGCGCTGACATCCTTAGACAGGTCGTCGCTAACCTACAGGAACAGGCACCTGAACTACGCGAACGGCTAGCCGTCTTTGACAATGCGTCGACGGTGCCGGGTGTCAGTGAACTGCTCCGCGCCAACTTTGACCACGTGTTCTACTCCAACCGCAACGTGGGTTATTGGAGCGCGATCGACTGGTGGCTCGACCAATTGCAGGGTACTCCACCCGACTACACCTACATCATCGAGAGCGACATGGTACACTATGCTTTCCCGCGAGTGCACGATGCCGTCGCACTGCTCGACCACCACCCGGACCTGGGTGCAGTGCGGTTGCACGAGTATTCCGTCGCCAACATGCACCTGTACGACAAGGATCACCCGCGGCCTGACTCGCGGTCGGCGCTGTGGCAATCCCACACCAACAAGGTGACGGGACGCGGCGTCGTCCACGATCACCTCGATGCCAGCTTCTGGCGCACCAATTTCCTAACGCAGTTGCCCGCCCTCAACCGCTACCCGGCAATGTTGGAGGCCTTCGCCGAGCTACGCAAGCGTCCACAGTTCACCGAGCTCGACTTTCAGCGCCTGTACCACGACCAGCACCCGTACCCGTACATCGCCCTGCTCGACGGGGGCATCTTCAACTGTCCCCTCAATCCGTACGGCTCGGGCACTCCGACGGGCTCATGGTCGTCACCCGATGAGTTGAAGCGGTTGGGTTACCAATCGACGCGCTATGCATCCATCACGCCACGCAGCGAGTACACTGTCAATCGAGTGAAGTAGGATTCCGCCATGTCAAGGATCCTGATCTTCGGCGGCACGGGATCGCTGGGTCGTAAGTTGATTGAGCGGTGGTCGCCTGAGCGCTTTGTCTACGTCTATTCTCGTGACGAAGCGAAGCACTGGGCTTTGCGCAACGAATTTCACGGTTGCACCAACATCAACCAACCGCGGTTCTTGGTCGGTGACATCCGCGATGCCGCTCGTGTCCGCGAGGTCATCGATCAGGTCGAGCCCACCACCATCATCATTGCCGCTGCACTCAAGCAAGTCGACACCTGTGAGTTGAGCCCGAACGAGAGCGTCGCCACCAACTTGACGGGCACGCAGCACGTTGTCCGCGCCGTCCGCGACCACAACCTGATCCGACCCAACATCGAAAACGTGCTGTTCGTCAGCACCGACAAGGCCTGTTCACCCGTCAACGTCTACGGCATGTGCAAGGCGACGTCGGAACGCTTGATCACCAGTCAGGCCGCACAGTCGCCTGGGCCCGCGTTCATGTGCACCCGCTACGGCAACGTGTTGGAGTCGCGGGGTAGCATCATCCCGCTGTTCAAGTACCAGGCCGAACACGCCCCCGCGTTGACGATCACCGACCCCGACATGACGCGGTACCTGATGACGCTAGACCAGAGCGTGGACCTCATTGAGGCGGCGCTAGCCATGGGTAAGAGCGGCGACACGTGGATCCCACGGCTCCCCGCAATGCGGATCGGCGACCTCGCCGACCTCTTTGCCTCCCGCTACAACAAGCCCATCAAGGTCATCGGCCTGCGCCCGGGCGAGAAGCTGCACGAGGACTTGGTCAACGAATCGGAGTCGGTCAGGACGCGACCCATCCGCCAGACACACTACGTCATTGGACCCGCCCACGTGCCTGCCGGCGGCACTCGCTTCACCTACAGTAGCAACGACGCGGTACTGACAAAGGCACAGCTCGAGGCCAAGCTCGACGAGCTGGGCATCTTCAGCATGCCGCTCGACAGCTTCAAGGGTCCCAACGTCGAGGAGATCATGACCAAGAGGGGCACGTGAAGGATTACCCGCTGTTCAAAGTGCACGTACCCGCCGCTAGCGCGCTGGCCGAGATTGCGACGGTCTTCGCGTCGGGCTACATCAATGAGGGTGCGCAGGTGACGCAGTTGACGCAGGCCCTGTCAAGACGATGGGACACGGATTTGGTTATTAACAACTCCCCAAGAAAAACTCTTGGGAGATTGTGTGTAACAAACAGCTGCACCAGCGCCCTCACCATGGCCTTAAAGTTGGCGGGAGTGGGCCCAGGCGACGAGGTGATCAGCACCCCGATGACATGTGTGGCGACCAACACCCCCATCATCAACCTGGGTGCCAACATCGTTTGGGCAGACATTGATCCCAACACCGGTATGATCGACCCGTGTTCCGTCAAGCAGAAAATCACCAGTAAGACGAAGGCCATCATGGCCGTCGCCTGGGGTGGTTCGCCGCCTAACCTCAGTGAGTTGTATTATCGTATTCCAAGTGATCCGCCGGATCAGTCAATTAAACTCATTCTTGATGCCGCCCATGCTTTTGATGCCAAATACCACGACATGCCCATATGGGCCTGGGCTGATTTCACCTGTTATAGCTTTCAAGCCATCAAGCACTTCACCACAGGCGACGGCGGCGCGCTAGTTTGTAGTTGGAGTGAGGATCATGCACGTTTACATGCAAATACTGACTTTTGCCGCGCCAAAGCGATGAAGTGGTTCGGTCTTGACCGCGACGTGACCAAGGATGAGAATGGTAATTGGAGGGGTCAACAGTGGGATGCCGACATCGTCGAGGCGGGATACAAGTTCAACATGAACAACGTCGCCGCCGCGATTGGTTTGTCACAGCTACCTCACATCGATCGCCTCGTCGCCGCACACCGGGCCAACGCGGGACTGTACGACAGCCTGTTCAGCGACTTCACACTCGTCAGGCCCACACTAAAATACGACGGTGCAATAACCAGCGCTTGGGTCTACACGGTGTTGGTCGCTCCCGAGGCTAAATTGTCACGTGATGAGCTGTTGGCTGCCCTCAATGCCGAGGGCATTCACGCCGGTGTCGTCCACGTACCCAATGACACCTACACCTGCTTCGCGCCGTTTAAGGCCGAGCTACCAGGCGTTCGCCAGTTTAGCGCGCGCCAGTTGTCACTGCCTGTTGGTTGGTGGCTCGACGGCGACGATGTTCGTCACATCGCCCAACGTGTCAAGGAGCTGACGACATGAAGGTTCAAGTTCCTGATTACATGCAGCTCCGCCCGATCGTCGACGGTGACCATGAATGGCTCATCGAGCTACACAATGATCCTGCGGTCCTGCGCAACGTCACCCACCCGCGGCCCATCACCGCGGCACAACACTACCTTTGGTGGGAGGGAATCCGCAACAATTCATCGCAATTGCGAATGATCTTCGAGGTAGGTGGCACCAAGGTGGGCCTCGCCAAGTTCTACGACGTTGACACCGACAACCGCTGTTGCGTGTTGGGCGGCGACATCCACACCTCTCGCCGAGGTAGCGGCTATGCCAAATTCATGTGGACGCGGATGCTCGATAAGTGCTTCGACGAGCTGCAATTGCACCGGGTGGGCCTGTCGACGGCCGAATTCAACACCATCGCCCGTCACATCTACCAGGGCCTGGGCTTCAAGGAAGAGGGCCGCCTGACGCAGGGCCTCTACCGCGACGGGCAGTACCACGACCACGTGTTGATGTATATGCTCAACAGCGATTGGCGCGCGAGATGATGCAGCTCCCCCGCATCTTCGTCGGCACCATGTACGTCAAGGAGGGCGATTTTCAGGCCTGCGTCGCTCGCATTCAGGAACAGGAAGGCGTCGTCGTCACCCACCTGATCCGCGCCGACATGGCCGAGAAGGAGGCCCACAACGCGCTGTGGCACGGTTGGCGCGAAGCGCGTGACAACCACGACCTCTTCGTTAAGGTCGATGCCGACACTGTCCTCATCTCCAATCACACGCTGGCCAACATCTACGCGCTGTTCGCCACCAACCCCCGCGTCACCGGCCTGCAGGCGCCGCTCCACGACTACATGACCGACGGCCTCATCAACGGCCTCAATGCCTTCAGTCCCCGCGTTACCTTCAATGACACTCGTGACGAGTTGTACTGCGATCGCCAAGTCGACACGGGCCACGACGTGCTGCTACGCGGTGCCGAGCTCCCCGCATCGCTGTCGCCGGCAGGCCTCCACTGCTACCACGCGACTGACAAGCAGGCCTTTCACTTCGGCCTGCACCGGGCATTGAAGGGCCAGCACGACACCATCGCCAAGGTGAAGCAGGCCCACCAGCGGTACCACGACCGCACTAGGGCCTTCGCGTTGTTGGGGGCCAAGGCGGCACCCGATTTTGCACAGCACCGCAGGTTCAACTATGGCGACGCCGAGTTTCAGGTGGCGTTCGGCGAGGCGACGGCGAAGTACGAGCAGCACATGAGGAGCCTGGCATGAGGTGTGTCATCGCTGCGTCGAAGGGGTAAGATTACGCAATGGGCCGTCTGTCAACACCCAACACTCCGTTTGACCGCACCATCAATCGCTATCGAGAGATCCTCGATCTCGCCTTGTACGAAGGCTATACCTTCATGACGGTGCAAGAATTCCTAAGTGCCGGGTGTCCCACCAAACAGGTGTTGATACTCCGCCATGATCTCGACTTCAAGCCCAAGACATTGTGGCCCATCCTCGATGCTGAACGTGCCGCCGGCGCTCGGTCGACGATCTACGTCCGGGTGACGGCCAACGAGTATAACCCATTGAGCTACCATGTGCTGCCTCACCTGCTGCATGCCCAACGCGACGGCTTTGAGGTGGGTCTACACACCAGCTGTGTTGAGTTCGCGGCGATCAATGACCTCAATCCCCTCGATGTCATTCAACGGGAGACCAACGTACTGCGCCAATTCTTCAACGTCACCGGCGTCGCTCCACACCGCGACTGGAACTACACTCATAATTCACTGCCATGGCTACGTGACAATTGGGCCACGATCAGCGGCACCTGTGGCTTGACCTATGAGGCCTACGCCCCGGTGCTAGAAGCTAGTACCGTCTACGTCAATGATACTTTTGCCCCTCACCTGTGTTGGAAGACGACGCCCTACGACGCGCTGGCCACCGGCAACAGCGTTTACTTCTCAACCCATGCGGCATGGTGGTACGTCGATCACCCGTTTGAGGAATGACGATGAAACTGTTGTTCGCCGGATACAGGAGTTGGGCCCATGCAGCCTACACCGAACTGCAACGTTTGCGAGGGGTTGACATCGAGCTGGTGGAATCTCCGAAGGCCCTCGACGCTGCTCTACGTGAAGAGGCGTGGGACGTCGTCGCCCTAGTGGGTTGGAGCTGGATCGTACCTGCCCAACACACCGTCGACCACTACGTCGTCGTAGTACACCCGTCCGACCTACCTGCTTACGCTGGTGGCTCACCGCTGCAACACCAAATCATCGACGGGGTGACCGAGACCCAAGCCACACTGTTTCGGGCGGCGACGCAGCTCGACGGGGGAGCCGTGTTGTACAAGTGTCCATTGTCGTTGGAGGGTCACCTCGACGACGTGTTCGCTCGGTTGACGTATGTGACGTGTGATCTGCTGGGCCAACTGATCCGTGACTGGCCCACCGTTGCAGAACACCCTCAGGTGGGCTACGTAGCTCCCAGAAAACGCTTGCAACCCAAGGACGGGGAACTTACCCATGACCGCCTGCAGCATCTTACGTGCCAACAGCTCTACGACTTCATCAGGTGCCGTGAGCACCCCTACCCCAGCGCCTTTATCAAGGATGAGACGGGTACCCTCTACATCGAGCGCGTGAGGTTCAAACGTGGTTGAGCTGTACGACATCGTTGACAACCTCGACTACGTAGCGACCAACTGTTACCAACACCAGTTGACGGAGGTGCTCGACGCGTCGTTCAATGTCAAGCGCTTGACGCTCGCCGAGCTCGAACGTGGTGATATTCCCATCGGCTCCGCCGTCATCAGTCGTTTGAGGTTGAGGACGTTGGTCAACAACTTACAAACGGTCTCGTCTGCTCTACGGGGCACGCGCTCGTTCATCTACGAACAAGACACTTGGGAGAACTTCCTGGTCGACTCGCCGTACTTCGGCTCCTACGCCAAGATCAACGCGTGCCTATCACCCCTGACGTTTCTCAACATGTCACACTGGTGGGCGGCTCTGGTACGGTCAGCGGGCATCCCATCGCGGTTCATTCAGGTGTGGACGCTGCCCAAGTATTGCACGCCGCCGGCACCTTGGTCACAGCGTGCGCACAAAGCGATCTTTTGCGGTACCCTGTACCCCCGTCGCGTGACCTTCTTTGATGCATTGAAACAGCGCGGCATCAACGTTGAAGTAGTGCCCGTGCAACCGACGTTCGCGCGCTACTTGGAGCTACTATCATCGTCGCGGCTGGTCATTAGGTGTGATAAGATCGATTGGCTCATCGACGCGGGCCATGGTCAATGCCGGGTCACCGACTACAACGCACTGTGGCAACGCGACATTGAAGTCGCCGCGCGCGGGTGTTTTTCAATGCGCGAGGCCGACGACGAGGGGTCCCTGTGGGGCATCGGCAGGATTCCGTTGATCGTACCTTTCACTACCGTTGATAGTGCTGTCGCATCAATTAACCGGATTGCGTCACTGAGCTGCACCGAAGCCGATGATATTGCACATACGTCTGTCGATGTGATACGGTCTGCTGAGGGTTGGATGTCAGTGCCACGAGTGATCCACGAAGTCTTGGGTGCCACGTGACGATCCGGGTCATCGTCCTGGGCAACACCGGCATGTTGGGCCACACCGTGGTCGAAGTATTGTCGCGCGAACTTACGCTTGAAGTGAAAGCTGTCCGACGTAGTCAACTCAACGCCCTGGAACCTACCTTGGACATGATTCATGATGTCGATTACGTCATCAACTGCATCGGCATCATCAAGCAGAACAAGTTCGCCCCTCGCCGCGAGATGTTCATGGTCAATGCCATCTTTCCATGGTTATTGCAGGCCCAATGTACGCACGTAGGTGCCAAGTTGATCCACGTGACGTCGGACTGCGTCTTTTCGGGTCGAGTCGGAGGCTACAGCGAAAACGACACCCCTGATGCAGAAGATGATTACGGACTCTCAAAGGCGTGCGGCGAACCCCGCAATGCAATGGTCATTCGCACCAGCATCATTGGTCACGAGCTACGTGGCAAGTTGTCGTTGCTCGAGTGGGTCATGTCACAACGTGGGCAAACAATTGAGGGTTACACTAACCACGTCTGGAACGGTGTGACGACGCGGGTGTTGGCGCGAGCGTTCCGTGATATTATTGTGGGTGACCTTTACCAACCCGGCACCTTCCACGTTCATGCGCCACACGTCATCACTAAGCACGATCTGATCTGCCTCATCAATGAGGCGTGGGACTTGGGTTTGACGATTATCCCAACTATAACGCCGGTCAAGTGTGATCGATCGCTGGTCACTGTCAAATCGCTCAACGCGAAACTCAATGTTCCATCGATGGTTGAGATGATGAATGAGTTAGTAGATCTTGAACAGTCGTATTAACCACACGTAGATCAACAATCCTATTGCTGTTCGACGATCGGAAGTAGCTGTGCCTTGAGCATGAGATTATGTATGGCGGAATGTACGTAGAATCCACGTCATCGTGCTCGGTTTACTATGATAACGTGAGGTCTCAATGAAAATCGGTTGGATGGGACTGGGTAAGTTGGGTCTGCCTTGTGCTCTTGCGATGGAGCAACTTGGTCATACGGTAATGGGCTATGATCCGGGGGAACAGACAGTCACCACCCTCAACACCCGCAAATTGCCCTATCATGAGGTAGGTGCGCAGGCGTTACTTGATAAGACCAACATCAGATTGGTCGGTGTGAGCGACCTCATCAACGAATGCGATCTCATCTTTGTCGCGGTACAGACGCCGCATCATGCTAAGTATGAGGGCATCACCCGGTTGCCCCACAAGCGAGTTGACTTCGACTACTCCTACCTCAAGGAGGCGGTGAAACTGATCTCAAACACACTCAACACCAATCGCCTTTATGGACATAAGGCCGAGGCTAACGTCGTCATCATCTCAACCGTTCTACCTGGTACTATCGAGCGGGAAATCAGGCCACTCCTTGATCCTGGTATCAAGCTATGCTATAATCCCGCCTTCATCGCGATGGGCACGACGATCTACGACTTCACTCACCCGGAGTTCGTCCTCTTCGGCGTCGATGACCCCAACACCGCACAGCTCGCCGAGCAGTTCTACAAGACGATCCACCAGCGGCCCTTCTACCGGACGACGATCAACAACGCCGAGATGATCAAGGTCGCCTACAACACCTTCATCAGCACCAAGCTGGCCTTCGTCAACACCCTGATGGAGGTGTGTCACAAGACGGGCTGCGACGTCGACGCCGTCACCGACGCCTTGAAACTGGCCGACGAACGCCTGATCAGTCCACGCTACATGACAGCGGGCATGGGCGACGGCGGGGGCTGCCACCCGCGCGACAACATCGCCCTGTCGTGGTTGGCCCGCAGGGTCGACATGGGCTTCGACTTCTTCGAGGCCGTCATGCTGTCGCGTGAGAAGCAGACCGATTGGTTCGCCGACCTGGTCGAGGAGGCGATCGCCGACTTCAATGCCGGGCACCTCAATTCGGCACCCGTCTACATCATGGGCAAGGCCTTCAAGCCCGAGACAAACCTGGTGACAGGCAGCCCCTCTCGCCTGCTCCAGAGCGTATTGCGCGAGCGCGGCGTCCACGTCACCATGGTCGATCCCATCGTCGACGGTGCCGCACCCATCACCGACGCTGGCGTCTACTTCATCGGCACTCGCCACCAGGTCTTCGCCGACTGGCCCTATCCACCGGACAGCACCGTCATCGACCCACACCGCTACGTGTCCGATCGACCGGGTGTCACCGTCATCAGGTTGGGTGAGGGCCCCAAGTGAGCGGCACCCGCCTGGTGTCAGTGATGCTGCCCAGTCGCGGCCGCGTTGACCAGCTCAAGGCGTCGTTGGCGTCGTTGGAGCAGACCGTCACCAATGCGGCCGACGTCGAGGTGCTGGTGAGGGCCGACGATGATGATCGGCCGACGATTGATTGCCTCAGGTCGGTGCGCTGCAAGTTTCACGTGTCGGTCGTGGTGGGCCCGAGGGGCAATGGTTACGCCGACCTGCACCTGTACTACAACCGCCTGTGTGAGATTGCACAGGGACGCTTCTTGTTCCTGTGGAACGACGATGCGCTGATGCTGACACCGGCTTGGGACGCCGAGCTGGCCAAACACGACGACGGCAGGCTGTGCTACGTCAAGTCGGGCCTCGTCGACTCGCGGGGCCGCGACAGCTACCTATTCCCGATCGTCCACCGCTCGTACTGGGAGGCATTGGGCCACTTCTCGCTGTCGGCCCACAACGACACCTACGTCATTGAGGTGCTCAAGGACCTGCCTCAGGTCTTCCGCGACTCGGCGATCACCGTCAAGCACGTGGGACTGGAGCTGATCGCCGCGGGTGACAAGACCAGCATGGAGGCGAAGCAGTGGTGGCCCACGACGAAGGGCATGTGGAGGCAACCCGAACTGCTACAGGCCATTGCCACTGACAATGCCAAGTTGAAGGCACTGTGGGCGGCACAACAAGCGAGCGCGCCGCCGTGATCTACGATCAATTGTTCACCCGCGCCGACGCGTGCCGCAACCGCACCGACCTCATCGTGCTGGTCGTTGACTTCTTTGAGCACGCCAGCTACCTCGAGATCGGTTGCCGCAAGAATGAGACCTTCGACGCTGTCAAGTGTGCCCGCAAGGTCGGCGTTGACATGATCGAGGGCGGCACCCACCGGATGACGTCGGACGCCTTCTTCGCGCAGAACACCGACAAGTTCGATGCGGTGTTCATCGACGGTGATCACCGCCACGCACAGGCGATGAGCGATGCAGTGAATGCGCTGGCGTGCTTGGCCCCCGGAGGTACCCTGATCCTCCATGACTGTAGCCCACCGACGGCACAGCACGAGAGCCTGCTCAACGTCAAGTGTGGCTCGGCATGGCGCGTCTTCGCCGAGCTGCGCCAGCGCGGTGACCTCGACATGGTCACCGCCGATTGGGACTTTGGCTCGGGCCTGATTCGGGTGGGTGCGAACCCCGACACGATCACCACGGGCAAGTCGATGGACGACATGACGTATGCGGACTTCATCGAACACAGGGACGACTGGATGAAGCTGCGAGATCGCCAGGGCATTGGCGAATGGCTGTGGGAGCAGAAACATTGGTTGTGGAGCGGGGTATGATCGTCGCATGAAGAGTGCGAAGAGCGTTGCGGTAATTGGGCAAGGTTTCGTTGGGGGTTCATTGACGACTGTGTTGGCCGAACGGGGCCTCACCGCCTACGTCTACGATAAGGCGGGCAAGTTGGCCCACGGGGCAACACCAGCGCGAATCACCCGGATGGCTGGTGATTGCAGCGCGGAAGACGTCAGGTCGGTCAACGAGCTGGTGCAGTCGTGCAGTCGCATCGACGGTTTCTCACACGTCTACTTCGTCTGCGTGCCGACGCCGATGTATGAAGATGGTAGCTGTGATACATCAATCGTCGAGGGAGCGCTGAAAGAACTAGCGGTTGCAGGTGGTGTCGACCGCATTGCTGTCATCAAGTCGACGGTGCCGCCCGGGTCGACGGAGCGGTGGAACAAGCAATTCGAGGGCACGGGCCTCCACGTGATTCACTGTCCGGAGTTTTTGACCGAGGCCAATGCACTCAATGACATGCGTAATCAAAGTCGCATTGTCTTGGGCGGACCACGACCCTGGATCAACGACGTCAAACGGATCTTTCAGTCAACTTTCCCGAACGTGCCCATCATCAAGACATCGAGCACTACCAGCGAACTTGTCAAGTACTATACCAACATTCACTTGGCAGTGCGCGTCGTCTTGAGTTGTGAACTTGCGCAGATTTGCAATGCACTTGATAAAAGCGGGCTTGATGTTGATGTTGACAAAGTTGTTGAGTATGCAAAGTATGACAAGCGTCTGGGTAGCACACACATGGACACACCAGGTCATGATGGCATTCCTGGCGCACGCGGGCATTGTTTCCCGAAGGATCTGAATGCCCTCATTGCTGTCGCAAAGCAGCATGATGTCAAGCCAATTGTCATGGAAGCGGTGTGGCGGAAAAACCTCGAAGTGATTCCTGAAGAACACCGTGATTGGGAGAAAATGGCGGGTCGAGCGGTGAGCAAGAAGCAGTGAAAACTAGCGACTGTTTGAGGTAGGATGGGTGCTCGGGAAAGGTGAGGATTGCCCTCACGTCCCCCAAGGAGCCACTCATCATGTCGAACTCGATCAAGCAAGTCATCCTCTTCACCCTCGTGGCGGTGCTCGCCGCCTGTGGGCCAAACTCGCATGCCGAAGTCGTTCACGCAATCGCTTCTGCCGACAGCACTGGTCCGAGCCACATCACCCTCGACGCCGTCTACGGCAACTATGTCGGCTGTGCCGCTCGTTCAGGTCAGTGGTCACTGCCCCTCGAAGTGTCATCCGTCGTCCCGGCGACGCTGTCGGTCGAGCTCAACGACCCGTCATGTTCACTGACGATCACCTACCTCTACGACGGCAGTAACTATTATGCCGGCAACATTTCACTCGGTGCCTCGTTCCTGTCATCTCCGGTGTCGTTCGGCGCCTTCGATGCCAACGCCGAATTGTCGGAGTCGACTTTCTCGAACGACTTCACGGTGACCATCGTCTATAGCTCCAACCCGACGACGGTGACTGACACCGTCAACATCAACAACGTCGTGGTGTCGAGCACCTCGTCGTCGACTGCCGTCCTCGCCCCTGACTACACCGTCGACACCTCGTCGATCAGTGAACAGGCCATCGACGGCGGCGTCATACAATTGATCGGCAACGCCGTCTTCACTGACGGCTCCACACCGGCGCAACTTTACGTCGTGACACAGTTGTCCGTCGGCACCTTCGCGCAAGACGACTACGCTTTCAACACGGGAACGTCCGCATCCTTCGCGGGCACCCTTCCTGCATCGGCACTGATTGGTGGCGGGTTGCCATGGACGTCGACTGTCATTCTCCAGAACGTGGTGTCGGGGGTGCCCGCGTACCAGACGTTCACCTTCACCTTTAACGAGGTGACGGTAGACGCTTCATACACGCCTGTGTCATGTGATCACACCATGGATGTATCGAACGTGTATCAGACTGGCACGGCATGGACCGGTGGTCCATGGACATATACCATCAACAACGGGCAAGTATGTGCCACTGTTGGTGGCATCACCAACTGCACTACGTGCAGCTACAATTCGAACGATGCGAATCCCCTTGATTACCAGTGTCCTGTTTCATCTGGTGGTTACGTGTTCACGTATAGTGCTAACGGCCTCGCACTGATCATCACGGGCACGGGTGGCCCATTTCAACCACTCTGCAACTAAACTCAACGACTTGTCTCGGTGTGCCCGATCTCGAAAGGGATCGGGCATTTGCCGTTAAAAGATGTCACTTGATCAATCACGTGTGTTAGAGTAGGATTGAACTGATGTCTGGAGCTACAATGAACACACCTCAAGTCTCCCTCATAGTGCCCACTCGTGACCGTCCTCAACAACTGTTGAAGTCACTGTATGGGCTCTGCAATGCGTGCACGGATAGGTCACGTGTTGAGGTTGTGTTGCACATTGCTAATGACGACGTGCAAACATTGCAGGTAATCAGTGACATTGCCAACTATGCTCACCCGGGCTTAAGCAGTGAATCTCGACCCAGTTGCATCGCTGTCACTGCGGTTGTTGGGTCTCGAGACAGTGATCCACAACGAGTGTATGCCGATTGTGCCTCAAAAGCGCGTGGACGGCTCTTGTTGTTGTGGAGCGACGATGGGAGCTGCTAAATTCACACTCATCGATGAGTGCCTCGCCAACATCACTGGCGTCTCTGTCATCGAGATCGGCACTGAGCACCAGGGTCGCGGTGAGGGCTCCACTCGCTACCTCGACGCCTTCTGCAAAGCACGCGGCATCGACTTCTATACCTGTGACCTCGATCCTGTCGTCGTCACGTGGGGCAAGACGCTGACTACCAACGCCGTCTGTGCGAAGGGTGAGGACTTCCTGACGCTGTTCACCGGCAAGCCCATCGCCTTTGCCTACCTCGACAACTTCGACTGGTGTTCTCCTGGCGTCGAGAACGTACCCAAGGTGCTGGCTCAAGCCGCACGCTACCGCGACGTCCACGGCATTGAACGCACCAACGTCAATTCACAGCTCGCCCACCTGAAGCAGGCGCAGGCATTGCTCCCTAAGCTGCACACGACGGCCTTCGTCCTCTTCGATGACACCCACCCGGGTGCCGACGGCACCTATGAAGGCAAGGGCGGTACCGCCATTCCATTCTTGTTGGCGAATGGCCTGCGGTTGCTCGAACAGGGCGACGCTGCACATCCCTACGTGTTGGTGGGTCGCCCTTAAACACCACGTGTTCGAGTAGTATGGTTGGTGTATGAAGACTCTCCTCATCACCGGTGGATCAGGGTTCCTGGGCAGGAACCTTGCCATGGCCTTGAAGGACCATTATCACGTGGTGTTGGGCAGTCGTAACAATGCGGCTCTACGCAAGGCCGAAGGCCAGACGGGCTGCGATGCCTACCCACTCGACGTCGTCAATGTCAACTCGGTTCGTGACGTTTTCAATGAGATCAAACCTAACATCGTCATACATGCGGCGGCGACCAAGTACGTCGATTGGTCAGAACGTCATCCGTTGGAGTGCTTAGACGTCAACATCGTGGGTTCACAGAACGTCGCACGGACTGCGCTCAACTTCGGCACCGAATTGGTCATCGGAGTGTCAACTGACAAAGCGTCGCGGCCACTCACTAGCACCTACGGCCTGTCAAAAGCGGCTATGGAACGGTTGTTTTGTGGCCTTGACACGCACCCGACGCCGACCCGTTTTGCCTGTGTACGGTACGGCAACGTGGTATGGTCGACGGGATCGGTTTTTCACGCGTGGCGAGCGATGGGTGCCAACGTAGTGTCGACAGGTCCCAAGATGCGTCGCTTCTTCTTCACCGTTGACGATGCCGTCAACTTGGTCACTACCTGCATCGGTCACATTGAACAACTGCGTGGAACCGTGTTGTCGCAGCCTATGAAGGCAGCGCAGGTCTGCGACGTACTCAACGTATGGACGGAACTATTCGGAGGTGCTTGGGTGCAAGGAGAATCGCGGCCAGGCGATGCTGACGATGAATGCTTGGTCAATGATGTTGAGCTGTCACGGGCCCGTGAAGTCATCTTGGACGCTCGCAAGTACTACGTCATCGGCTTGCACGTACCGCCCACCGGCTTTCCGCTGGTCCATGCCCCTTCGTCGGCCAACGCAGTGAAGTTGACACATGCCGAGATTCGCACCCTGCTCACCGACCAACCGGCGCTACCGTGAAGATCAACCACGTCGTCATCATGGCAGCGGGTCGGGGCCAGCGGATGATGCCGTTGACGCAGCACACCGCCAAGCCCATGGCACCCTACCTCGACACCACCTTGATTGGGCACGGCATTGCCAAGGTGAAGCAGCAGGTGCCCAATGTCCATGTCACCGTAGGCTACCGCGGGGGCGAGGTGGGCCGCTACGTCATCGACATGGGCATCAGCTCCGTCGTCAATACTGCGGGTCACTCCAACTCGTGGTGGATTCACAACAGCGTTCTGGGTTACCTCGACGAACCCACCCTGGTGTTGACGTGCGACAACGTCACCGACATCAACCTACCCGAGTTGGAGATCGACTACTTTCGCCGGGGCCAGCCACTGTGCATGTTGGTGCCGGCGCGGCCCGTCGAGGGCCTAGCGGGCGACTACATCTTCCATGACACTCCCGGTTACGTGAGCAAGATCAGCCGCACCGAACCGACCGACGTCTATTGCTCGGGCATTCAGATCATCAATCCGGCCCGCGTCAAGGCGCTGACATGGCGCTCTGCCGACTTCTACGACGTGTGGCGGGAACTGATCAACCACTGGGCGTTGCAGGTATCGTCGGTGTTTCCGACCAAGTGGACGGCGATCGACACCGTCGCTGACCTCGATCGCGCCAACAAGGAGGCCCCATGAAACGACGCTGTGCTGTGCTCGCCAAGGTCAAGTCGGAGGCACTGTTCCTCGAGCGATTCTGGCTTCCACACTACTCGCAATTCTTCGAACCCCGCGACCTCCACGTCCACTCCGACGGCTCGCTCGACGCTACCAACGACCTGTGCACGCAGGCCGGTGTCAGCCTGACCGTCGTCGCTCCGGGAGCCGTCGAATTCGGCAAGAACAACGTCTACATCGTCAACATCATCGCTCGCCTGCTCGAGGACTATGACTGTGTGCTGTTCGGCGAGTCGCCCGACGACGTCATCGTGCCCGGCCCCCAACACGCTTGTGACCTCGGTAAGTACGTCGATGATTTCGTGCAGAACAGTGTCGACCCCTACCGCTTCCTGACGTGCTACAACGTCACCCACAACACCCTCACCGAGCCCGCCTTTGACCCGGCCCGTGGCAAGCTGCTGGCACAGCGCAGCACCTTCATCAGGTGCCCACAGTTCGATAACTCCTTCCTATGGAAGGTGGTGCCCACGTGGGGGCGCGGCTGGCACGACCTCGTCGGCGTCAACGGGGGCAAACGCATCATGGGTGGGGGCGACCAACAGGGCGACGCCAAGCGCCTCTACAACTTCCACATTCACTACGCCGACTTCGACCTCTGCAATGCCCGTCACCACGTCAGGCAGGCGACGTACAGCGCGCAGGAGTTGCAGAACGGCCTGTACTCGTGTCAGATCGACAACGAACTGTGCGGCATGATGACGAAGATGATCAGCTCTCCCGCGACATATTTCGCCGGGGCCCGCATCGATCCTCCGCCACCCTGGATGCGGAGCATTGTCTGATGAACGCCTTCATCGTGGAGCTGTACGACCACGTCGGTGGCGGCACTCCCGAGAAGCCGCTCCGCATCGCCGGCCACGTCATCAAGCCCCAGCCCAACAAGTGGGGATGTGGGCCCTGGTCGCTGCGCTACTGCCTGTTGAAGTGGGGCGTTGACATCGACCCCTATGAAGTGGCACGGCATGCCATGGCCACCCGCCGGGGTACCACCAACCGTCACCTGGAGCTCGCGGCGATGAGGCTGAACGTTGGAGCCCACTACGTCATTGTACCCACCATTGCCGGTGCCAAACGTCACATCGACGAGGCGTTGGCCCGGGGTGAGGCGCTGATCTTCAATGTCAACGGTGCCGACGGTGGGGGCCACTGGATCGCCTGCCTAGCACGCGATCGGCGGGGCTACCTGATCCTCGACCCCAGCCCGTATGAACCCGTGGTGCAGTTGCACGGTTGGCAGTGGCTCAAGGACGAGTTGAAGCGCAGCAATGACCGTGATCCACCGCTAGCTGACGGCGCTTTTCGCTCCGACATCATCAGCATTAGCGGACCTGTACATCAACACCGTTGACCGTATAGTTATTCACATGAAGATGGGTATCAAGACACGACGTAGCGCCACGCTCGGCGGCTGAATGCGCGGCACCTAGGGCACGTGGACCTCCCTCGGGACGGTTTCTCCAACTCACACGTTGAAGCACCGTCACTCGAGAGTTCAAACAAGAGGTTCACATCATGGCACATCACATCGGTCTCCAAGTCCTACGGGCCAAAATTCGTGGTCTTCAAGCCACGGGTTTCACCATCTCATCACGCATTCACAAGGCTGCAGGCAAACGCAAGAACGACCTGTGGAACACCAAGCGAGCGTTGGGCGTTCACTGTCGACATCACCTGATCGCCTATGGCTTTCTCCGAGGCGTCCCCTACTACAACATTGAACAATGCGCAGCAAACAACAAGCCAAAAGCACAGTACGTGCTCGACATCATCAACCAACACAACATGTGGGACTCAAAAAGAGGGTACGTGAGGTACGACCTCGAGATGGTCAAGCAACTGCTCGACGGGGGCGTGGGCAGGTGGGTGAAGCAGGGCGGCACCAAGCCACCCCAGTGGGTCATCGAAAAGTTCCCGGCTTCCACCTCGCCGAGTGCGACTGCGATGACTGCATCATTGACCGCGGGCTCGCTGCCCGCTTCGCAAAAGCCCACCGTCCTAACTGTGATTGCGTCGTCTGCAATGTCGCCCGCGACACCGCCGCCTATGCAGCCAACCCCGTGTCTCGCGCAGACTCCTCAGTCTACCTCCGATCGAACAGCGACTACACCATATCAAAGCGTCGGCCAGAGCGTCGTGAGGCTGCTCGAAAAAATCATGGGAGCAGCAAGGTGACTGCCATCAAGGAAGGCGATAAGTTGTTCGTCGTCACCCGGAGGGACATCGCTCCCGGTTACCAAGGGGTGCAGTCGCAGCACGCCCTGCGCCAGTTCACCGCTGACCATCCCGACCTCGATGCCGAGTGGTTCACCAACTCTAACTTCTTGGCGTGGCTGTCGGTCGACGACGAGGTCGAGCTGATGCGGCTGATCGCTCGGGCCAAGGATCACGGCCTCAGGTGGTCGGTGTTTCGGGAGCCCGATGTGGGTGGCGAGATCACCGCCATTGCGATCGAACCTCACCCGAAGGCGGTCGAACTGTGCAGGGGCCTGCCGCTGGCCCTGAAGGAGCTGGCGTGAGCAAGGACCCGGAATTACAGCACACGATCAACCTAGTGTTGGGTGATTATTCACACGATGGTCACTCCAGGACTGATACTGTGACCATCATCAGCAACCTCGAGAAGAAGGACGTCGTGAAGGCGTACAAGAAGGGTTGTGAGAAGGTCGGGTTCAACTTGACCGACGATGTGTGTGCTGACTATGAAGACATGGCAATGCCTGCCGAAATTGCTGAGAAGCTCAAGGCGGCAGGTATCGATCCCAATGACTTCGTCGAGGTGCTTGATGAGAACCTCTCGTTTGACTACAACGGTGGGGCGTTCGCCGAGCTCTGGCTTCGCATCGCCCAATTAGGCAATCCTGACTTCAAGTACAAGGTCACTGAAGACGAAAGCCCGAACATCAACATCGGGGGATATGGACTTTACGAATGAGCGACGACAAACAACTGCTGCCCACCAAGCCCCTACCTCCCTGCAACCTGTGTGGGGAAGCCTGCGCGGCACCGCACCACGCCGACAATGCCCTATCACCCATGGGCCTCATCAACTGCACCGTCAGTGGGGGCTACGACTCGACGCCGGGCAATGGCTGTGGCGCACTCGACGACTCGACGTCATACACCTTCTCGCTGTGCGAGTGGTGCCTCGACTGGTTGTTCGCGCAGTTCAAGCACCCACCGACGACCAGCGACTACATATCACCGGGTGAGGACGTCAACCCATGGCGTCCTGCAGAAGAGCGCGTCTATCTAGATGAATGGCGATCACAGAAGAAGGAGTTCTATGCAGAGCTCCTCCGGCGCAATGCGGCGCGAGCAAGTCTCATCGTTCGAAAGCCATAGATCACTGCTCCCGTAGCTCAGTGGCAGAGCAGTCCGATTTCAACCGGATGTGCGAGGGTCCGAATCCCTCCGGGAGCGCATGACAACAGAACGATCTGAACTCATCAACAAGTGGTGGGTGACGGGCCTGCTCAACGGCATCAAGGCACAACACCTCCAACGCTGTGCCGAGCGTCTCGAGGAGGCCAACAAGCGTGGCGGCGAGCCCGGTGCTGTCGACCGTTGCCTGGCAGCAATGCAGCGAGAAGGCCTGTTCTGCGGCCGTTGAACTCGACGTGCACGTGGCATAAGATCATGGGATGAGTGAACCAGAGGACATCGTCGCTGGTGCAGACGGCGCGGTACCTGAAACGATTGATCCGTCGCGTTTCGAGTTATTGCCCACGGGTAAGCTGCACGTGTCCTTCAGCGAAGTCAAGGGTTGGGCGGAATGCAGTTACCGTCACAAGTTGCAGCACATTGACCACATCGATGCCGATCTACCCAGCGTCCACATGGACTTCGGCACGGCGATGCACGCGGCCTGCGAGCACTACCTCCGCACCCGCAAGATGGTCAAGCGCATCTTTCTCGACAAGTTGAAAGAGCTGTGGACCGAGCACGCCGTCCGATTGCCTGGTGACTACACCACCGATGCCTTCACGCAGTTCGGCAAGGAGGGATTGGCGATCCTGCCCGAAGTACCTGCGTGGCTCGATGCGACGTTCAAGAATTGGGAGTTCATCGACGCCGAGCACTACCTCTATGAACCCATCGAGGGCCACCCGCATGCCTTCAAGGGTTACATTGACGGCGTCATCCTGTGTGATGGACCGTTCAAGAAGCGACTGGTCTGGTTGCTCGACTGGAAGACGTGTGGCTGGGGGTGGAAGCGCGAGAAGAAAGAAGACGACATGGTCAAGGCGCAGATCATCCTCTACAAGAACTATTGGTCGATCAAGACGGGGACAGATCCCAAGGACGTCAGGTGTGGCTTCGTTCTGTTGAAGCGGACTGCTAAGGCCGGCGCGCGCTGCGAATTGTTCTCGGTGTCAGTGGGGGAAGTGACGACGAGGCGGTCGCTGCAGGTCGTCAACAACATGCTGACTAGCATCAAGGCGGGGGTGACGAAGAAGAATCGGGCCAGTTGTACGTTCTGTCAATTTTACCAGACGCCGCACTGTACGTAGATCAATACCTGCACAACAGGATTAGAGTTGAGTATGATGCTGATCACGAAAGGTCTTGGGCCGCAATGACACAACAGAAGACGAAGATCCTGATGCTCGCAGATCACCCGTTGTCTACTTCGGGCGTCGGAACGCAGTCCCGTTGGCTCGCGCAAGGCCTCATCAACACCGGCAAGTACAGCTTCAAAGTATTCGGGGGTGCCGTCAAGCACGAGAATTACGACACCATCAAAGTCAGCGATGACTTCATCATCAAACCCATTGATGGCTTTGGTAACAAGAACATCCTACGACAAGTACTTGCAGTTGAACGACCCGATGTGTTACTACTTTTCACTGACCCACGATTCTTCATGCACGTGTGGGAGATTGAGGACGAAATCCACCAACTCTGTCCGATCGCCTACAATCACCTATGGGACAATCCCCCGTGGCCCGAGTTCAATCGCGTCATCTACGAGTCAATCGACCTCGTCAATTGCATCAACTACCCGACCTACGACATGGTCCACCAGCGCTTTCCCGACAAGACCAACTACATCCCGCACGCCGTCCCCGACAACATCTTCTTCCCACTGCCCGCCTCCGAGAAGGCACGCTTGAAGGAATTGGTCCTGGGTAAGGACAGGCTCGATCACTTCACCGTGTTGTTCGTCAGCCGCAATGCACGCCGCAAGGTGCCGTCCGACATCATCGTCTCCTTCAAGCAGTTCCTCGACGCGCTTGAGAAGAAGGAAGGTCACCGCAAGGCGTCATTTGTGTGCCACTCTGATCCCCTCGATCCTGAGGGCCCGAACCTGCACCACGTCATCGACATGCTACACCTGCGCAACCACGTCATCTTCTCGAAGGATCGCATCGGCTTCCCGGAGATGAACGCCCTCTACAACGTCTGTGACACCGTCGTCAATCGTAGCTGCAATGAAGGCTTTGGCCTACCCATCCTCGAGGCCAAGATGGCAGGTAAGCCCATCATTGCACTGAAGACGGGTGGCCTGACGCGACAGGTCGAGGACTATCAGACGGGGGAGCAGTACGGAGTGGCCATTGAACCTGAGGTCAAGACGCTAGTGGGCAATCAACTTGTGCCCTACATCTTTGAGGACTTCTGTTCACATGAAACGCTGGCCAAGGCCTTCATGACAGTGTACGACATGGGTGCCGAGGGCCGTGACGCCTTAGGCATCAAGTGCCGAGCACATGCCTTGAGGGACTACAACATCAACCAGATGATTGTTAATTGGGATACGTCACTGACTAAGTTGGTCAGTGAGTGGAAAGCGGGCAAGCGGCCGGCGAGGTGGAGTAAGGTGGAGCTATGAAAACCGTCCTCCTTCGCGGACCCTCACTGACACAATCGGGTTACGGGGTGCACGCGCGCCAGCTGGCGAAGTGGCTCCTGTCTCGTCCTGATCTTGACGTCAAGTTTGGTACTCTGCCATGGGGAGACACACCCTGGCTCATTGACGCCGAGCTTCACGGAGGCCTCGTCGGACAGATCATGCAGCGCAGCGTGCCCTTCGACACCAAGGCCGACGTCACGGTGCAATTGCAACTTCCCAATGAATGGGATCCCACCCTTGCCCCCATCAACATCGGCATCACCGCCGGCGTCGAGACCGACCGCTGCAATCCCGAGTGGGTCGCCGCATGTAACAAGATGACTGCTGTCGTCGTCCCGTCACAGCACACCAAGGCGTGCTTGACCAATTCGGGCACGGTGACGCGGCCCCTCTACGTCATTCCTGAGGCCTACAGCACCGCCATCAGCGAACCTCCGATTGACTTGGCGCTCGACTTTGACACCCCCTTCAACTTCTTGGTCTTTGGCCAGCTGACGGGCGCCAACGCCGAGAGCGATCGCAAGAACATCTTCTACACCATCAAGTGGCTGTGTGAAACGTTCAAGGATGATGCCGAAGTAGGCATCATCCTCAAGACCAACGTCGGTAAGAATAGCCTCATTGATCGCGGTCTGACGAAGAACCTATTGACGGGCGTCATCAATGAGTCACGGCGAGGCAACAAGTTTCCCAAGGCCTACCTGCTTCACGGCGACATGACCGACGGTGAGGTCGCTGCACTGTACAAGCACCCGAAGGTCAAGGCACTGGTCACTCTGACGCGGGGCGAGGGCTATGGCCTCCCCATCCTCGAAGCCGCGGCGTCGGGCCTACCCGTCATTGCCACGGGCTGGTCAGGTCACCTTGACTTCATGAAGCACGGCAAGTACGTCAGCATCTACTACCAGTTGGCCGAAGTTCACGCGAGCCGCATCGATAACAAGATCTTCGTCAAGGGCGCCCGATGGGCCAACGCCAGTGAGGAAGATGTGAAGAAGCGCGTGTTGAAGTTCAGGCAGAGCCCCACCATTCCCAAGCAGTGGGCGACTGAACTGGCACCAGTGTTGTTGGAGAAGTACAGCCTCAGTGCAATCTGCAAGCAGTACGACGCCGCCCTCAAGGAGTACATCTGATGCTGTGGGCATGGGCCATCATTGTCACGTTGTTACTGTTGGGCTCAGCCTGGTTGAACCTGGTGACGGTGAGGCAGAACCTAGCATTGAGCGACCAACGTGAAGAGCTCGTCGATCAGATTGAAGAATCACTCGACGTGCTCGATCACTGTTACGCGCGGCTGGCTCACCACGCGGCAATCCCGGTCCTCAGCGATGAACCTGTCATCCAAGACGTCATCCATGACATCAAGCTGGCACGCAACAGCGTGTTGGCAGTCGCCAGCAAGGTCGTGGCCTATGGCGGTTCCGGGGCCACGACTGACGATGTGGTGTAAGATCAACTAACATGGCCTTTCAACCGGTGATCAATGAAGCGTAAGAATGTTGTCGCCGTCAAAGGTCACAATCCAATGATCGTCGAACCTCAACCTGCTACACCTCCCTTGACGCCCGAGCAGAAGGCGGCCGCCAAGGCCGCCCGCATGTACTTCAATGCTGGCACGCAGGCCGCCATTGTCGCCTTTCAGATCGCCGACAAGGCCGGCGACAAGAAGGAACGAGACAGGCTTTACGTCACCAGCATCTTGCCGGCATTCCAGAAGTTGGTTGAGAACCTGATCAACATCCATAAGTTCACTTCACTGCACGACACCTACGATGACCTGAAGAACGACTGCATCAACTTCCTGTTCGAGACGCTACATAAGTTTGACTCGACCAGAGGAACTAACGCGTTCTCATACTTCAATGTAGTTTCAAAGAACTGGCTCATCATCAAGACGAAGCAGAAGAATCAACGCGTACGCCGTTCGGTCAGCCTCGACGATCCCGAAGCACTGTCAGCCAATGAACAGCGCATTGTTGAGGATCACTGCACTATCCCGGGTCAAGATGTGGTGCTTGAAAATCAATCGTCGGTGCACGCGATGGTGGGTCTGCTATATGAGATCCGCAGCAAGGTGAAGTCGGAGAATGAACTCGCGTGCATCAACAGCATTATTACCATCTTCGAGAATATTGATGACATTGACCTGTTGAGCAAGAGTGCCATCCTGCTCTACATGCGTGAACTAAGTGGGCTATCACCCAAGCAATTGACAACGACACTGCAGGCGATCAAGAAGCAGTACCGTCGGTTCAAGCTCGATCCAAAGTTCAAGCTGTTTTGACATCCACCTACACCTAAGTATTGTCATGACTGATCCTAATCCTACGTCCATTGTTGAAATTTCCGAACGTGACTTTGAGGCAAAAATTCGTGACTTCAGTGACCTACTCAAGGACATTGAGAACCTCAGCGACAAGAAACGTGAGTTATGGAAGAACATCTATGAGAACGCGATCAGCGATCGACAGAACAGTTTCATCGTCTTCAAGCAGGTCTTCAACCTGATCAACGCCAAAAGCACTAGCACCAGCACTGAATACGCCGTCCACGCTAAAACGCTGACGAGCTGCATTGAACGCATGGCAAAAGCCAACGACCAGCTGATCAAGCTCGCCGATCTCGTCGCCCAAGCCGAACGCAAGGACAATGAGCTAGACGCCGACGACCTGTTCGATCGCATCAACAAAGGGGCGTGATCCACGTGCGTAGGTTACGTATCGAGGTGAGGTCACCCGGTGCCCGGTAACAAGTATGACGCGCTTGAGATGGTCAAGCACATCACCGAAGGCAACGCCGACGACGTGCTGCGGCGTAAGGCGGCGTACGACCATGCACCCGGGGGCTTTCCGATCTTCCTACGCTTTGTCATTCTCGATGTCATCAGCGACCCGGCAACGCTCGATGGCACCAAGCTATCGCACTACGAACACGATCTAAAGGTCGCCAACATCCAATACGCGACCGTCGCTCCGAGAAATTCGATCATCGCGCGCCGGGTGATGGGAGGTGACTCAGGCGCCAGTGAAAAGGTGATGGTATTGTACCCGTTTTTCCCGCCACACCTCGCCTTTCCTGCCAAACCAGGAGAGCACGTTTGGGGGATGTTTGAACACTCTGATGCCAAGTCCAATGAGCTCGGGTACTGGTTCTGTCGCATCGTGCAACCCAACTTTGTCGAGGATCTTAATTACACCCACGCCGATCGACAGCACGACCAATCTTTTTTGCCCGGCCTCAGCGACGTCTTTAATGGCACCGACGATCCCAAGTATGAATTCAAGAATGGCGTCGTCAATAGTAAGGACGGCGACCGCTATGCAATTCCATCGACGGCGACGCTACCTGATGATCCCGATGCCTACAAGAAGGTGTTGACGACGTCCGATGCTTCACAGATCATTCAGTACGAAGCGGTGCCTCGATACCGCAAACGCCCCGATGAAATTGCCTTCGAAGGCAGCAACAACACGTTGATCATTCTGGGTACCGATCGCACCGGGCCCATCTCAGATTATTCATCGGATCCCAACCAGGGAATGGTACCCAAACCATGTGCTGGTGACATCAGGGGCGGAGCAGGGGCCATCGATGTGGTAGTGGGCCGCGGGCAGACTCCATTGACGGCGGGTAAGGCCGAAGTCAATGAATTGGGTCGCAAGGAGTTAGGAAAATCGAAGAAGGACTTGACGGGCCAAGAGGGCGACGTTGATTTCAAGAACGACAGGACGCGAGTCCTGCTGTCACAGAAAGCCAAGCCCGACGCCAAATTCGGCATCGACAGCGTGGTAGCTGCACACTCTTCGGCGACGGCAATCAATGATGGTTCAGGTGAGGGTGCCCTAGGCGTCAAGACCGACAAGATCAGGTTGATCGCCCGGCACGACGTGGTCATCCTGGTGATGGGGGCGACGGAAAAGGACGCCGATGGCAACGTCAAGGATCCTGACGCTAACCCCGATAACTGTGCGTCTGTCATCGTCAGGACCAACGGCGACATTGTCTTCACTCCCGCCAAGAAGGGCGTCATCAAATTGGGCGGCGACGGTGCCAACTTGAGCGTCCTGTGTTCAAAGGCCATCACCGGCAACGGCGACGGCTCGGGTCAAGTGACGGCTGCACCCATCGTCGACAGCATGGGCGGCTCGCACGGCGCGGGCGCCACTAATGGCGAGTTCGCAACGAAAATTCTTCTCTTGTGATGACGATGCGAAAGGTAGTTACAGATCATGCCCCTCAATGATGCCGCCGCGGCGCAGTGTGCTCAAGCCATCGTCGCCGCCCTCAACATTCCGTCTGACGTACAGTCGGAGGCGCTCGACAAGTGGAAGACTGTCGTGGGTCAGATCTTCACCGTCATCGTCGCCCAAGCCCTCGTATTGCCCACCGCACTGATCGCCCCTCCGGGCGCAGCAGGAGGCCCTGTCACTGGCGTTGGAACGATCACCTGATCACCATGGGTACCTACAACTTCAAGTCATCAGGCATCACCCAGGCGACGCAGCAAGCCAATAAGTTGGCCGTCACGCTGCCCGTCATCGGCATCGTCACTCCCTTGATGTTGGGGACGACCGACCTGCTGGCGACGTCGACCGACCTCGGCACCCAAGTCGTCGACAACTTCAGGAACCTGTTGCAGACCAACTGGGGCGAGCGCTTGGGCCTCTATGACTTCGGTGCCAATCTCAAACCCCTGCTCAGCGACCTAACGTCGCCCGATGACTTTGACTCACAGGCCGTCACCCGCATCAAGAATGCAGTCCAACGGTGGATGCCCTACATCGACCTCGTCAACTTCCTGTCGGAGATCGACCGCACGGGTAGGCAGACGCCGGGCATCGCACAGGTGACAATCACAATCACATTCAGCATCCCAAACCTGAACATCTTTAACCGCAAGACACGAGTAACGTTGTACGCGATCTAACGTACGTCCTACTTAAGGGTGACCATGGCGTTGCAACGTGACGATTTAAAGACTGTGCGTCAGCGCAAGTACCTTGCGCGTGATTTTAACTCACTACGCGCGACACTCCTAGAATACGCGAGGACATATTATCCCGATCGACTACGCGACTTCTCGGAGGCATCCCTTGGGGGCCTCCTTCTCGATCTCGCAGGAATCGTCGGGGACAACCTTTCATTCTACATCGATCATGCATTCGGTGAACTCGATCCCTCCACCGCCGTCGAAACCATCAACATTCAACGCATCCTTGACACTTCGGGCGTACCCATCGTCGGTGCCAGCCCCGCCATCGTCCCGGTCACCGTCTACGTTGAGGTGCCTGCCGCCAACATCAATAATGCCATTGGGCCCCTGCCTGCCGCCATTCCGATCATCAAGACCAATTCAATCTTCATCGCCAACAATGGGACGAGCTTCAACCTGCTTGAGGACATTGACTTCACTGCGACGCTGTCAAATGGCGCCTATGCAGCGACGATTAAGATCGGTCAGAAGGCACCCAATGGCACGCCCCAAACCTACATCATGGCCCAATCCGGGCTCTGCATCTCGGGACAGGAAACGACCGAGAACATCATTGTGGGCGCGGGCTTCACTCCATTCAACAAGATCACCCTGCAGAATGCCAACGTGTCTGACATCGTCACCGTCAATGACCTATTGGGCAACACCTATTATGAGGTCGATGCGTTGACGAATGACGTTGTCTACCAGAACGTCACCAATACCGCGGGTGACAATGACCTCGTCCCCAACGCGATCAAGGTCATTCCGGCGCCGTTTCGTTTCACCGCCACGACGGCCCTTGACACTCGGCGAACGACATTGACGTTCGGCGGTGGCAATGCTGACACGCTGACCGACGACATCATTCCTGACCCATCTAGCTTTGCCATCTCTTTTCCATACACCACCACGTTCTCCCGGATCTCCATCAATCCGCAGCAACTGCTCCAGACGACGACGTTGGGTGTTGCGGCGGCCAACACCACGTACCAGATCACCTATCGCTACGGTGGTGGCCTCAGTCACAATGTTGAACACGACAGCATTCAGACGGTGAAGTTGCTCAACATGGTCTTTCCGGGCAACCCCACGCCCGCGGTCGCCGCGGCGGTCAAAGGTAGCCTCGAGGTGACCAACTTGATCGAAGCCTCAGGTGGTGACGATGCGCCCTCTTCGGCTGACTTGACGGCGTTGGTACCAGCGATCCGCAACAGTCAAGAGCGGATTGTGACCCGTCCTGACCTTTTGGCACGCGTCTACACCATTCCAGCCAACTTTGGCCGCGTCTTTCGAGCCGGCGTCAGGTCCAATCCCAACAATCCACTGGCGACGCAACTATTCATTGTCTCCCGTAATGCTCAAGGGCAATTGATCACCTCTCCTGACACGCTTAAGCAGAACTTGATCAAGTACCTCAATCCCTACCGCATGATCAGCGACGCCATCGACATTCTCGACGCTCGCGTCATTGACCTAACGTTCAACTTTGATGTCTTGATTGATCCGTCGTTGAATCGACAGATCGTGTTGCAGAACGTACTGACAAAGCTCCAGACGTACTTCCAGATCGGTAACTTCCAGATCGATCAACCCATCATCATCGACAACGTCAGGAACGTCATCTACACCGTGCCTGGCATCATTTCACTCAACAACATGCAGTTCACTGGCATCAACGGCCTTGTCAACAACATGCAGTACAGCAACATCACCTTTGATGTCAATTCCAATACCCACCACGGCCTGATCTTCCCCTCAGCGGGTGGCATCTTCGAGATCAGGTATCCCGAAATTGACATCGTTGCGACCGTGAGCGCCTAATGTTCAAAACACTCCGCCCCCTCGCCGACACGTACATTACTAACAGGGTTGTCAATGGTGCAGCCCAATTGAATGCCAATGTCGGCGTCGCCGCGACCCTCGACCTCTTCAAGTTGTATGGGTACACCTCAACGCTGGTCGGCAGTTCATCGGTGCCCAACACCGAACTGTCGAGGCTGTTGATCCAGTTCGATCTATCACCGTTACAGTCGCTGGTGACGCAAGGTTTGCTCGATGCTTCGGCGCCGTCGTTCTCGTGTCACCTGCACCTCTTCGACGTCTACGGCGGGCAACCTACCCCCACTAACTTCAACGTCGTCGTCTATCCATTGTCGGCGTCATTCGACGAAGGCATTGGTCGCGACGTGGTGTACTACTCTGACACCTATCCATGCAACTACTTGACGTCATCTATGGCGAGTGGTAGTTGGCAATCTCAAGGTTGTGGTGGCGGGGGCACTGCCAACTGTGACTACTTCACCACGTATCGCGCCAGCCAGTTCTTCGTCAAGGGCACCGAAGACCTCGACGTCGACGTGACGACCATGGTATCAGCCACGTTGGCGGGGTTGATCCCCAACTCAGGCTTCAGGATCTCACTCGACTCAGCGTTGGAGGCTGACACTCACTCTTACTTCGTCAAACGCTTCGCCAGTCGTGACGCATACAATGTCGACCTGCAACCTCGATTGTTGGTCAGGTTTGATGACTCAATCCAAGACGACACCGACAACCTGTACCTCGACTCACCTAGCTACCTCTTCCTCTACAATTATGTCCGCCAGGCTCCTGCCAACCTAGTGTCAGGTTCAACGCCAGTGACGGGTTCGCAGAGCCTACTGTTACAGCTAACTACGCCCGTGTCGGGCGGCACGTGGTCGATGTACTTCACGGGATCACAGCACTACTACGGTCACAACCCAGCAGTGGGCATCTATTCAGCATCAGTCCTCATCTCATCGACGGATCACCTGCTGCTCCCGCAATGGCAGACATCAGGTTCCATTACCTTCACCCCGATCTGGGGCTCTCTCAATGGGGCAGTCACTTACTTGACGGGCAGCACCATCAAGGCCTACCCACCACAGCGTGGCCCACAATCACTGTCTCCTCGAAAGTTCAACGTTACTGTTCACAACTTGGTTGACACCCTCGATGTATCGGAAGCACCGGTGTTACGGGTCAACCTCTTTGACTACACACAACCCGCTCTAATGACAGCGATCAGGTTGCCCGTTGAATTGCCGGGCATCGTGCTACGAGACGCTCATTATCAAGTCAGAGACGTCGACACCGCCGGCATTGCCATCCCGTTTGACACCGTGACCAATTCGACGCGCCTGTCGAATGATTCAGCCGGCATGTTCTTTCGACTTGACGCATCAAATTTGACGGCTGGGCACACCTATGTGATAGACATCCTGATCATCACCGACGGTAGTCAACAATTGTACCGGGCTGTCTCGGCGCCATTCAAGGTGGTTGCATTGCAGTAAGCTTCAATACGTAGCTACGGCAGCCACATGAGCGTAACGCCCACCCCCTACATTCCATCGTTCTTGAGGGCCGCCGTCGCGGGTAACCGTCCTCTGTCACTGGTATGGTCGGCCGTCAGCGACACTAACATCGCCAGCACCGCCTCATTTCAGTACGATGCTGCGGCTGGCGGGATCAAGTCAACGCAGCAGCTCAACGTTGACTGGTCGCAGTTCCAGAATCACACGTTCTTCATGGCGGCCGAAGCCAAGGTCAACTTGGCCTTTGACCAGATCATCAATGGGTTTCCGTTCGACGGCACCCGGCAGGAGACCGAGGTGTTCTTTGACAACCTGTCGGGCTTCGACAAGTGGGTGTTTGACCAATTTCCGGTCTATCACGGCGAACTGACGTTTTCTGGCACACAGACGTCGGAGACGGCACCCACCGCAGGCACCTACATCGTCGTCCAGAACCGCGCAGGAGCCTTGTTCCCAGAACTGTCGACCAACGACACGGGCCTGCCTGTGTTGAATCCGACGGGTTCAACCAGCCTCACGCTCGAGATGCAGCTGTACCTGCCGCCGATCGCCAATGGCACCCAAGTCGTCTGTCAGATGTTGTCGGGCACCGCCGCGGGCCCCGCAACGCAAGGTTACTCACTGTGCTTGTTGACGACCGCATCGACATCGTCTGTCACCGCACAGTTTAGCGTGGTATCGGGCTCGAGCTACATGTCAGTGCCCGTTCAATTGACCAAGGGCCAGTTCAACCACATCGCGGTCGAATTAAACCGTGATGACGGCATGCCCTTCCTTGAGGCCTTTTTGCAAGGCATCCCAGTCGCCAAATCGCCGACCATGGTCGAGATGGGTAACCTGGCCATTGATTCCTCAAACTTTATCATCGGCAGTGGGACGGCATTCATCCTCGGCACGACGACGACCACACCGACACAAACGTTGTCAGGTACCCTTGACGAATTTCGCATGTTCTTCTCGGCACGGACGCCCACCCAACAACAGGCATATGCCCAAAAGGCACTGTACGCGACGACCGATCTGGTGCTGTACTACAAGTTCAATGAGCCACCTCCGCCCATCACGCTGTCCGCATCAGACGTCATCAATGGCATTGTGCTCGACTCCAGCGGCAATTCACTGCACGCGTTGATCAGCAATTTCACTGGCACGCTGCGCCTCAATGCAGCGGCTGACCCGCTCAGTCCCATCACTTTCGAACGACCCGAGTCGTGCCCCGTGTTGTTTCCGGCATATGCCCCCATCGTTGCGCTCAACCAAGCGCTGTTGGCCAGTGCCAGTGCCTACGATCAGGAGAATCCCAACCTGATCACTAAATTGATCCCACAGCACTACCTGCTAGAAGGTGCAATGCAGGATGGCTTTCAAGAACCCGAGGGGACTGCTAATCAAGCCTACGCGGGCAACGGGTTGCCGGGCCAGGGTAAAATGGGCAACGTGCAGATCTTGGTGTCATTGCTGTACATCTACGCACGTTTCTTTGACGACATCAAGTTGTTCGTTGATTCATTCACCACGTTGAGAACCGTCGACTACGATACTGGCGACGTCATTGCCGCTGACACCGTCCCTGACAACTTCTTGAACAACTTGATCAGCAACACGGGTTTTTTCATGCCACCCATGTTCGCCGACTCTGACATTGATCAGTATGTCAGGGGTGAAAACGTCGACATTGACCAGTATGCGACCAACGACAATACACTGCGTTACGTGCAACACACGCTGACGCGGCGGGTGCTCAAGAACCTGCCGTCTGTCATTCGTTCCAAGGGCACGCAGTACAGCATTCAGGCCTTCCTCCGCGCGGTGGGCATTGATCCCAACAACATCATGCGACTTCGCGAAGTGGGCGGGCCGACCACACAGGCGCTATCGTTCGCCCGCGAGAGCAAGATCGAACCCGGAGCAATGGTGCAATTCACCACGGCCAGCACGGTGATCTCGCCTTACTTGTCAGCCTCACGCGTGGAGCCGGGCTTTCCACCACCTGCAGGTACCTTCGTCATCGATGGTAAGGGTCACAACGTGGGTACCACGGTGCCCAGCGACGGCCTGTTGACGTCAGGTAGCTGGACGTGGGAAGGCATCGTCAAGTTCACGCCGGCATCGATTGCAGTGCAGACCAGTTCCACGCAGTCACTGGCCCGGCTGTGTGTCACGGGCACTTTGGCGTGCAATAACAACGGCGGTGCTGGCATCATTGCCAACCTATTGGCCATCTCATCGTCAGTGCAACCCAAGCTAGTGTTGTACGTCTGTGCGGGAGCATTGACGGGCTCGGGTTCACCCGTCCTCCGCCTTGAACTCGACACGCCGGTGCCCAACGTCTACACGGGCCCGCCGCCCCTCGGCATCTTCAATGGTGATCGGTGGAACGTGAGCTTTGGTTGCCAGCGCGGTGACGACGGCCTCAACAGCTCCGTCTCGTCGTCGTACTTCCTGAGATTGGGCTACCAGAACAATGGTACGGTGCAGTACTTGACGACGACGAGCTCATTTTTTCAGGAAGCGCCGCGTGGAGAGGTCAACGCCTTCACGCAATTGAACGCTGCATCAAACGCTCACGGCCCGTTCCTCGCAGTGGGCACCACACAAATCATTCCCGCCGGTACTGGAGTAGGTTACAGCTTCCTGAACAATAATCTGGCGGCCCCTAGTGAAGCACGCAGTGCCGCTTTCAATGGTCGGCTCAGCAATGTCAGGTTCTGGTCTCGGGCGTTGAATGAGACAGAGTGGGAAGAGCACATTAGGAACTACAGCTCAACCGGCGTTGAAGACCCACTGACCAACTGGAATTACGTGACGTCTCAATCAGGCTCATGGGGTAAGATGAGGCTGAATGCAATGGTGAAACAGGACGTTAGGACGGCCAACGCAACGGCAAGCCTTGGTCCCACCGGAGCGATCACCCTCATTGACTTCAGCGAGAATAACTTGCACCTGGTGGGCACCAACTTCCCAACGACGGCGGAGACCGTGGTCGGTGAGGTCTTCGACCTCAGCTTCTTCAGTCCCTACTTCGACGAGGCGACGACCAATGAAAAGGTCAGATCGCGCTCGTACCAGGATTTTGCGCTGGTGCAGAAGACGCCGTGGGCTTCATTGGCACCCGTCTATGAGATCAACCCCAGCGAACAACCCACCGATGATGTCAGGTTCATCATGGAGTTTTCGCTGCTCGACGCATTGAACCGCGACATCATTGCCATCTTCGGTACCCTTGATTCGCTCGACAACGCGATGGGTTCTCCTGATCTGCTGTTCTCACCCGATTATCCTGACATCGAGAACTTGCGTAACGTCTACTTCAATCGCATCAAGCAGAAGTTGAACTTTGCTGCCTTCTTCGACTTCTTCCGTTGGTTTGACTCATCGATCGGCACCTTCATTGAGCAATTGATCCCGCGTAAGACCAACTTCAAGGGCGTCAATTTCACCATCGAGTCACACATGCTCGAACGTCACAAGCAGGAGTACCTATCAAGTCAGATCTATCTCGGTGATTCGATCCGCACCAACCTCGACAGCGTCATCCTGCTACAACAGGTCGTCGGCCAGATCGTGAAGTATTGACATGCCCCGCTTCCTAAACGACCTCGACATCTTTTACGACCCGAGCCTGCAACACGGCTTCAATCCTGGATTCGATGAATCGACTCCACCTGCAATCCCGTTGTCGAAGACGACGCTGATTCTATCGTCATCACTAGTGTCGGGATCCATCGTACCGACGTACGGCCTGGCGACGGGCAGCACCGACACGTCAGCCATCGACGCTTACACCCAAGGCGTTGAATTGACGCAGCTCAAGAGGCACGACGCAGGCTTCGCGAAGGTGTGGTCAGGCGAAGCAGGTCACCAGCTGTTGGTGACGTGGTACGGCGAACAGGGTCCCGCCACGTCGAACCCCTTTGCAGACAACGATACGTCGTACTTCAATTTTCCGTCGTCGGTCGTCAAGAACAGTCCGACCTTTCCGATCGTGCTGTTTCCCATTCAAGCATTGCCGACGGCACCCAATGCTCCTGCCCCGGCACAAAATTCACTGACCTACAAGACCGGGCCCAGCGTCAAGACGACTGACGGCGTCGTCAGGTACCGCACGCAACAGGACATCAGCTACACCACCCTCAATGGCACCATTGAGCCACTGGCAATTCGCCTACAACCATCGTTCTACAATAGTGATGTGCCGTCAAACCCTCACCTCGTTGTCGGCGAGGCGGGTTCCGGCAACGTTGATGTCAACGGTGGATCCGACCAAGTCAGGACCGTTGACTACTACAACACGCGCCTGCACCAGCCTCCTTTCAGCGACAATGGACAGAACATCACCCTACATCGCTTCGTCACTACCATCGTTGGTGGCGTCAAACACGTGGCATCGAGCAGCATCATTGAAGTCCTTGCTGCACCGCCGGCGGCCGACGTTGTCAGCGGTTCGGCGGTGGGTGCCTTTGTCGATGCCCGCTACGTCCGCAATAATCAGGCCGTCTCGTCGGAAGATTCGTCGCTCGTCGGTGCACTGTCGCTGATGACCGGGTCAACTGATAGTTACATTCACTTCAATCAGCGATCTGCAACGTGTGGGTGGTGGTATGATAACGTTGTGGTCAATGGCACCGATTCACTGTCCTTCGGAGGGATGACGTACTGACATGGTAGGCACACCCACATCGACCCGCACGCCTCCTTCGCGCCGATTTGAGAACTATGTGCTGACGCGTGTCGTCGACCAGAGCGCGGGCCTGACCAACGTCACTGACAATCGATTCACGCCCTGTTCGCCGGCACTGGGAGGTTATCAGGATCCTGGTGTGGGCTTCTCGGGCGATGCCGTCGGCGGCCCATTTCAGATCGGCTTTGACTTCTTGTTTGACGGCATCACCTACAAACAGTTCGTCGTCGTCAATCATGGGTGGATGGTACTGGTCGATCCGACAACGGGGACCTTTGCTGCCAACGAGGTGATCAGCTCCGGCATCTGGCAGAACCCATTCATCAAGCCCACCTTTACTTCAAAGGCGGTGCTGCTGGCACCGTGGTTCGATGACTCCCGCAACATTGCCAGCACACCTGACCAGTTGGGTCTCTATTACTCCACGCAGAAGGTCAACAACCTCAAGTACGGCATTGAACCGATGGATCCTCACGTCAATGGCACCGCCTTCGGCGTCAGGTACTTTCAAGACGTTAGGTCGACGAAGGGTCGCCGCCTGATCGTTCGCTGGTCAGTCATCACCAACTACTACAACATCCTCGATGCGTCATCGGTGATCTCCTACGAAGTTGTCATCTATGAGAATGGGACGATCGAGTTCAGGTACACTCCTCGCACGTCGATCCGACAGACTAACTCCACGTTCGAGGGCGCGACCATCGGTATCTTCATGCCCAATGGTACCAACCGCTTTCGTGACTTTGCTCAGGGCCTCGGTTACCTCGATGGGTCACGGCAGGAATACATCTACGGGGGCTTCACGTACAATGCGTCGTTCATGGACGTCTTGGGCCCGGGCAATGAAGAGGCAAATGCCAGCGCGTCGTATGTCATTGGCCTCCGCCCACAGTTCAATTGGCCCGGCCTGACGTCGGCGGGCAGCGTCTTCACCTTTTCACCACCCGTCAACAGGCGCCAAGTATTGCCTCGGTCGTCGGTCAGAAAGTTGGGTTCGCGGCTGTCATTGCCCCTCGTCGCACGGACGGGAGACGATCGATTGGGAGTGTCATTGGGTGGCTTCGATGATCGTCGATCACCGCAGTACACTACGACGTTTGCCGTCTCAGGCAGCGGGAGCAGCAAAGCAGGCGGCATCATCACCAATTATCCGACGACGCTGCCACGCTTCTTTGGTGGCACCGCTCCCGGCACGTTCGAGCGGCAAAACCTGTTCAGCAATGACATGTTGGTGACGGGCAGCGTCGTCAAGAGCGCCATCGATGCATACGTCGGTGAATTGCCGCCTACCTCCATGCCAGCCTTCAACGAGGACCGTAGGTACGAACAAGATCAAGCAACGCTGACGTCGTCGTTCTATGCTACGGGTTCGAGCCTGGCGACGTTTGCTGCCAACTTCGATCAGCAATTGAAGTCTAAGACGCAGGTCAGGGTACAATTCCCGGTCAACACGCAGGTGGTGATGCCCGGCCTGACGTCGAGCATCTACTACTACAATGCACAGACCAAGTGTTGGGAAGTGCCATTCAATTCGAGCTACGTGCTCGGCCTGACGGCTAGCGTCCCGTCACCCGGATCTACGGGCGGTGATTGGACAAATCCCATTCAATTCTCGGGTGGAGGTCTCGGCATCATTGAAGACTCCAAGGGCTTTGGTCCTGTCGGCAACATCATCTCCTCGGGTACCATCACCCACAACCTGCAGTCGGATCCCAACATCGGTCTGACGTGGGATCCGACATTGAGCGCACAAGTGCTTGGCACATCATATGCCAACAGCGTCAGGAACTGTGATCGCTACGCCGCCACGCCGGCCGAAACGTTCACCCTGCCCATCAACGCACCTTTCCTGATCGAAAAGGCGGTGTTTGAAATTCCGCTGGCGATGGGCGCCGGCTGGTTCGCTGACATCACACAGTGCTTTAGCGTGCTCGATCAGGTGGGTTCATCGTTTGACTTTGGTGGTCCCGGCATCACCGTCGCGCTGTTCCGACAGGTTCAACTGTCGGAGAATTCATCGACGCCGGCCCTTCGTGACCTGATCTTGACGGGTACACTGACACACTCCAACGACATGATCAACAATGTCGTGTTGTCGAACTTTCCGGCGTTCGACTCCAACTTTCAACTCAGGCCCGTGGGCTTCGTTCACTATGCAGGTTCTTCACCCGGTGCCGTCGTCCCGGTCGGGGGCAACACTTTCACGGGTTCAGTCGCGGTGACAGCACAGGCCCTCAGCGCGGTCGGCCCGACGCTGGAATTCAGCAGGTTCTTCAACGGTACCGGTGCGCAGAACAAGGTGGGTGCCCTCAACCTACTGCAAACTCCGACGTTGGTGTTGGGCTCGCCGGGGTCAGTGACGGTGCAACAAGAGACGATCTATGCCTACATCTCTCCCTTCGGTCGCGCCGGCACGGGCTTTGATCAGTCGGGTCGCAGTGTCTTGGGCAATGAGTACGTCACCCTGCAGGGGTTAACCGATCAAACGGGCTTGACCGTGCCCAATCCCTTCTACATCTCGGGCACTATCCCTGCACAGATCACCGCCGCACTCAACAACAACATCTCAGTGATCGATTCATACGCCGCAATCTCCATGGTCACCCACTTTCCGTCGCCGTACTTGGTGATGCCGGGCGACAAGTTGATCCTCAGCATTTCCAAGACGCGTCCCGTTCTGTACAGTGACGGTAACATCGCCGCACCACTATTCTCAGGTACGTTCGGCGCCACGGGCCACGACGTCACCCTGCGCGCGGGCACCATCAACGTCACGTTGTACGGCAGTCAGATTCAAGCGGGTGCCGAGTACCACGACACCCTCAATCAACCTCTGGCGTCCGATGACATCCACGAACTGTTGGGTGCCGAGCCCGTCCTCGACCAGTTCGAGTCGGCCTACCGCGCCGAGTACACGGGCAGCTTTACCGACAACGTCATGGTGGGCAACCTATTGACGTTGACGACGCCGGCAACGCAAGGTTCGGGTTCGGCGGCTTTCATTCAAGGCAACCGCACCCGTATGCTCAGCATCATCAATTCACAGAACGTGTCGACACTAACGACGAGTTCTACCGATCTCGCGCTCAACACATCAAAGGCCTACCGCACTCAACCCTGGTGGGAGCAGTTTGGGTCAGTCAGGTTGTCACAATTCACCGACAACACCGAACGCTTCTATGATTCAATGATGCCCAAGATCGACGATTGCTTTGCCGCCGACGCCACAGGCATCTTCATCTCCCCCACCAGTATCTTCGGTAACCCGCAACAGGTAGAATTCGCCAGCGGTGCCATCGGTCCCACCAACATCGGGTGGATCTGGTTTGACCAATTGAGCGGCGACAAGGCCTCACTGTTCAGCAACATCATCAATTGCAACTGGACGAAGGCCTACCCGTTTGAGCCTCGGTACTTGGGAGTGTCGCGGCAGCTCGACTTCTACACTGGCATCGTCTCTAACCTGTACTTGCCCGCGCCCGTGATCAACACTGTCATCATCTTTGGCATTCCGTTTCAGATCATCGTCCCGCAACCTGCATCTCCTTCGGCACCGGCGGCGCTGGTTGGCTTTTTCTTCGGCCCGGGGACGATTGGGACGGCGTTGACCAACGTGACGGGCACCATCTCCAAGTTGTCGGGTACCGTCATCAACCAGTGGGTCGCTGACGTCAACCTGTTGTCGACCAACAGCTTCGGCTACTACACGACAGGATCAGTGCCGTCTGCCGACGCGGCCCGCGCGCTGTTCGGCTTTGGTGACAACAACACCTGTAACCTGTACACCAACCTCGATGCATCGGTATCGCTGTTGGGTACCAATCACTTTGCCGAATTCCGTGATCAGGCCGGCCCACACCCAGATGGCACCCACGTGCAGACCGACAACAACACCTACCTCTACTCACCTAAGATTAGAGGGTGGAAGTACGGCGTTCACAGTGGGCTGCCGACGTTCAGCAAGGCCTACTGGCGCCGCAACAAGTACGGCCAATTCCGCGACATGTTGGAGCAACGTCCCTACGCCAAGTACTACCAGTCACCCGAGAACGCTCCGTCGGATCCACACTTTAGGCAAGGTACCCAACCCGGCGTCATCACTGTCAAATTCATCGGCACCGGTGGGCGCCTAACGGATCCCGCCAACACATGGTCAAACAACTTGAGCTTTGAGTGCACTTCGTCGTTTCCGTACATCGAGGACACTCCAACGAGCAGGAACGCTATCAACGTTCAGACACTCAATCAGTCGATCACGACCATCACGCAGGATCCTCAGGGCAACATCACACTGTGATGAATGATCATGGCAGCTAACCCGGGCACCCTCGAGCACGCAAAGCAGTCACTGTTCATCAGTGTCCGTGACGTCAACACGGGTGAAGTGTCGAGGATCGCTGTACCTGCGGACATGCAGATCGGCCTGCTCGGCAACCCAGCCGAGCTGCAACTGTTGGGTCGCTTCTCGCTCAACAGCGCCGAGTACAGTGTCGATCGTACGCACAACGTCGTCAACGTCTCCAATGATGTGTCATTCGCTGGCATCGTCACTCAAGCCACGCCGACGGCAGGTAACATCAATGCCTACCTGCCACCGAACCCGCGCGACGGCCAACTACTCATTGTCAAAGACATGTCGGGCATTGCTTCACAAACGAACATCAATGTCTACCCGGGTGCGCCTGACCAATTGATCGACGATATCGCGCTGCAAACGATGACGACAGCCTACGGTTCATTGATGTTGTGTTGGCTCAGCGGACAGTGGCGTTCGATTGCCACGGGTGGCGGGGGCAGCATCAAGGTCGAGAATCAGGGCACCTTACTCTCGTCGTCCTCGTTCACCACGTTCAACTTCAGTGGTTCGGCCGTCACCGCGATTGACCAAGGCGGCGGCACTGCGCTGATCCTCATTTCAGGCACCACTGGCGCGCCAGGTCCCACGGGTTCTGCGGGTGCTAGTGGCATCTTCAATGTCACAGGTTCAGGTTGGACGACGGTGATGGACATCGACTTCACCACCATGGCCAGTGCCAGCTTCACCACCGACGGTTACTACAGCATCGGCTCCAACTCGCTAGGACAGTCACTGACTTGGGGTAAGGCCAACAGCAGTCACGAGGTGACCCACGTTTCCGTGGGCACCACCGACGGTATGGTCTTCAATCCCATCGGTAATACACCCTTCTCGGCGTATACCATCCAACAGCGCACTGCTCCATTGTTCAGTTGTTCACTAGCGAACATCAGCAACCTCATCGATTGGGGTACATGCATCAGGGTCTTCGTCGACGTCGGCACCTGGAACGTGAGCAATCCCAACGGCGCCAACTCTTATGTCTTCATTGCCACCGACAACGGCACCACGTCGTCAATGACGTCGATGGCATATGGTACCCGAAACTCGGGAGGTTGGGACTATGAGATCGACGTGGGCAGCCCTATCGCCTCACAGAAGTACCACCAGCTCTTCGGGCCCGAGGACGGCAGCTTCTACATCGTCACCCCGTCAGTCGACGGTTGTTGGATGATGGAGTTCAGCAACCTGATGCAGCCGCCTCTCTACGGCTTCTACCATGCTGCTGTCAGCAGCGGGCCCTTCCCCTCACTGAGCACCTTCAAGCCCTTGGGCATGATGGGCGGCGGCACTGACATCACCTACATGTCCAACGTGCAGTCGGCCAACCCAACTATTGCCAACATGGCCTTTGTCTTCGGTGCTGCCGTCGAACCAAGCGTCACTCTGACAGTGAGCATCAAAAGGCTGCGAATTGACATCAACACCGGCGGTGGCACTGCCATCATCAACACTGGTAGCTTCATCACCAACGCCATCACCCAGTCGATCACCCAGTCGATCACCCAATACGTCGATAACATCTGGTTTGACGGCGGCAATCAGGCCTACTCGACGGGCACCATCGCCGTCGTCACGTCGGCGTCATTCGCCCCTCCAGGCACCATCTTCTATGTGTCTGGTGGCGCCGGCAAATTCATGAACGGCATCACCGGCAGCCTGACGCAGACACCTACTGCCGGTAATCCTTTCATTGTGGGCACTGGCACGATCGCCATCACTACCAATTCCTTGGGCCAGATCATCATCAGTGGTTCAGGGGGCGGCGCGGGCACCATCACTGCGGTGACTAGTTCGGGCGGTACTTCAACGTCTACAGTGGGTTCTGTCGTCACCGTCAGTTCGTCGGTCGTCACCGTCACGGGCAACGGCGGCACGTCAGTCACTAACGGTGGCGGGACCACGTTCAATGTGTCATCGTCCGTCGGTGCCGATCCGACGGCGAACTACATCCTCTATACCGCCGACGCCCAACTGCCCAATGCACTGATCCTGACGTCATCGGGTGGCACGTCGCTGCAGCTCCTGTCACGACCCAATCTCATTGTCTCCAGCGCGGTGGGTGCTGACCTCTATGCATCGTATCTGCTGGCGTCGGGTTCAGCGCAAGACCTCAAGGCACGGACACTGGCAGCGGGCAGTGGCATCTCGTTGGTCGACGGTGGCCCAGGAAGTTCTCTGACCATCACCGCAATTGGTGGTGGCACGGGTGGTGGGGGCAGCGTGTGGGTCGACGGCAACAATAAGGCCTACACCACGTCGTCAATTGCGATTGATCCCCGGGGTCTCTATGCGACGACGGACGGCGTCGACACCTGGTTCTACGTCAGCGGTACCATCGGCCTGACGGGTTCAGCGGGCCGCAAGTCAGTCTTTGGGGGTGACGTCTACATCAGCGGCAGCGCCTTCATCCTCGGTGGCCTGACGGGCTCGATCACCCAGACGTCGGGTGGCTTGGCATTCATCGTGCCCCTAGGCCCGGGCATCAGCATCAGCACTAATTCACTGGGACAGATCGTCGTCGGCAACACCAAAACGGGTGACGACAAGGCCAGTTACCTCGTCTTGTCGACCACTGCGTCATTGCCCAATGACCGTTCGCTGGCCGCAGGCACCGGCATCGTCTTCACCGACCTAGGCCCGGGCAGCACCCTGACGATCAGTGCCAACGGTCAGGGCCTCAGCACCGCAGGCGGGTGGACTGACACCGGGCACGGCGTCTACACTACGTCATCGGTCAGCATCGATTCGCAAGGTAGGACGGCCGGACAAATTGGCACTGATGTCTACCTCTTCGTCAGCGGCGCTCACAACAACGGCAACAAGGCGCTGTTCGGTGGTGACGTCTTCGTGTCAGGCTCACTGACTGCGGTGATGGGCCTCAGCGGCAGCTTGACGACGTTGAACACCGGGTTGGCCTACCTCGTCGCTGGTCCCAACGTCACCGTCGTCACCAATAGCTTGGGACAGGTCATCATCAGTGGCAGCGCCGGCGGGTCAGTGACGGGCTCGACAGAATACCGCATTGACGGCCTACCCATTCTTGCCGGAGCAGCGACGACGACATTGAACTCGGGTACTAAACAACTGGTGGGCTCGTGCTACTTCGATGCTACCAAACTCAACAAGTCGATCGACACCATCAACTACACCTTCCGCGCGTCGTTGGCTCCTGCAGGCATTGGCGGCAACGCCTACGTTGATCTGTATGACTACAACGGCATCGTCCGTTTTCCACCTGGACCCATCGTCGGCGCTGTCCTAACGGGCTCCGCACAGGGTACCCTGACTAGACAATCGGTGTCGCTGACGCCAGTATTGTCATCAGTGACGGGTTCAGGCATCTTGGCGGCGCGAGCGTGGATCGACACGGGTGGGACGGCATGTACGATCACTGATGTTGGCCTTGACCTAGAATGGTTATGATAGTTAACGAGAGGACGTAACAATGGCTGGGACATGGAAAGGACGCGTAGACTGTTTAACAAACACGACGCTGAACACAGCGTCGATGCAGGAAATCTTCACCAACTGCTACCAGTTCTTCGAGACATTGCAGAGCTCGTCGTACGCACAATTGATCGCGCTCCAGACTGGATCGTTGGCTGCAGGCAACTTTTCGGGCGGCACTAACTTTTACAATCAAGCTAAACCCTTCGGCGAGAATGCTTGGGCTGTCTATAGGATTCCATCGGGTTCTGCACCCGATGGGTCGATCTCGGCACGTGCCGTCGATTACTACGTGTTGTTTCAGTGGTCGTTTCTCAACGCACCAGGTACCTCACCTGGAGGTCCTGCTCACTATCTCGGTGCCAACTCCGGTAATCAGCCTGTCTTCGGCTGGCAGGTCGCCTGGCGCGACGACGGTGGCAACTGTTGGAACGGCACCACGTTCAGCACGGGCACTGCGGGGGTGGGTCGGTGGGGCCAGGACAATAAGTCATCGCCGGTGTGGACCAACATATCGAACAATCCGAGTTCAGGGTCAACGTCGACGCTCCATGTGTTGCCCCGTTCATCGGGCCAAGGTGGTAGCTTTGCCGCCACCGCTGACAACATGGCCGCTTACATCTCATCGACTACCAACGCTAACGTCAACTTCCGTTATCACTTCTTGGCTGACCGCGATTCGTTCTTCTTTGTCATCGATCAGACCGACAACAACTCCTACGACAGCTTTGGCATGCACGGCGTCTATGACGTCATTCCCAATTTGACGGCAGGGTCGACGACCAGCTCGTGTCCCATGCCCATGTACATGTTCGCTTCGCAAGCAAGTTCACAGGCCTACATTGACGTGGCCAGCACCTACGGCGACACCGCTGGTACTACAGCGGTGCAAGGAGGTGTCTGTGGCGTCAATGCCAAGATGACGAACCCAACGAGAGGTGTCAGGAATGATCGCTACACCAATAACCTCTACACCACCAATTTGGAACCTAATCAACAGTTCACATCGGCGACGCTCGACCTCTTCAAGATTCCGGTGATAGTTAGGGAGAGTCCTGACTTCGGCCTCGTCGGCTACGTCAATTCCATCACCGAGGTCTTCAACGCTAATGCCAACAGTGCTAACAGCGGTTCAACGATCGCCGTTCTCGGCACCAACGGTGGTAACGCACTGTTCGCAGTACCTTGGAACGGCACCACTAATCCGGGCACTAACTCGACGCGGACAGGGGTCAACTTCTAATCATGGGTTCGTTCGGCGGCACTTTCAACAGCAATGCCTTGCCCCAGAGCAACGCGTCGATCAATGGTATCGCAGCCATTGTCATCCGTGCCCTCAACCCAACAGTATTGACGACGACTATCTACTATGTCATCAGCGGTTACTATGCCGCGGGAGCAATCACAGAGCGTTGGGTCAGCGTATATCCCACATCTCCGCCCCCGTCCGGGCATACACTACAGGACGTTGAAGTCGAGGGCATGTGGACAGTACAGGCGTGACGGGCGCGCCTAATCTTCGCTTGCTTCGTCGCTGAACAATGTGCTTAGATCAAGTCGTTCTTCATCGTGATTGATGACCCTGATGTTGATATGAGCGTCGGAGTATTGCTTCAAAGGTAACAGGTTGCCAGTCACCCATCCTTGGTGTGCATTGATCTGCAATCCTGATGCATTCTTGGTTCCGTGTGCCCGACCCAACCTGACAAGGTCAAAGCGCCGGTGTTTAGCGTCATCATAGACGTACTCGAACCCGAGCAGTTCAGCCTCAATGAAGTCAGCGGGTTCGAGCAACAATTCTTCGATGCCCGGCACTTCGAGTGCCTCGCCGCGATCCATTGCACACGTCCACAAGTAAAGGGCCTCGACGCTGGGAAATAGGTAGAACTTCTTGCCCGTGGAACCTGCGTTGAGGGTGATCCTGACCTTCTTCATGGGCATCACTGCAACGTCGAGGGTATTTCTTCATCTCGGGTCATCGCCCACAGGTGATCCTGTAGCCGCCTGATCTGCTCCGCGTTGGGCAGGTCAGACCACTGGTCTTCACCATTCAACGCTGATGCGTTAACGATGACTTGAGCCGCACAGTGATCGCATGCATTGATGCCGTACAACACGTGTTTGACTGTCGCTGCACTAGTGCACACGTCTCGTGCATCGCACCTCACCATCAGCGCCGCTTCGAGCAACCGACAGTGGTCTGCAGCCACCTGTGCCAGGGTGGTAATCAGGCCGATGTAGCGCTCGTGCTTGAGCACCACCTTCATCAACGCGGTGACAACAGGATCTTGTTCACTCATCTTGAACGGATAGTACCACCCGCGCGCCCAATTTTCACAATGGCGTCGGCCACTTGGGAGTTGAACCCACGTCACAGGAACTTATAAGGATCCTGACCCCTACCGGGAGTGCCATGGCCGTCGGCGTTGAAAGACAGCCATGGTATATGTTGAAGGGTCGTTTCATAGGGTGCCGACGGAGGGAGTCGAACCCTCACGCCTTTCGGCCACACATTTTGAGTGTGCGTTGTCTACCGTTCCATCACGTCGGCGTTGTTGACAGCGATCCTCGAGTCCTTCACCAACAGTCGTGAGTGTAATCTTCGATCACACACAAGCGTCCGTCTTCGTCGACGGCATAGCGAAGCTTTGAACCGAGGAGAATGAGCTCCCGGTTCATGGCATCGACCTGTGCCTGTGTCACCTTCCTACGAGCGTGCTTGACTTGCTTCTTCATTCGAGCGTCATGTGGGACTTGAACCCACGCAGATAGATTGGAAGTCTACCGTGCTACCACTACACCAATGACGCAAACTCATGCGGCGATGTCGCCGTTCAATTGGATCGACAGAGCTAAATATCTGCCGAGGATGTTGGTCGAATCTTCGAGGGCGGCCCTCTGGTGACTAAAGGCGAAGTGACTGACGACCGCGTTCCCAACTATCCACAGGGGCTTGAGCAAGGTCTCCGGGATCCGGGTCGTCAGTTCAACCTCATCCCGCGGGCCCACTCGTCCACCGAAGGTCTGAAAGTTCTCTCCAGACCATGCCATGGTGCCCACCCGTTGACGACCAGTGATGTAGTGAGAGTCGAAGTAGGTACTCTCGATGTCATTGATTGAGATGAGGTCGAGGATCTGACGGTGCAGGCCGACGGCGAAGTCGCCTGAAGTGCAGGCGAAGGGACACCGCGGATTACCCGTCGAGTGACCAAACTTGTCGTCGAAGGTGCCTCGGTCCTGCAGGATCTGGCTGGTGTATGGGATGTTGAGGACGTTGCCCACGCAGGCAAAGTTGGTCTTCTCGCGCGCAATGACGTTGGCGAAGATGTTGGTGAAGAAGTCGGGGTGCACGTAGCAGATGTCGTCATCGACCTTGACGTAGAGGGTGTTGGACTCGACACAGTCACTGTAGAAGCGATACACTGAGTTGTTGTATTGATAGTGGTCACGTGACGCATCGTAGAGCAACTTGTCGAGTGCGCCTGCGGCATAGGCTCGCTTGATCTTGGGGTGCGTCTGTTCCATGCGAGCGAAGTAATCGAGATCAGACTGTACGTCAGTGTTGACCCACAGCTTGATCTCATCAATGACCTGCGAATTGCGCGGTGACAACAGGTACGGGAGCAACACTCGCAAGTAGCGATAGCGCCCCGCCGGGATGCAGACCACGACACGTCGACCCTGGAACATGTGTTGATATTACACTCTTGAGCGGGTGATGGGGATCAAACCCACGATCTCGACGCGGGCAACGTCGCGCATTATCACTCTGCTACACCCGCAGTTCTGTTACAGCTCTCTCGCCAAGTCGTACTGCTCCTTCTTGAGGAGTTCGACGGCGGCATCCCCGACGTAGCACAGTTCTTCATTGTCCACGTCGAGCAGCAATTGCTTGATCTTGAGGGCCCGCTTGCGCGCTCGTTCGAGCGAAGTGGGATTGCGTCCTTCGAAGATGTTGTCCTTCATGCACATCAGACACATGGTCTTACCTATCCTTCTAGTGGTGTAAAGCGGCGCTTATTACCGCTTGACTAGCGGCCAGTCAGGCGCGTTGGAGTTGTATGCGGTGTCGAGCGACACCTTGGGAAACAGTTCACAGCTCATCATGTACTTGGATCGCACCGTGAATTCGATCTTGCGACCGCATCTCGGGCACTCGTGTTCGTAGACGCCGGGTTGAAACACCATCATCGACGGTGGGTTGTGTTCCGGGTCGGTGCAGGTGCGAAATTCCTCGACGTCCCTGATCTTGCGCGTTGGCATACAACTTCTCCGAGGAACGGGAGGGATTCGAACCCCCGGACCCTTGCGGGCCTCCTGTATTCAAAGCAGGTGCGATAGGCCGCTCTGCCACCGTTCCATGTATCTCACTACTTCTTGTGCTTCTGATTTTTCTTGCCGCCTTTCGTGGGCCGCTTGTGAGGCTGATACGCTTCCGGGTGCTCCTTGGCAGTGTGGGTGTGATAGCACCCAACGCATACGACGGTGGGACACTTGAGACACACCCACGCTTCAGAACCATCGTGGACAGGACCCCTGACAGGGGCACTGTTCTGCTCGATTGGCTCACTGCAATTGGGACACGAAATTTGCATGTTATTTGCGCGGAAGTGGTGCGATTCGAACGCACGGATCCCGTGAGGGATCACCCGGTTAGCAACCGGGCCTCGTCAGCCTCTTGAGTACACTTCCAAATTACCACAGTCAATTCACGGTTACACCGTTCTAGATCAACTTGAGGTTACCGACAATCCGATCGAGTTCATCTGCGGTGCAAGGGCCAAAAGCAGCACATGTCAGCGTAGGCGCACCGTCGACGTCAATTGAACTGGTGTGGACTTCGACGTCAGCGAGATCAGCCTGAAAGATCAGGTCATGTAGCGCATCAGCACTATCACAGCCCACCACACTAGAAAGCGACCCTGACATCAACCATTCTGCTTCGGCAGGCGACAACTTCACCATGATCTCATCGCCACGTTCAGCCTCGTTATTATCGACCAAGAACTGCATCGATGCTAACGCAACTTCTTGTGCCAACTCACCCCGCTTCATGTTCAGGTCGCGTCGCACAACGATGACTTGTTTAACGTCACTCATAGTTTCCTCCGGATTATCAAAGAACGCGCTAACGACCAGAGACACAGCGTCTCGTGCTGGACTTAAACCAGCTATGTTGGGTCGTAGAAGGGCATGCGAGTGCATGTGGCCTACTCTAGTAAGTAGGCCACATGCCCATCGTGTACCTCACCGCCTGACTTTGTCCCCGGACGACGGGATACCTTCGTTGTTTACTTGCCGCAGGCGACGTCACAGTCGCTGTGACACGCCACTTGCACGGTGATGCACGTCGTGTGACAATCATCACAGTCTTTGCTACCACCGAAGTAGTGATCGTCGCAATCCTTGGTGCAGATCGTCAAGGTGTCGTCGCAGTCATTGTAACAGACCTTGGCGTCGGTGCCCGCATCCTTGGGCTTAGGTGCGTCGGTCGATGCATCCTTGGGTGGCGAGGCATCGCTGCCGGCGTCATGGCCACCGTCGGGCACGTTAACGTCGTTGCTTGCATCGGGACAGGGAGTCACATCGGGCCCTGCATCGTGCACGTAACCTGAAGAAGAGCCGCTACCACTTGAACTCGACGAGCCACCGCTAGATGACGACGAGTTAGCACCCGAAGAGGAGCTAGAAGAGCTGCTCGAAGAACTGGCTCCAGACGAAGACCCGCTGCTCGACGATGACGACATGCCAGCGTCAGGGCAAACCACGGCGCCCGACGAAGATCCGGTGCCGCCAGAAGACGATGACGGCCCGCTCGAAGAGGAGGACGATCCACCCGATGAACTGCCACTCGACGATGCCGAAGCGTCGTCGCTAGCGACGTCTCCACCCGCATCACCAACGTCGGTGGGCGGAAAGATCGAACTCGAGGCACTGCACCCGGCGATGAGGGCGAGACAGAACAGGATTGACAGGTTGCGCGTTTTCATGTAATTCCTCACTTGACCGATGAATTGGTGGTGTTAAAGCTGACGTCGAACTCGACGCGGCGATTGCGCTCTTTGCCTTCTTGGTTGGTGTTGGCAACGAAGGGGCGATCGGGGCCGAAGCTCTCTGACGTCAGGCGACTGGCATCAACGCCGTGATCGACGAGGTACTTGACGACGGACGCGGTGCGTTTGGCCGCAAGGGCCACGTTGTGCTGGTAGTTGCCGTCGGGGCTAGCGTGGCCCTCGACCTTGACCGTCATGAAGGGATCGGCCGTCATCTTGTTGATGAGGGCGTCGACCTTGTCGGCCTGTTCCCAATTACGAATCACGGCGCTGTCCCAATTGAAGTAGACGCGCTCAGTGAACGTCTCGGGTGCCGCGGGCTGCACTTGGGTATCGTGCACGTAGACGATGCGCTCGTCCTTGATGGTGCGAGTGGTCGTCTTGACGACCTGGTGCACGGGAAAGTCAAAGTTGACGCTCCAGCCCACCTGAAAACTGTTGTAGTCGCGACCGTCGAGCAGGGCGACAGTCGGTGAGTCGGTCTGCGACGTTTGGAACGTGTGCACGTAACCGACGAAGGGACCATTGCTGGCGACATGTGCATCATCAGTGAACACGTCAATGCCTAGGCGGATGCCAAACGAAGGTCGGTTGAGTTCCCCCGTACGAGCGTACGACAGGTTACCTTCGAGCCACGGCGAGACGCTCGCATCACCGCTTCGATTACCTTGCAATCGTGCGGCCACGCCCAATTGCCAGAGCACCCCCGCATTCTCATTGGTGTTCGTCGAGCGAGGCAGGTATGCACCTTCAACTGCGGGCCCAAGTGCGAAGTTGGGTGACAACGCAAAGAGCAGTTCGGTGTTGAGCGACACGCCCGGGTTGTACACCAGCGTCCCCTGCGGAGGGGTGATGGGTACTTCAAGGCCGGGGAGCATGTGCAGTGAAAAATTTTCAGCGCGTGCTGTCGATGAAAGACAGGCGATGGTTGCAGCGCCCGCCAGTAGCAGGAAACGTTTCATTGTTTAGCGTCCTTTCAGGGTAAATGAACTTGAGGTCCACTATATACGGCTCACGCACATGTGAAAAATCTGGCCCAAATGGCCATCAACACCGTGCGCAATTGTACCTCAGGCTCCACTGTACCATCACCCCGAAAGATCTACAACAGAAGTGCTCCCAGTGGGATTCAAACCCACATTGCTCCGCTTAGAAGACGGACGCCTATTCCTTCGGCCACAGGAGCATGGTCTCCACGGAGTGATTCGAACACTCGACGTTCGCCTTAGGAGAGCGACATTCTGTCCTCTGAATTACGTGGAGAAGTGTAAGAGCTTTCACCTACTACCAACCGCCGGTTGGCACATCGTCAGTTACTCACTCTCACGTCGACATTCATCGCGCACTTCCATGATGATGCGCCCGAGCCAGTTCTGACCCACCCCCTTGCACACACCGTAGAAAGTGTCATTCCACGTGTTACCCTCGATCAACGTGGCGTCTTCCGTCGCCAGCAACATTGCCCTAAGCAGTGGGTTCTCAAACTTGCGCCTGATCAAGTCACGCATCACGTCCAGCTTTCGTTGTTCCCAGTCGGCGGGCAATTGCACCGCATGGCCTAACTTCTTGGCGATGCCAGGTGACTTGGCCTCTCGAATCAACCGTTTTGTCGTTGGGTCGCTTGCTTTGGCAGCCTGATAAGCGTGCTCAGCGCTCTTATAGCGCTCACCGTCGACCCAAATTGACGCCTCGTGAAAGTTGCTGAGGAAGCCAAACTCAAAGCGAAAGCTGTCAATGACAGGTGGCGGCACTCGCTCTGGTGTTTGAGGCTGTCTCCATGAGCTTGACGAGCTCGTCGTTGGTGGCTGCATTGAGCTCTTCTTGTCGTTGCTGTTCACGTTGTTCCTCCACGAAGACTTTGTCATTGGCAAAGTGGTACAGCGCTACGAAGCCGCGTGTGTAGGTGGCGAGGTCGGCCTCGAAGTAACCGCACTTCTTCAGGCTGGCGGCTGCATCGACGGGATCACCCGCATCGAACCGACGCAGAGCGGTTGCACACCGCTTGACGATCTCCCAGTACGCTGCAGCCCCATCGACGAAAGTTTCATGGTGACGGTACCAGTGGCCATCGCCGCGGTTGTAGTAGGTGGGTTGATCCTTCGCCGTGGTGCCGACGTTGCCCAAGTTGTGGTTGTAAGTGTACTTGCCGTGACCATTCTCAAAGGCGACTTGGCCCCATGCCATGGCCAATCGCTCGCGTGACGGCAGCACTCCGAACGCCTTGACGTGGCCGTCGCGCAGGGCGCTCAACAGCTCAACGCGCGTCATCGGCGTGCGCACCGTCGGCATCCTCGGGTGCGTTGACTTGCGTGGATCGGCCCACGATGGGTGCACCATGGCGATCAATTGGGTGGCAACGACGGTCACAACTGTCAACAGTTTTTTCATCGGTGACATGGTCAAATCCTATGGCCATTAGCGCCCGTTGTTTCATCACTTTGCGGTGTACACTGTGTTTTAGCGGCTTCGATCTGGTCGGTGAGCTCGCGCAGCGCGATCATTAGCTCTCTAATTGTCTGTTCAAGGAACGTGGAGCGGCGCTTGTGCCACATCAATGCACGCCGGAGTTCGCGAGCTTCACAGCGACAACCACCGTTGGTGGCCATGCCCGTCGGTTGACGAACGATGCACGAATTGTCGCCGCAACCCGCACAAGGCATGTCGCCCGTGTCTGCTCGCGAAGAGGCCAGCATCTTGCGTAAAGTCGCGACTTCACGCTCTAATTGCTCAACACGCGGGTTAGTGCGTGCCATCGTCACTTCTCCGGGTGCCGTGCGTACCACTCGTCCAGCATCATGCGATAGACGCGCATGTTGGGCCGGTAGCGCGGGTTGTCGAAGATGACGGCATCGCTGCCATTGAGGATCTTGTGCAAGGCCGCAGCCGTGGCCGACGACCGACTGATACCAGCGGTGCAGTGAACATTGATGCGTTCTGCACTCGGGTGTGCCTCGATGAGGTCAATGACTTTCTTGGCGTCTGACGACTGGCAGAAGTGTTCATCCGGGATCGCGGCGGCATCGAGCTCGACACCGGTGGGTTCAATGATGACGCCGCCCGGGCGGTGGTCGAGGTCCCAGAAAAACAGGTCGACGCGGCCCAAGGTGCCACGGTGAGTGCGGATCTTGGCGGGCGGTTCACCCGGACAATTGATCGACACGATGAGGTGCGGCACGTCGGGTGGATCGGCGTGTTCGATGGCGTACCTGCTGTAGATGACGATGTCCTTCATGGTTTCATACCTCAATTCCCGTGACGATGCCGAAGACGTTGTCCGGCGTCGCCCAACCGTTGATGTGGCCGCGATTGTTGCCAATTTGGTAGCGACCATCGGCACCGATCGCGTGGACGAGGTGCAGCCACTGCTTACCGTCGACCTTACACAGGACGATGTCACCGACCTGTGCCTCACCCAATGCGCACGGTGCGACGGTGACCAGCTGGCCGCTCTCGATGCGAGGTCGCATGCTGTTGCCCCGCGGGCGAAACCTGATCGTCTGGCCCGCCTTCAATGCTTCCACGTGGTCCTGTGTGCCGTCCTGCATTCTCCCATTCTACTCCAGACACTCATCACATTGCACTTCGTTGCGGCGATGGGATTCAAACCCACTACGTAGCGCTTATGAAACGCTTGCCTTTCCATCGGCCTCACCGCATCGCGCCCGCTAGGTTCACTTGAAAGGCAGTGTGCGACATGTGGTCGTTGTTGTCACCGTCACAGCATCCCTTAGGGGAGGCCCACGCATAGTTACTGAAGCGAGAGTGCTCTTGGAGGGAGTCCAACCCTCACGTCCTTTCGGACACCTGTTCCTAAGACAGGCGCGTGCTAGCATTTCGCCACAAGAGCGTACCCATGGTCAGAGTCGAACTGACAACATCTGGTTTCGAAGACCAGCGCTCTATTCCATTGAGCTACACGGGCGTGCCGTCGGAGGGAGTCGAACCCTCAAGCCTGTACGGGCGTCACGTTCTGAACGTGGTGTGTTTGCCTGATTTCACCACGACGGCGTCTTCACTCTTCTGTTGCGACCTTCAGGGACTTGCCCCTGACGAGCTTGAGCTCATTGACGAAGACTAGCGTATTGACAACTCCAACGTCTCCCATGGGGTATCTCACCATCTCGTGCTGCAATTTTTCGGAGAGCGGCTCAGAGAGGCCCGTGTCAGCGCTCGGGCCGTCAACCACCACCGCCACGTCAATGTCAGAGTCTTCCCGGAACATCGCCTTGTCGAGGACGGACCCCACGACGTAGACGGCGCGACACGGGCGCATCAACACGTCACGGGCAGTGTCGCGGATGAAGGCGGCGTTGTGCTTGACATCGTCGATCGCCTGCTTACGGTACTGCTCGAGCTCTTGGTTCACTTGGCCTCCAACACGGCAATGATGCGCTGCGAGGCACGCTGGTACTTGGTCAACCGTTGCTTGTCGCTGTCAGTGGGCTCGCGGCCCAAGCGCTTGACATCGCTGTTGTCTTCGAGGTCAGCCAACTTCACCTGCATGGCGTCGCGGTTACCCGAGGCGATGATGCGGTCAATGAAGGCATCGTAAGTTTCACCCGGTTGCTTGCTCAACAGCGCGACGGTGGCGGCGCGCCGCGGGCCGAACTCCTGCTGCACGTCGTCGAGCGTCAGGGGCGTGTCCTCGACGGTGTCGTGAAGAACCGCAGCGATCGCCACGTCCTCGTCGTAGCCCTTTGACAACACCGACCTCATCACGCGGAGCGGGTGACCGATGTATGACGCACCGCCCTTGTCACGCTGGTCCTTGTGCAGCTCGGTCGCCAGAGCGACTGCCCGATCGAGTGTTGACTGACCAGCGACTTCACTGATCAACATGCGTAGGTTGCCGTACTTGATTTGCATGTGCCGTCGGAGGGAGTCGAACCCTCACGCAATGAAGCATCGGCCTCTCAAACCGACGAGTCTACCATTCCTCCACGACGGCGTGTCTCATAAGTATCTCGGCGCGGCGCAAAAGTCACACGTGCCAGAAGTAGAACGCAGCGATCATCGCCCACAGGAACTTGCACCCCAAGTGCAGCGCCTGATCGACGTGGATCGAGTACTTGCCCTCACACTTGAAAAAGTCGATCCACCAGTGGGCAACGAGCTCGGTCAACCCAAGACCTACCGAGTTAGTGATCAGGGCGACACCGAGGGCATGGCACAGCGCGTGTGCAGTCAACCAATACGGCCAGGGCACGTGCTTCTGGAGCTCGGTGGTGCTGTGCCTGTTCTTCTCACGGGCAACGGCGTCGCCTTGCAGGGGAAAGTCGAACAGTGCGTGTGAGGCGAACAGGTAGAAGAGTAGCGTTAACATGCGTGACCCCAGCGAGACTCGAACTCGCGTGACCTGAGCGAAAATCAGGCATCCTAGCCGCTAGAAGATGGGGCCGTTACGTGTGAGAAAAGGGGATCGAACCCTCACTTGTCGGGCCACATCCGACCGTGCAGACCACTACACCATTCCCACCACACGCCCGCGTTTTGTGTAGGGAACGCGGAACCTCTTGGGCTCGCGAGCCCCAAGTCTGTGTTCCTCAGTTGAGGTCGTGCTGGTGACGTTGATCATCAGTATCGTCGTCATCATGGCGACTACGTTTGCGATCGGCAGCGTCGTCGTGCTGCTTCTTGTAGAGGACGATGCCTGCAACGACGGCGATGACGATGGCGGCGATCTTGAGCTTGTTTTTCCACATGGCAACACTGTACACTACGCTATCGCACATGTGCAAGGGGAGCCGACGGTGGGAGTCGAACCCACAATTATGTCCCAATACAAATGGGCGGCCATGCCAATTAGGCGACGTCGGCGAATTTGCGTTTCACTTTCGCTTCCGAATCGAACGGAATCTTCCCGCTTACAAGACGGGTGTGCTCACCAATACACTAGCACACCAGTTACTACGCGTAACCTCGGAGGGAGTCGAACCCTCACGCCCGAAAGCAGCTCGTTTTAAGCGAGCCGTGGCTGCCATTACACCACGAGGTCGAGCTAACGATGGGAGTCGAACCCACTTTAGACCAGTATACCAAACTGGTGCATTTCCTCAAATGCCACGTCAGCAAAATCGTCGTTCACCTGCACCCAGTGGGATTTGACACCCACAACGTTGCCAGCCTTTTTGTCGGCCCGCGTATGCTTCCGCCATGGGTCACGGTGTTTTGGCACCGATGGTTACTTGACTTCGAGACGACGGTGGGAGTCGAACCCACATGTATTCACGAAGGTTGCAGCTTCGTCGCTAGCCTTTGGCGTTCGTCGTCAGGTGCTTGACCCTGAGTTATTGTTTGACTTGTTGCTGGTGGCCACCCCGCGTCGGGCACCGTAACTCCGTTTGCCCTTGTTATTAGCGGGCTCCATGTCCGTCAGCGGTCGATCCTCTGCGTCATCGCGTGAGTTGGGACCCTTGGGTAATTTGAGGTCGCCGAGGTCGGTCGGGTTCTTGTCAGCCAACCGATCGGGCACGCCGTAAACGTGGGTGATGTCTTTGGTGGGCCATCCAAGCGTACCTGCAGTGGCCTCGCGGATGAGGCGGCGAAGCTCTGACAAGCGGATCTTCATGGAATAAGTAGGTGTCCACCCAACAGGAATCGAACCTGTCCCTCTGGATCTTCAGGCCAGCGCGCATACCAACTACGCCATGGGTGGATTGGAGCAAGCGCTCGGCTGTTCGCCGATGCGGTACCACACGCTTGCGAGCCGACGAAGGGATTCGAACCCTCACAGGGCACCGTACGAAGGTGCAGCCCACCATTGGGCGACGTCGGCAATCGCGTTGTTCTGCACAGCACCATTCAGGTTCAAACGTCATTGGCGTCAATTCGCCTGCCACGACTCCCTAATACGTGCGCCGGGGGTTCTACCGGGACCTTTTGGAGATGCCACAACGCGGTCTGTGCAGCGGGAGTCGAACCCGCGATCCCTCCGCCCCGAACGGAGTGCGATACCACCTTCGCCATGCACAGGTATGAGAGACGGGACTCAAACCCGTGACATCCGCAGTGTGGAAGCGGCGTTCTGTCTCTGAACTACTCTCATAAATTCTCACAGTTCTCACCTCGATTGGCGTCAGGCAAAGTGCCCGCACAAGTCGCAATGTCCGTTATCACGGCAATAGAGGCGACGAACTCGAGGATCGCTGTCAGTCAGGAATGCGTGAGTCGAACACGCGTTGCTCGCGCCCAGAGCGAGTGCCTCACCACTAGGCTAATCCCTGATGTGGTCTTCTTCACTTCTTCTGTCGGGCTGTCTCCGCCCGACCCTGCCGCTTTCAACCCCTGAGGGGACGCGGCGATCGGAGCGGAAACAGGTGTACCAACGTGGACGTCGGGCAACCGACGCTAGTGCGCCGTTCCCCTGTCATCCCTGTTGATAATCTGTTCATAATCATGACTGATCTCGCTTCGAGTGAATTCGTGATCCCAACGGGACTCAAACCCGTGTTCTCACCGTGAGAGGGTGGCGTCCTAGTCGCTAGACGATGGGACCGTCTATACTAGAGTATCTGGTTCAACGCACAGTGTACACACAATTGCCGAACTTAAGCTGAGGGGCCATCACCCGTTGACTTCGAACCCGATATTTCAAGCTCGGCCTTCTTTATCCTACGCAGGACGTCGAGGGCATCAGTGGCCTCATTCATGATCTTGACCATCGTCCACGCCAGCGCCGTCATGATCAGGATGAGCATGGGCTTCGTCCCACCCGCGAATAGCTGACCCACCACGCCGAACATGATGATCATGGCCCAGACTATCCTGACATACAGCGGGTACTTCATCATCACCTTCTGAAGCTTAGTGGGTTGCTGGTCACTTGGTTGCATCATGGTCAACTCCTGTGGTATGGGTGGATGAAAATTCGGGCGTCAGCTTTACGGTGTGAAGCAGCACGCACAGCCAGTACGCCGCGTACCAACTGATGGGATGAAACATCGGGCACGCATGGACGAGGCCATAATTCCAGCCGGCCCAAATGAAGGGTGTGATGAAAAAGGCAAAGATGAAGGTGTAGACGATGAGATAAGCGTAGAAACCGACGGGGTTATGAAACAGCTTCACCACTACATTCTACCTCATTCAATCACGGTGTTCATGTGCGCATTATCTTCTTGCGCGCGGAGCAACCTTCTTCGACAAGAACGCGTTCTCGTGGGACCGACGCGTATCATCCTCTCGCATGTGGAGCAACCCCTTGTCAAGTGCACCGAGGGGCAACCACGTCAATATCCCATCGGCTAGTGCTATCAGCAGGTGGATACCCCCGATGGGTACCCACTGCTTCATCACCGATGACCATGTGTGTTCATTACGAAGGACAACACTACCATCGACATTATACGCCCACTCGAACAAGTCACCGGGTTTCATCACACTTCGCAGTGATTGAGCACGTCGCAGTAGAAGCACTCGTACTCGCCGCTGGCACCGACCTTGACCTTGACGAGGTTGATGCCGTCCTTGTCACGACGCGGCTTGTCAATGACGTGGATCACGCCTCCCGACGCCATTATCCTCGTGCGCCCCGACAACAGCAGGTGTGGATCGAGCTGTAATTCATGGCCCGGGCGTACACTTAGCACCGCGCCCGGGACAATGTCTGCACGCTTGGGTTTCATGGCCGTCACCTCCACGCCCCCTTCATCTGTTCTTCCTTGGTCAAGTTGATGACCAACTCACTGGTAGAAAAGTTGAGCTTGCAACCTTGGCCCAAAACCCAGGCGCGCTTGATGCGGCTCGGGCCCGGCGCGGGTGCTTGCCCATCGGTGCAGATGATCATGCCGTCCCAACGCCCCCTATTCTTCGGGTCATTGACAATGTTGGTCGGTGCGTCGAAGTTGGTGCCACCGCCCTTGACCCGCTTCAACTTGGGCCGCGTGCCCTTCTTCCACTCGTACAGGTCCTTGGGACCCGCGTCGCAGTCGAAGTGACACAGGGTGATGCTGGTCTTCTTGGTCAGGCCGTCGAGCTCGGCGAAGAACATCTCCAGCATCTCATCGCTGACCGAGCCCGACTCGTCGAGAGCGACGAACAGCTTGGCGGTGTAACCGCGTTTGACGCCCGGGTGGATGTAGGGATAGCGCCGGTTGATGCGCTTGATCGACGTCGACCGCTCGCCGCGGGTGATGCTGCCGATGAACTGGCGGAGGACTGCGCGCCAGTCGATGATCTTGCTGATCGACCGCCTGATCTCGGCCTGCAGCTCGGCCGGAATGTTGCCCCAACCGTCGGCCTGCCCGTCGGCGTGGCGCACTGCCTTTTCAACGATGCCCTTGACCTTGCTCTCGACGTACTCCCGCATGTCTTCCGGGACGCCGTCCCAACCGTCGTGGCTGTCCATGGTGCCGATCATGTACTCGTCGCCTTCGCCACCATTCGGTCGCTTCTTGCACTCCTCGAGCAGCTTGTGAAAGTACCACTCCGACGCCATCAGCGGCGGGAACTTCTCGATCAGGTCACACAGCCACATCGTGGCTTCCTGCTGCGCGGGCTTCAACTTGGCGAATTTGATCGGATCGATGTAGGGTCGCTGGCCCGGCACTAGGCCTTCCTTGGGCAACGCCCGCAGCACCTGGCCCGGCTCGGCGTTCTTCGGCGCGCCGGCGTGGGTGACGATCAGTGAGTTGATGGCACAGTCGGTGGCGATGTTGTGCTTGTCATCCGGGTGGCGCCGGCGTGCCGACAGGTGACCGAAGATGATGTGATCCATCTCGTGGACCAGTATTCCGCGTGTCTCCAGGTTGGTCAGGCTCTCACGCTTGATGAGCTCACCCTTGCCATCGTTACCGTGCGGATCGGTGTACTCGCCACCGCCCATGAAGACGGGGTTGACGTACATGATGATCTCGTCTTCCTTGGGATCGAAGGTGACGGCGGCCGTCGGAATGTCGAGCGTGAAGCGCTTCTTGACGTGGCGACTGATGCTAGCATAGAACGCACAATCTTGGAGGAACGGCAGTATGTGACGCGACAGGTTGTAGTCCGTCGCACACTCTCTCCATTGGCCACCCCCACCGACGTGTTGCTCCGCCATCACCGTCTTGCCGTCGTCCTTAGATTTGTCCGTCATGGTCTGATCCTACCTTCGTGGGACGCACAGTTGCACTGCTCAAGACTTCGTCGCCTCGTCGTGTTCCTGCAAGAACATCATGGGCAACACTTCGTTGTTCAACGTCGCCAGGGTCTCGGGTTTCAATGCACGCCAGTCAGCCTTGACCAAGGCATTGACGATGCGCTGCTTGCATGCGCCGCAGGTGACATTGTAGAGCGACTGCGTCGTCCTGGCGGCACGCTCGACGTCGTCCGTCCACCTGTTGAAACCCTCGCAGTCGGTGAACCTGTGGATCTTTTTGGTCGCCATTGTCCCTCTATCCTCTCGCCGCAAACACGCACCCAACCACGATGCCCACCACGATGAAGGCGATGAACCAACCCAGGGTGATCAGCCCGGCAAAGCACATGGCGAACACGCTCCAGAAGAAGCCCCCGCCCACCGCGCCGACCCAACTGCCAACGAAGTATTTGAACCCCTTCGGGAATGCAAGCCACAACACCGTCATGATCGCTGCAATGCCGATGAGACCCATGGTGATTACCTCCGTCCTCTCCTCGTGGCACACTCGAGGACGTACGCCTTCATGGCGTGAAAGTGACTCTCGAACCCCTCGCCGGCGTCGTTTGCCACTTCCACCCACTTCTCGAGGCTGTCAGCCTCTGCACGCAGCGACCGAGCCTCGCAGAGGACGGCGTCGGTGATGATGCGCTTGACGGTGGGGGTGAGCTTGGTCATGATCAAATCCTACCACGGTCGCAGGCGAACGGTCGCAGGCGAACTTGCACTTCACGCCCGTGCCTTGAGGTTTCCCGCCGCGACCCAGGTGCCGTCCGACTTGCGGTCCTGCCACTTGTCGTCATCCTTCAACAACACCCGTCCACTGTCAGACACGAAGGCGACGGTGCCCACGGTGCCGACTTTGACCTTGCGGCCTTTGGCAACCACCATCTGCTTGCCGATGACGGGGCGGTTCCGCTCGTCGTCGGCACGGGCCTTATCGAGGGCCACGCGTCGGGCCTCAATTGCCGCCTCCTTCGCCTGCGCTTCATTGGCCTGAATCTTCAACCACGCCTCGAGGTCCTCGAACAGCTCCGGGATCGCCAAGGCAAGGACGTCGACTTTGGGCGTCCTTGCAGGTGACCCGCGCCAGACGAAGAGGTTGGTGCAGTCGACCCACTTGAAGCGATCTTTGGGCTCGACGGGCTGCGTGTGTTTGACGTCACGAACCCAATCGAGTGCTTCTACTTCACGGCCCACCCAGACCAGCGCCTCAGTGACCGTCGTGCTGCGAAAATCGCTGTAGTCAAGGGTGTCGCTGTGGTTGCGACTGGCGGTGTAGGTGCGTACCTTGACGACCCGACCCTCGAAGGTTAGCTCTTCACGGGGGTGCTCAACGCCACTGGCATCGCGCTCTTGGTAGACTTGCTTGATCGGCATGATCTAATCCTACCAGGATCGAGGTTGAACTTGCACTTTAGTGCCGGGCGGGAGTTGCGAACTCCCCTTCAGTGTGTCCAGGGCGTCCCCCGGCAAACTACGGCTTCGCCGCTTACCAAGCGTTGGCAGGTGGTGGGTTCCCTACTCTCGTGCCTGCGGGGTATTATCGAACCCCACGGGGAACCGCCTGGCAACGCTGGCGTTTTGCCACCACTTGAATCAATCTTACCACGGTCGAGGGCCGACTTGCACTGTCCTCGCAATTATACCCGGAGTGTAATTGTCCCCCACTTGCCTGTCGTCCTCCCGGGCATGCCTAGGTACCGCCCGACGGCCCACCGAATGGCCCAGGACGCTCAAACACGTCGAGGAGGTAGGACAACCCCTTGAGAAGTCGAGGGCACCGACGTGTCGGTCACCTTCAACGTTAGAGTGATGACCTTGCTGCCCCGGCGCATGCTGTAGGTGTGTCCGTCGTGACGGGTGAACTTCATCGACTTGTCGCCGATCGCACCGAACTCATGATTGAAAGTGACGAGGCCGTATTCTAACCACTCGATGAAGCTGACGATGTCGCGTTGTTCCTGCGCGGCGGGTGACTTGTTGGCCATGTGCGCTCCTTTCATCCTCAGGGCTTCGCCTTGTCCTCTTCCTTCGCCAACTGCACGTGCAGGTCGGCGATCTTCTTGGTGCTACGTTCGGCGAGCAGTTTCTCGGCCTTGTCGACGACACAGATGATGACGTGATCGACCACATCGACCACACCGTCCGCGCCCACATCGGCCCGCTCAGTCACGTCGAGCGTGTTGGCGTGATCCTTCAACCTCGCCAAGACGTAGGGCTGCACGTCAGCCATGGCACCCGACTTGTTGGGGGTGCCGTTGTTCAGCGGGACGAAGGTCAGATTGATCTGGTACCCCGGCAACCTGTCGAGCAAGTCACGGCACTTTTTCTGTCGCTCTTCCATCGTCTCAGTCTCCTTCGCCCGTAACACCCGGTACACGTGTGCCGCCAACAGCCTATGTGGGGTGTTGTCAACGTCCTGTAGCTTTAAATAGCGAGCCAAACGTCGCAGTGCCTCGGGATCGGTACGACGCAGTGACCACTTCGTGATCACTGCGACTTGCGAGCACCCTTCAGGTAGACCGTCAGCGCCTTGTGCAGCGCTTCTGCATCGACGGGTTGCAGCGCGAACTGCACCGTCCGCGCCGGGTTGTAGCGAGGTTGCAGCGAGAAGGCGAATTCGCCCGCTGACACATCGTTCTTTGCCACTGTCACTGTCTCGCCGTGGTTGACGAGGGCCATCGAAACCGTTCGAACTGTCTCTTCTTGCGTCATGGCTTAAGTCTACACTTGAACTGGAGAGGTTTACACCTGTGGGTGCTAACAAAGTTCCCACGACGACAGCGACGGAGCGTTGAAGCCTTCATCGTACCACCGCTCAGCGTCAGCGCACATGCGACGGGTGGCGCAATTGAGGGCGCGCCGATGGCGACGGTTGGCGATGCGCTTGTCTTGGCGACGGCTCTTGTAGCCGTAGCAGACGAGACGACGAGCGTCGCGACAATTAAACTGTACTGCAGGATGCGTGGCGATCATTGTAGGCCCCTCCTCAGGGTGCACTACAGTTCCGCGTGCTGTTCCTTTACGGTGTACCGTGTCATCGTCATCACCCTGTAAATATCAGCCTCGGCGAATTTTCCTGATGTTGGCCCGCAACCGCCAGCTCAACATACCAGCCTTGTCACCTGTCAACTGTCGCACCCTCACGTAGGCAGGTTGTGACTTGCGGCCACCACTAGAGAGTGGCACTATGAATGAGGTTTTCACCACGATGAATTGTTCGCCGGGTGCATGGGTGCCATTAATGACTGCGTCCTCGCCACCGGGAATGCCAGCAACGTGGGTGACGATGTCGCCGACCTCGAGCCCATGGTGCCCACGTGACAACCACCATACCGTCAGGCCGATGATGCCCAGCGCGGTGGCGATGCGATACGCGTGCTTTGACTGCATCACTTCTTGGCGGGGCGCGCCGCGAGCTCGGCGGCCGAGAACGGCTTATCCTCGGTGGATTGATAGGTGAAGGGCACCACTTCCCAACTGGTCGGGATGTCGTGGTGGGCATAGGCCCTGGCGTCGTAGTCCCAGTCGCCTTGCGTTATCAACGTCAGGTGCGACTTCACCGAACCCACCGACGACCACGTCTTGCCACACTTCGTCCACTTCGGGCGGATGCCGCCAGTCGAGAATAGGCCCGTCGCGGTGTCGCGGATCTTGTAGACGGTGATGTTCACGTGTTGCTGCCTCTCAACGCCGTCGGCTTCCGCGTAAGAAGATAGATGGGCGTGTTGTCATCATCTGCAAACGTCACGTCGTCACAGTCACCGTCGAGGTTGATGACTGCATCGTTTTCGACTTTGGGTACACGTGGTCGAACGTTTGGCCGTGGGGGTGATTTGACTGACAGGAATGTTGACATTGGGCTTTTCTCCACTCACAGACGGAACTTTTAGTGGTTCACGAAGGCGACGACTCACACATCTGCTTCGTCATCGACGTCCTCTTCATCAGCCTCATCATCTTCCCCCGCGGCGTTGGCCTCGTCGAGCTCATCTTCACCCGCTTGAGGTAGGTAATCGAGGTCGCTCATCCACGCCTTTGAAGCCACGTTCCAGTGCCGGTGATCATAGATCGAAAACTCGATCAACAGCTTTCCCAATTCCAGCCAGCTCTTGAGGCCAGCATGGTCGCCCCGGGTATTGAAGCGCAGTGAGGCGCTAAGTCCACCGGTGGTCAGCGTGTCCCACTGGCAACCCAATTCGAGGGCTTTGTGAAATATTGGGCGTGTGTGGACATACAGGCTGTGATGTGTGTGGACTAACCGGATGAGGCGCATGGTGTATCTATGATCAGTCTAACACGTCGTGCATCACTCTTTCACAACGGCGACGTCTTTACATCCTCGTGTGCTGGTTTCGTACCATCCGAACGTCTCGCCATGGGCAGTCGTCATTGGTCGACTGGCGTTCCTCACGTGCCACTGATGGCCGCCCATGAGACCCGAGATGCAGTTCCCCGTCGACTTGCGGACGCAGGTTGAACCACCTTCGTTGACCACAAATTCATCGACGTTACCCGAAAGGTCGAAGACCCCGAAGTCGGAGTGACATCCCGGTTCAGAACCCGACAGCACCAAGAACAGCCGAATGGCCTTGCTCATGGGATCGTTGGGACGCTTGGCATGAAAGACATCGATGCCCTTCAGGTGCAGGGCCTGATACGCCGGGAGACCGTAGATGTCGGTGTAGTGGCGATCGAAGTTGCAGATGGTCTTGTCACGGTGATAGCCATCTCCGTAAGGCAGCGGGTGCATGTTCTTGCCCTCGGCGGCCAGCGTCCACTCCTTCGCAGTACACAGGCGCTTGCCGACGGCAGCGGTTGCCTTCTTGGCATCGAAGTAGGTCATCCAATCCTGCGGGACTTGTCCTTCCTTGTTCGGCCACTCATAGCGATCCATGCAGAAGTCCATGTGCTGCGTCTTGGAGAGGCAAACCGACGGGTTCTGGTACTCCCCGCAAGCCTTGTCCAGCGAACCTTTACCCGGCAAGCGTTTGCCATTGCTGTCGGTGTTGTACAGGCACACGATGCGTTCGTTCGGGCAGTACTCACCGTCAACCTCGACCATGTCGGCCGGGCACCGCCCAGGCACCAACGGGATCTGCTCGACTGGCGTCGTGCACGTTGCGTCCGAGCATGCAGGCGCAGGATCGCTGGCCTTCACATCGCGCTCGATGCTGACGGGTTCTCTCGTGTGTGTGGGCGCAGGAACGCGTGAGCAGGCGAACGTCGTGATGAATGACGACGTGAAGGCAATGAGGCCGTGGTGAAAACGCATGGTGGGGTGACGATCCTTTGACCCCAAAATAAGCCTCGCTGGTACAACTTTACAATGGCCTCGCGTCAATCGAATTCCAGTACCTCACCACCTTGTACGTGCAGCCCACCGCGGGCCACGCGAACAGCAGGCCGATCAGCGGGAAATCGTGGTTGAAGAAGAAGATAGCGATCAACGCACACACGACGCACCCGAACGCCTTGAACAGCATTCCGCTGGGGGAGCGAGATCTCGCAACGTTGTTGATGCCGTCTGCTGCGATGGCACAGGCGAGCGTGCCGGCGATGACGCTTGTAGGGGCCCGACGTGCCAACATCCAGTACTGCCACCTGAACCCGTTACGCATGATCCGATCCTAAGCCAGACATGGGCGGTGTTGCACCTCATCACCCGGGCGCGAGGGCCCAACGCGTGATGTTCCCGTCATCGTCGATGCCCAAGTAGTCGACACGTAGGGGTGCAGTGTACTTCTCGACGCGCGTCAGCCGCTGCCATCGCTCGTAAAAGTCCGTCGCCGCGAATACGCAGAAGTTCCGCACCTGCCCATCGACCAAGTACGGGCCCGTTGTCGACCCGTCGTGACGTGACCGCTCAATGCTCAACACCAGCGTGGCTCTGGCAAACATGTGACCGGGTTGTAGTTGAAATGACATCGCTTCACCTAAGGTGACTGCCACACCCACTTCACGATCACATCCTCGTCGTCGATGCCCACCAAGTCGCAATCGATGCTGCATGGTTGTCCGAGCGTCAGGCTCGACCACGATACATGGAAATCATCCATGTGGACTGCATAGAAATTGTGTAGACGCCCGTCCATCAACCACGTGCCAACAACCCGATCAGGTGATGAATGGTGGGAGACACTGACGATCAATGCGCCGGCATGCAAACGATGCGTGCCGCACTCAAACATGTGACC